TTGATAACTTCCATGATATTACGGTTCGCGATGTAAACTTTGGTTCCGATGGAAATGGTAAGTACGATTATATCTCTGACCAGCTATCACGTATTGCTTCTAAGTTTGACTGTCCGATTATCTGTACAGCAGAGTTCCGTAAGCTGAACGGGAACCGTCGTCCGAAATTGGATGACATTCGTGAATCGGTAAAGATAATTTACGAAGCCAAGGCAATCGTCTTATGTTATAATGAAGTTGGTTTAAGAGGACAGCAATCACAAATCTTCTGGACAGACCCTTCTACTCCAGATAAGCAACCTGTGTTTGAATGTCAAATCGGTAAAAACAAGTTTGGTAGTTTCAAAGGAAGAGTATTCTTTGAGTTTATGCCAGCGATGTCATACTTCAAGGAAGTTCCTGCAGCTGGTGCAGTGCGTTACAATCAAATGATATCGGGCTAAGCAATTAGCCCTTTTTTTCTAGGGAGGGCAAGATGAATTACAGACACGGTTTAAAGAGGGATAGAATCTATTGTATCTGGAAACAAATGAAGAACAAGTGTTACAATCCAAACAACAACAATTATCATCGCTATGGTGGTCGCGGCATTAAGGTATGTGACATCTGGTTAGAAGACCCTGTTAACTTCTATCTTTGGGCAACTGACACTGGATTTAAAGATGGATTGATGCTTTGCCTGATTGATGAAAGCGCAGACTTTTCTCCATGGAATTGCAGGTGGAGAACAAAGGAAGAGTTTCATTCCACAAAGAGACCAGCTATGCAGATTGAAATTGATGGTGTATCAAAGAGCCTTAAAGAATGGTCAGAGGTGTCAGGCATTAAGTATCCTACTATACAGGCCCGATACCGAAAAGGATTCAGGGGTAAAGATTTAATCCAGCCATTAATGAAATAGGAGTGTTGGTATGAGTAATAAAGAAAACTTATGGCGGCTGCAGGATGAAGAAGGGAAGCCCGTAGCAAAGAAGCCATCGCATGATGTGAAGTTTATGATGAAGAAAGCTGACGGTACATGGAAAGAAATCATGGGGATGCAGAGTATTAAAGCTGCAAACATTACAAGAAGTGTTGAGCCTATCCGTGAAGTAGGTTCTGTCAATCCTGTGCATAGCGTAACCGTGCCTGTTGACCTTACAATCAATGCAGACGTTATGACAGGCCCACTGACATTAAACAACAATGTTTATTGGAGCGATACCGTAGCAGATGCGACAAGAGACTATGCAAGGATAAATGCTGAAAGACTTGACCAGCGTATCCGAGAGGAAGTCTACAGGTATGCAGGCAGCCCATTCGTTGGGGCAGTTAATCCACAAAGGGAAAGTATTGAACAGACCATTCCAGATATCTTAACAAAGATAATGATGGAAGTTGACCGCTACCAAGCAAGGTATCATGACCGACCAATGTGGATTAGTCTGGACAGAGAGCATTATCGTTCCTATTGGTTAGAGGCGCGGAGCCGTGCAAGACAGATGCATACGACAGATGTTCATGAAATGCACTTTATGGGCCTTATGATTATCTGCAACGTCACACAGCAGGAACCAGTTATGGCATTAGGCTCTGCGATGCAAGAGGGTATAGAAGGAAGGTTATACCGTGAGTAATAAAAAATACAAAGCCCTGCTAGAGGGAAATGATTCTTCTACTGATGATAAGTTGGATGCTATCATGGTTATTCTAACCGATAATGCGAACGAAGCCCTGTCAGCAATCGGCAGTGAAGAGCAGGATTATTCCGCCGAGGTTATTAGCGGCGTACTACGGAAGCACGTCATTGAGAAATTCAAGGAGCTTGCTCCAGAGCTTGTAGAACGCTATGAGCTTTATGTTCATCCTAAGCAAGGCTTTATGGAACCTGGCTGGACAGTAAGAATATCATACAAGAGAAAGCCATATTGGGGCCGTCCTGTTGTTGCAAACTTCACTGACTATGCAACTACCCATATGCACACGGGAGCATCTATTCTAGACGGAACGGTTCGCTATGATGGGATGAGAAGTGTTCGTGATACCGTAGAACAAATCAGAGAAAGTGTTTATCAGACAGGTCTTAATACCATAAGGGATGGTGCAACGCAAGCAGCTTTAAGAAGACATATGAATGATACGCTTGGGAGCTTTATGGAGCGTGGAGATATTACAGGGTATCATGTGGAAAGCATTGAACGTGACATAGCACCGCGAGGTTATCCGTCTGAAATGTACACGGTAAACTTTACTGTCAGCCCAACTCAAGCATTGCAAAGAATTCAATTGAGTGTGAATATAAATCCGTAACATGGATATCATAATAGGGTAGTGTTCCTAAAGCACTACAACAATTTTGGAATGAGGTGTTTGTCGCAGACAAGTATCCGTTTTCCAATATTGCCTAAAATGTTCAAAGGAAAAGGAGAGCTTAATTGCTCTCCAATTTCTTTTTTATATCGGGTATCATTTTCGTTCCATATTCGTATCCAACCTGGTATGCCTGCATAGCTTTGTCGAAATCTAAGATGCCTATGTCAGTCATGTCTGGGTTCAATAGAATGACATTTTCTGTGTTGCTTAAAGAAAGGAATTCATTTTGCTCAATCATAGTAACGGCGGATTGTCCAAGAATATTGAAGATGCCATTTACTTTATTGTTAGCTGGAGTTCTTTGAGTCAGGTTAATGGCGATAACTTTATCGCAGCCCATTAACTTCATTAAGTCAGCAGGAATGTTATTCGTAACGCTTCCATCAACCAACTTCATTTTGTTATATGTAATCGGTTGGAATACGCCAGGAATCGAACTAGAAGCATAAACAATGTTTGGAAGGTTAAGAGGAGTGTAGCGGTCATAGGCTTTAATCTTATCATCAATTCTTCGTAAGTCCCTTCTCTCAAAATCCATTGAGCTGAATACAATCTGAGAACCAGTATTAATATCCGTAGAGACAATGGAGAGAGGCTTCTTTACGTTCCGCAAGAACGATGTTTCTCCTATGTGTTTGCTGAGGTACTTCTTCATCTCATTTCCCTTTGCCAAACCTTCTAATGTAGAAAACTTATGAGGAAAGCTCTTCATGATATCCCAATAAGAAATATCAATCAGATACATGCCCGCCTCTTTTGCCATGTCAAGACACTCTTGATTGGTCTTACCTAATGCTTTCATTGTTGCAATGATAGAGCCAGCACTTGTACCTGCATAACAATCAGCTACGATGCCGTTTTTTTCTAGTGCTTGGAGAACGCCTAGATGCGCAGCTCCTCTAGCTCCTCCTCCAGCAAAGGCAATGCCCAAAGTCATAATTACTTATTAGCTTTCTCTTGCTTCATTACTTCGTCTGCTTTCTTAGCAGCCTTAGTGAAGCTGTTGTTTTTCCACCATGCCCAAATAGCAGCTGCGCCAGTAAGAACAGTAGAAACAACTAATGTTACTTGCTCTTGGTCAAATGGGATTGGAGAGATGTTGAATACAGCCAATACTTGATTGATAAGAGTCAAGAATAAAGCAGTAGTTCTGATTTTAGTTCCAATAGATACAGGGTTCATTATAGTTCCTCCTTGGTATAAGAGGGGCCGAAGCCCCATGATTAATTTTTCTTACCAAACATATTCTTGAAGAAATCAAGGATAGCTTGGAGCACACGGTTTACTAGACCGCCGTTGATTTTCTCATCTGGGTTTGGAGCATCTTCAACAGGAGCTGGTGCAACAACCTCAGGAGCTTCAACGGGAGCAGCTGGAGTCTCCTCTACTGGAGTAGGAGCTGGCTGCTCAACTACTGGAGGCTCTTCCTTTACAGGAGGAACTACAGGAGCTGGTTCTGGTTTAGGTGCTGGCACTGGAGTAGCCTTTAACTTTTCATAGACTGCAAGAATGGATTGACCATAGTTGCTGTTCATAGCCCAACGATTGTTAAGGTCTTCCCAGTGTGGAGCAACGCCGCGGCTCACAAGAGAGAAACGTGGGTCTAATACAGCATCACCAGAGGGGATTGCATTCTTAGACGCATAAGCTAATAGGTGCTGCATTTGAGCAGTAACACCATCTTCGATAGTAGCGAAGGAGTTACCCTTCATGCCTTTAGATGTTACACCCATGCCACAATAGTTGTGCTGGTCTGGAGTAACGGCAGTTCCACCATCGAATTTGAAGTATCCAGTTTCGATTACGGATTGTGCGAAAGCTACATCACCACGGATGCCGTACTTCTCACCTACTTTTAAATAAGCAGGAGCAATTGCCTCATCGAAATTTGGATTAACAGCCTTTACGAAAGCAACCATTTGCTCGGCTACGACAACAGATTTACCCATGATGTCATGGTGACCAGTGTGGTCTACTGCTGGAGTAGTTGGGGCAGGAGCAGGCGTTGGTGCTGGCGTAGGTTCAGCTGGTTTTGGTGCAGGCGCTGGAGTCGGAGCTGGAGCTGGTTTAACAACTTCAGGAACGAACTGATACAATGCCTTACCATTTTCATCAAACACGATGTAGCCAGGGTTCTTGTCAGCAAGAGCCTTTGCATTATCTAAGTCTGAGAAAGCACCGATTTGGCTAGATGCATCTGCCCATGTCTTACGAACACGGTACATATGCGCTGGAGCAGGAGCGGCAGGAGTAGGGTCGTACACGACTTTACCGTTAGGGTCAAACACTTGATATCCTTCGGACTTGTGTTGGTCTGCAAGGTCTTTCGCGCTGTCTAGAACAGTGTATGCTCCAAGTTGAGAAGCAGCATCATCCCAAGACTTACGGACACGATAGATAACTTGAGCGGCAGCTTTGTCATCGGCATCCTTTTTTGCACTAGCAGCAAGGATAGCTTTTTGAGTAGCTGGGCCACACAATCCATCAACCGTTAAGCCATGGTCTTTCTGGAATGCTTTAACAGCCATTACAGATTCTCCACCGTCTTGACCGTAGTCTCCGTCGATACCATACTTAGGAAGCTTGTAGCCTAACTTGACAAGTAACGTTTGAAGATACTTAACGTCGTCGCCTTTCGCTCCGAAAGTAATGTTACGGTAGAAACCTTCAGTAGTTGGTGCAGAAGCAGAGCCACCTAGAGCTTTAGAAACATCAGAACGGAATTTAGAGTAAGCAGCAGATGCGCTCATTCCAAAATATTTCTGAGCATAAGTCTCATCCACGAAGAATGCAGGGCAGTTCTTTCCAGTCACGTCAAAGTGACGGAACAACTTGTCAATACCAAGCCCATGTTCTTTCAGCATCATTGCAATACCAGCGACTCCATTAGCGTAAGCTTTCTTGAAGTCCCCATCGGAGTTAACACAAATCTCCAAACCAATTGTGCAATCATTTGGATATGTAGTATTAAGAGCGCTTAAGCAAGCTTGCTTGTAGCTTGTTGCACCTACATGCCATGCTTCCTCTGCTTCACCCTTTCTCCAAGGCAAGCATTCTACGAAGTTAGTATCATCAACACAAACATGTGCAGAAGCATAACGGTCTGTGCTGTTGAAGTAGTTGCGGTTTGCCTTAGCGTCCGCACCTTTACCTTCGTTTGCTGTCCAGTGTACTACGACACCACGAACATTAATCTTTTTCCCAGGACGGTTGTGACCACTAATGTAACTTGTAACGATATTCATTACTGTACATTCTCCTTTCCTATAATCATTTTGAAGACTTCTGAGCAGCCAATGCTTTTGCTCTGGCTTTCTCGCGGCGCTTCACACCGTTTAATATGTGAACTTGACGCAGGTGTTTGATAAGAAACGCCATTGCCAAGGTACACAACGCAAGCTCTAAAAAGTATTGCTCTGCTGTGTATTTGAGCCAATACGTCATCTGAAACTTGTGATGGCTTTTCATCATATAAACAAAGATGATATTGGCTACAATGTTCTTTGCTGTGACCGCTATGACAATAGCGCGGTACACATTTGCTGGCGAGTACATCCAGTACTTCTTACACATCATGTATGCTTTATATGCAATGGTTACCAAGACAACACGGTTAATCATGAGACCAGCTAATCCGTATATTTGTAGATTACTAGCTGGATTGTAATAGGCAACAACTGCCCATAGCAGTGCGACTGGGACACCCACTCTGTATCCGCCTATCATGGCAGCGAAGACAGCAGGGATAATTCCCATGTCCAGATTGCGGTAGATTGAGACAGGAATATATCCTATCCTTGTGCTTGATAATACGAAGATGACAATGCTAAAACCTATAGCTACTGCTAGCTCAAGTTTCTTTTGGTTTATCTGTTTCATTATCTCCGACGCCCCTTTCCCTTTTTCCGTCGAATCTTTACCTCTTCTTCGACGACCTTAGTCTCCTCAACAACCTTAGTCTCTTCGACTATTGTAGTCTCCTCTTCTTCGTCTGCACCCAGGGTAGGATTGCTCCTTAGAAGAGTGAGGTATAAAGCTTCAAGGGCATCAGCCAGTTTACCATGACCAAGCTTTGCTGTGTTCTTAGCAGCTGACATCAATTCCATACCCGCTAGCATGACAATCACCGCCCACCGTGCTGAGTCTGGTAGGCCAGCAACCTTATCAAATGCGTGGAACATTGAAATCCACAGAGCATAAATGATAATCTTTGCTCGGACCTTCTGGAAAAGAATCTTCCAGCTGAATGTCTTATGTTTCCTAGCAACCTGAATACCAAACACCAAGTCGATTGCCACCGCTAGTAGAAGATAACCAAGCTGCAAGTTAAGAGGCCCAAGCAGGAATATGAGAGCGCCCTTCAAAAAGATGAATGGGTCGCTATGAAACAGATTCAATATGAAGTTTTTCATTGCCACACTACCTGCCTCTGCTATGTATTGCCCCCTTTAAATTTCATCAAGTTCTTTGAAGTTGAAATCAAGGTTTATTTGTCTAATCATAGGAATGACATCTCCCTGTCCCTGCACTATGGTCTTTACATAAACCTTTTGGATTGGTGCCAAGATTTCATTTCCAAAGTTAAACTCGTTTGTTAAGTCTTTGTTGTAGTAAAGCTTAAAGTCTACTAAATCATCAATCTCTTGAGGAGTACCAACTAACGGAACAGCAGTCGGTCTTTGAATAGTGCTAAACCGTTTTGTTGTTCCAGCCAAACTGAACTCAGAAATGATTTCTACTTCAGTGTCGTTGACTACTCTGTAATCTAATTCAATCTCTTGGAAACCATAAACGAATTCCCGCTGCCCCTCGCTAGAGAACCAATATGGTTGAGAGAATAAGATTTGAATTTCAGTAATCTCTGATTTAGGGAATGAGAAGATTAACTTCCCTGCGTCATCAATCTGTACTGGTACATCATTGCCGTTGCTATCCTTTTCAGTAGGATAGTTCGGTAGACGATACCACTGCTCTCCAAAGCCCTTCACTTGAATATCACGAATGCGAAGAGAGTATTCTGGAAATGGATTAATGACAAGTGTATTTGAATAAGTATTGTTCACCGTATCAAGCGGAAGCTCGATGTGCAGGTTCCCAAGTACTTCGCTTACACCACTATCTTCAGAAAAACTTGAAGTGTGTACCCAGAATGAATTCTTGTCAGTATCGAATGCACGATAGACATTGTCATCATCAATGGTGTAGTAGGTACGCATTCCAGTAGAGTCATCAACAGGTTGAGTGTTGGTAGACTCGAATACAGTTGCTTTCAATGAAGCAGGCATAATAACTGTTCCATCGTCTGCTGTATAAGATATCTTAGATACCACATCGGAAGCTGGTACAGATAAGAATCCATATGTTGTATTTACATAAGCCTCTTTGTCAGCGGCACCATCTGATAATCCATCAACAGAATAGAAGGATTTAATGAGGCGCTGCTTCTGTAAGCCATCTGCTTTATACAATAAGTCTTGACTGATTTTGCTTACGAGCGTTTCCAATTCTAGAATTCTATTTTGCATGAAGAAGTTTTCACGCACTAAGACATCCATGTTTGTTTTAATGTCTTCGTCGTGCTGATTAGCTACGCTGAATAATTGAGTCAAATCATAATGGATGTCGTTACGGAGCTTATTGAATTCTGCAGAACTGGATGGCCCTTTGTAAAGATTCGGGTTGTTCTGAGTAATCGGCTGCATTGCATTGCCCCCTAAATATTGTTAATGATATTTTGAATATCACTTTCTAATCTATTTAATCTTGATTTCAGAGTGGTGTTGATAGGTAATACCCTCACGCTGTCCTCCATGATGTAGCTAACTTCCAAATCAAATATCTCTACGGCTGTAGCCTGTAGGTTAGCTGGAGTATTCTGCACATCAATGTTGATGGAGATTGGCTCTCTGTGCTTGCAATATAACCTCTTGTCCACATAAATGGTAGACCCATTTGATGGTAAAGTGAATTTTTTTACATCGCCTGCATTCTGGTTAATGTTATGGCTTCCAATCGTAAAGGAAGTATTGTCACCAGAAATAAACTTCACGCCCATACGGATGTAGATAATGTCTCCAGGCTTTACTTCTTGCACACTGAAGATGCCAGCTGGGTCTAATAGACCAGTAGAAGAAAGCTGAATGCCTCCTGGTGCTAACGTTCTTGTACATCCATTAGCTTCAGACCATGCTGCTGTCATTACATCTACAAATCCAGTCTCTTCATTTCTTTCAATCAAGTCTCCAAGTGGAGAGTAAAGAACAGACGCTGTATTAATATTAGTTGTTATCTGAGCGCCCCCATTCACATAGGCAGCGAAGTTGTCCTGAATATAATCTGTCTGTCCTCTGCTTCCATCAATGTAGTCGTTTCTATCCATGACAGAGCCAAGAAGCTTTAAGTCATGAACAGATTCAAGAACGAAGTTTGCGTACTTCTCAATCTCTGTTTGTCCACGATAGCGGGAGTTTGTCCGAACTGTCGTAGGACGCAACTGATTCTTTATAATCATGTCTTTGCCTCCTAGCTAAATCTTAAACGATAGCTTGATAGTTTTGGAGATATACTAGAACCCGTATCATTCTTGCTTAGCTCTGCTTTGAATAGAATAGTGTCCTGTGCATCTCCTTGGATATAGTTGAAATAGAAATCATATTGCAGACCTGGGTCGGCATGATTCAAGATGATGTTTGCTTTATCATTCACGACTTCAATGGCATATGAATTACGGTCATTGCTCTTTACGTTGTAGCGTAGGTCGTGAAGTGAAACAAGACTCATTGGGCTTGCTTGTGAATAAACATTTGTTCCAAGGTCTCTCATGTCGATATTCATATCAAGCGTAACACCATTCGCCGCGTCCACATTTCTTGTATAAAGAAGGACAACAACTTCATTCCATCCATAGTTAAAAGTAAACGGAACCTTACTGCTCTTATCAGGAATGCCTGAGAACACTATTTGTCCATTTACGTAAACCGTAATCGGTTCTGTACTTGCTGGAATACACGACTCTGTGTTTTGATACTTAGACGATAGAACTCCAGCAGTGAACATATAATTGTAAGCTGCTGTGTGTGTCACACCGTCCATCAAAAGTCCTGGCTTTCCATCCTCTATTTCAACGAAATCAAATTCGTAGTCTTGTGGTTTTGCCCAGTCAAGCATTGTTGGAACATGAGTATCATGGTCGGCTTGCTGATAAGCAAACTTCTTAATGCCCCATGAATTCGCTCCTGCATATAAGCGCTCTGTTGAATTAACAATTGATTTGTTTTCCACTGAACCAATCTGATAGAAACTAATTCCATTTGCCTTTAAATCTTCTCTAGTGAATTCAGCTAAGGAAAGATTCGGGTCAATGGACATCTTATTGGCTGGAGCATTTGTAATGTTACGGAAATCAATGATTTGGTCGTAAGCAGGATTCTCTCTATTAACTGGAGAGATGGGTTTCCATTCTGGGTCTCCACTTGCTGGAGGAGTTGCTATCCAGTACTTAATGTCTGTAGCTGGAACAATGGATTCATCTACGTTTAATGACACCTTGCTAATACTGAAGTTTGTTCCTGCTGGCACATCTACTTTTAATGGAGTAGACACGAATGTAGCCAGCGGCGGATAAGCCATTTGGTAGAATCCAAGATGCTTTAATCCCATTGTGTATTGGAATGTATTTGCTGGAACATCCAGTGCAAAGTTATTTGTATCTGAAGCATCATCTGGCTCTGACCTTTGCAGGAGAATGCGGACATTGGTTGCGTCCAAGCTAGGGAAGTCAAACAGGTAAGAGTCTGCTACTAGCTTTCCTTCTTCATAGTAAGGAAGAGTGAACCAGTTCAGTCCTGAGTCTGGAGAGAACTCTATGCGTACCATCGTAGGCTTCATTCCATGTACCGATACTTCTATACGGTTAATGGTTTGCTTTTCATCAAACTCAAGGAAGTAATAGCCTGCCACGTTCTGTTTAATATCCGTAACGATAAGCTCTTGCCAAGTAGAGTTAATGCTATCGCTTAAAGCATTCTGCGGCTCTCCGTTGATACCCATTACTTTTACGCTATTCTTTAGCTCAGGTAAAACATTGAACGTGCATCTGGTAATAGGAGGAGCAATCTTACGGCTCGTGTTCTTCAGTTCTGGAATAGTAATCTCATGCTTCTTTACATCTACATGAGCATCGGTCTTTGTTGCGTCCACCTTTGACATGTCATCAAAGACATCATAGACGCTATTTAGGTATCCATTATTATTGTAGAGAAGAATGTCTTCCTTCAATTGATTCTCTAGTACATTCACTTCGTATTCCAATTTGCTTTTGTCTACTTCAAACTTGGAGAAGTTCTTTGTCAGGTAATTGTGAAGGTCAATCGTGTTCTCATACAGGATGCCAAGGTCGCTATACACATCGTTCATGCTTTTATTATAATCATATGAACGGGCCGTGCTGCCTTCTCTTACGGGTTTAAAATTGTATTCGGGCCTACTAAGGTCATGTTCAGCAAGATACTGGTTTAATCTATATGAAAATTCCTTAGAGGATGGGAGGTTCCCCTTCTGAAGTTCCTCCCGTATAATACGATTTACCGCCCTGAAAAATCGTTTATCACGTATTCCCATACGTCTCACCTCTAGTCTTTTACTTGCTTTGTTCCTCTGTTATAATCCGTAACGCATAGTCTTCTAGGATAGGAGATGTGCTTTCCGCATCAGTTATATCCGTTGGCCTCGACATTACAATCTTTAAACGTACTTTCCTAACAGGAGTATCACTGGTTAAGTATCCTTTGTATAGTTGGAAGGATGATTCCAGGTCTGTCATGTTTCCGTTGATTTCATAAATCTTTGGTGGGAATCCTGTTCCTTTTGTTTCATCCCATTGTACGGTAGCTGTAACTGGCTGATGATGCTGCGGCGAAATGCGGTGCCAGTTTACATCATCAAGAGAAATGTAATATTGTATCCAGTCATTGCTAGTACTAATTTTCGATAGATAAGATTGCGGAATCTTTTCATTTGCATAAAGCATAATCTCTTTGATAATGGTCTTGCTTGTTTCTTCCGTTTGACCATCAGGGATGATGCTGAATTGCTTGGAGACAATTTCGCTCTTCTCTTCAAACTGATAGCTCATGATGTTGATGTCACGAATCCCAATAACGTAGCGCCATCCGATAAAGCCCTCAATCGCCTTGATAATATCTGTTTCATTATCCAAAGCGTATTTACCTGGGTCCGACTTCTGAACACTATCAGGAACATCAGACTCTCTCATACGAACAGGCTGTCCGACTTGGTTTCCGTCTTTGTCCTTTTTAACCTTTAAGTAATAGGTATGTCCAATCTTTTCTTCATAGGATTCGTTCTGGTCAAAGACCACTTCTACATATTTAGCAGAGCGTGTTGGGAATGCCCATACACCTTGCCCAGCAAACTTAGAATCCGTAAAGCTATTACTTCCATCAAAGATGGCGTCGGCACGATAAGTCTGCGGCGTTGTATTAATTTCGGAATTAATAATATAGCTTCCGCCATCATAAAGAGCTTGATAATCAAATCCATCAGCAGAAGTACGGATACTATAAACCGTAACCTTCCCTGTACTGAACGGAGGGTTGTAAGGATTAATGTTTATCCAGTTAATGTCCTCTACTTCATTCAGTTCAATAACCACTTTCAGACGAAGCTTGTCGCCCTGCTTTGCTCCCTTAACCCAAGAGAAGTCGTAGCCTTTAGCGATGTTAATAATATTACTTGCGTCGGTGTTTACCATTTCATATTCAAAGATAGTGTCTGGGCGTCCATCCAGAATCGCTTCAGGCTTATCATTTGGAACCTGGTCACTCATGAAGATGTAAGTGTCAGTGATTGTTCCATCAGTATTGGTTGTCTTGGAATCACGAACGATGTGATAAGTACCAGCCGTGCCATTGCCTTGAGTCGTTTTAATCTTAGCATTCACACTGCGATTGACAGTAGACTTTCTAGCAAGAGTAACAATACCTTCAATAGTAGATACCTGTGCAGCCTTACCTATAATCATACTGGTTTCAACCTTAGTGGAATCTTCAAAGCTATCACGGAAGTACACACTGCCATCTGTCGTATCATTGGCAATTAAATTCAAATCATTAACCAGGCCAGTCAGTCCGCGTACACGCTGCTCGATTCGCATCTTCTCGCTTTGTGCGTAGTTAAAGTACTCAGAAAGGTAATGACCAATCTGCTCCGATTCATTGTAAAGGATAGAAAGGTCTTCTGTAATCTCGTCAACAGAGTCATTGTAATCCTCAATGAATGGAAGATGACCTTCCTCTGCTCTCCTCTTAACAAGGAGTGGGCGGCCCAGGTTAACATAGTAACGTTTAATGGTATCAGCAACCAAGGCATTGACTTCTGCTTCAGTTGCTGTGTCGCCTAATGCCTCGTATGCCTTCTGGAATAAGTAGTCAGCTTGGCGTTCAAGGATGTCGGATTTTATATCTAAATTGTATTCATTCTCCATTGTCTGCCACCTACTTCATGACCTTGAATTTCAATGCGTACTCTTGTACGATTGGGGTCAATGTATTTTCATCCGTTGAATTACGGCGAAGGATAATCTTCACACGGAACTGAGATGATAGATATTCATAGTCAACTTGAATAGCTGCATTTCCGTGAGACACATCTTCGTTCGTATAAATGTCTGCCTTATTAAATGTTTCAGAGAAGTATAGCTTGTTTCCAACCTGATAGTATTCAAAGGCATTGTAAGTCTTTCCTGTTTCAATGCTGTAGGCTTTCAGGTCTTGATGAATACCAGTCTTATAGTTTGACATATTCTTGGTATAAACAAGCTGCTTACCTGTACCATCATAAGGAAGGACTTGAGTGTATGTTGTACGGTTTGGCCCGATAATACCAGCATCCGTCAGTGTTACCTGCACTGGAACATAGTCAGAGGTATTAGGGTCATAGCCGTCCGTTGTATTAATAATTTCATAATTAACAAATGGATACTTATCCAATGTAATTGTCTTATTATGATTTGTTCCATCAGGGAATACCTGAGTCACCTTTGTTGGTGTGCTACCTTTCATATGAAGGTCTAGCATCCATGGATTGTAGAATGCAGCATTCGGTGTGTAGTCAATTGTGTAAATAGCTAATGGGTCTTTATCAACAAGGAGTTGTGCCTTATAGCCGCCGTCAACAAATGACCAGTCCGTGTCTGCCATCTTAATTCCATTCTTATATACGCAAGGAGTTTCCTTACTTCCAATCAATGCTGGGAAGCGAAGGTTCGATGTCCGTGCTGTATCAAATATTAGCAGTTCAGATTTAACCGTTGTCTGGTCTTCTGGAAGAATAGGCATCCAGTCATCCAAAGATGGTGCAGGATTTGTTGAGATTGGTGCGATGTAATATTCAACAGAAGTTTGACGGTCAGCAGCTGCTCCGCTTAATGCATCAAACAATGGATGTTCTTCTACTGAATGCATAGATACCTGCATAACGTTTCCATCCACTTTGATTGGAGTGCTGACATAAACTGATTTGTTTTGGAATTGGTTGTGGCGAATCTGCAAATCTTTGATGCCATACATATATTCAAAGCGAGTAGCTGATACTTGTTGCTTTGTTGTAAACTTTGGCTGCGGTCCTGGTGGAGTAGGAGGCTGAGGAACCAACACTTCCTTCTTCTTCGGTGCTGCCACATTAAACTTAAATGCACTAGGCGGTACTGGCTTTGACTCTTTAAAGGATGGCTTAGCTACCTTCTTAGGCGGAGCAGGCTTCTTTGGCACTGGCTTCGGTTTCGCCTTTGGTGGAGTACTCTTCTTTCTTACAGTACTCGTAGACTTTTTAGCTCTCGTGCTTCTGTAGCTGGTCGCTGTTGACCTTGTTGCTATCAGCTTCTTGTCCAGTCTCATACCGCCATTGTGAAGATATTTCGTGTAGCGATATTCTCTATTGCCTTCCCATGCTGTCCATGTTGTTAGCAGTTCGTCTACGTCCCTAGGGCTGTAACTTCCGCCAACACCTTCATTCAGTTGCATTTAGAGTCCTCCTCTCTTATCCCCATTTTTTCTTCCATGCATTATAGTCTCTGACATATTCGTTATACTTCTTCAGGTTATCCTGATAACGTGCATAGTCAGTATTGTATTTATCAACAGCGGCCTTGTAATTATCCACTTGGTTCTGATACTTCTTCAGTGCCGCCTTATATTCTGCACGCCATTCTTTCATATCTTTCTCGTATTTCTTCTCAGCAGCACTTGCTTGTGCTAACTTTGCTTGTCTTTCAACGCTCTTCTGCTTGTAGACATTTAGCTTCTTTTGCCAAGCCAAGAAATCTTTTTTATACTGAGCGTACTTCTCTAAGTAGACAGTCCATTGGTCTTGCTTATCCAGCTCCGCTTGTGGAATCGTATCGTAGCCATCTGTCGCATCTAGCGTGACCTCTGCTTCACGTTCAGAAATCCAATCCCATAGCTCTTTCTTTGTAAGAGTATCTGGATTTAATAGATACGTATTTTTCTCTGCATTCCGCTGACGTAGGATAAGCGTAAAGCGATTCGCTATTACTACAGGGAACTGATAGTGCATGGATTGTGTTGTTTGTGAAAAGTTCTTTGTAGAATCTGCATAGACTTTCTTTGGAAGAGCAATCTCTTTCAATGGCTTGAATGTCTTAATGTCCTCTTCATACATAAGAGAAACCAGTTCCATTGGATACTTTGTAAATGGAGCAATGTTTAATTCACTGCAAGGCTGAGCACGGTCAAGCGTAATACGTAGCTTGATAAGTACACCGCCGCCATCAACTTTGTCATTTACAATATCCACATCAACTGTTCCATCCGTACTTGGTGGTTGAACATTCAGCTTAGTCTTTATGATTTCGTAAGCAATCTCTGATATTTCAACGTAGCTAGCATTCTTATTGTCTGCTTCAAGGTCAACTTGAAAGTCGTATCCATATCTATCAACAGGCTTTCCTTCATAAGGCCAGTAGTAAGGATACTTAGTAATGCGATTGTATAACCAGCCCATGACTTCAATCAGTTTAGGTCCTGGCGCGGCTACTTGAATGTTATCTATTGTATCGCCAATCTGTGTGTCGTCAGCATTCATTGGGAGCCATGCTAGTACTTTAGCACTGGCATCTGTCGGGTGCATGAGTTCTATTTTCCATAGTGACTCGTTAGCCGAAACACCAAATGACAAAGCATACTCCACGTTCATTGTCGTCATTCCTTATCCCTCCTTTATGCCTTCTTCATGCTGATATTAAGTGGCTCAGGCACAAGTACAACTTCGCCCCAGTAAGTATCTGTTGAACCATCAATGGCATTCTCTAATTTGTATCGGTCTGGATTGTTTACTCGAATAGGAGTACCGCGCCTGTCAGTGATTTCAATCTTCGCTGTGGTTACTCCTTGGTCATTGTGTAATACATCTGTTTTCAATGTCTTTGACAAAGCACAGAAGTACTGGTCATGTACCCTCTCAAAGGCAACAGGCGTACAAGGAGAGCCATCACGGTCTACAAATAGACTAGAGAATTTGTTCGGGTCTTCCATTTCGGTAATACTCTCGAAGCTTCTCTTCTCTACAATTAGTCCGTCTTCCCCTTCATTAAGTAAACGTAAACTATCCACTCTCTCCCGTAAAGAACTTATTTCGTTGTTTAAATCAGAAATAATTCCTTCAAAGATGCGGTCATAGTTTGTTGTTGCACTTTCAATTAACTGACTCTCTAAGAAGAGCATGTTTAAATCCATGAATACGCTAGAGAAGAATGAATTGTAAAGCGTGTCATCCAGCTTGTCCGTCTGTGGAACAGAGATGGTAAGCGGCTTATGGTTGATTGCTAATTGTTTCATTAGTTCAGCGAATTGTTCTTCTGATACATTATCAGCATTATATAAGCTGTTGTTGTCTTCTAGGATATTTTCAATCTGCTGCCTTTGGTATTCAGGTAGCACTTTAAGATACCCAGCTAAATAGTTCTGCATCTATTACCCTCCTAACTTAATGTTCCTTTGTCGGAATAAACCCACTCACCTTGGGTTCCATTGCTATCTATTGAACGCATCCTTACTTTGAAGACATCTTTATTGATGACTTCCTGTTGCGTATAGGTCCATTCACTAGGATTCTCATCGGCATCAAGTGCCCTTACTCTTACGTATGGGTGGTTGCCTGTTATCTCCATTCGGTCTTTACACATCGTTAAGTATTCTGTATATGTACCATCGCTCAGGATGTTTCGCATACGGTAGCGTACATGCGGCCCAAGAATGAAGTTCTGTCCTCGGCTGGAAGTCGATAGCTGGTACTTCCCGTACTTGAATTGTCCATATTTGTGAAGTCCATACTTCGGCATCGAATCCCTCCAGATAATAAAATAGGGAACCACTTGGGTTCCCCTATAAGACAGTAACCATTTATGGTTATGTTAGTCAATCTTATCCGATTAAACGTTGCTTAAAGATTTCAACTGCGTTCTGTGCTACACGCATATCACGAAGCTGCTCATACACGCGACGAGATAATTCTTCTACGTCAGCAGGTTTTAATTCAGGCATGCCTTCTGGAACATTTACATCTAAACGTCCATCAGCTAAAAGAGTGATAACCAATTGCGCTTGGATTTCTTTTACGTCCTCAGCCTTTGGTCCTTCTACTTCTTTGAATTCTGCTTCTACTACTTTGTTTTCTTCCATTTCCTTTTCCCCCTCGGTAAAATCTAATTCTAATTGTTCAAAGTTTTCTTGAGACATAGTACGTTATTCCCCCATAAAATATTATGTCGTCTACGTTTCTATTAAATCCATAAGCCAGTATATTGTCAACAGGTTTTATAAATTATTTTGTGTTATTCCATGCAGAGCCAGTCCATGCTTTCATTAGGTCGCATTGTACCCATGAATCTCCATCCCAAACACGAAGATGCGTGCCGCGTTTCCATGCCGTTCCTGTCCATACCCATGTATTTGGAATAACCTCTGTGACTGTATAAACATCATTCAGCACAGCAGAGCCAGAAGCCGACATTGTACTGATAGTCCCATATCCAGTAATGGTTATGTTTGGAGTATAGGTTCCACTTATTGTAATGGTCTTTGTACCATCAAGATTGTGTGTTACACGCTGAGCTGTTGATGTCCAAACCAATGTACGTTGCGTACTACCATTTGAATGATTCACGTCCGTAGTTGATGTCCAAGACTGTTGAGTACCATTGATTGTTGTTGTTCCGTTTTTTGATGCACTAAAGCTAGCAGACCAATCGGAACAGAAATAAGTTTTAACAACTACGTTGGACGTACCTGCTACCGTTGATGTTCCATTAGTAACAGTCGAGTCTGTCCAATCTAGCTCTAGCCAATAATGTCCACTAATATATGTTGTCCCTTTTATTGTACCACTTGCCATAGTTTCTCCTCCCTACATTAGCAGAGGCGGCAATTAAGCCGCGCTCATTAATATTGTATATATACATCTCCTGGGAATGCACCCTGAGAAGGTGGTGAAGCTGTGCCACTCAATAGGTTTTGTGGTCTGTTTAAGAATCCACCTTGTAATTCCATTTTATTATCTACATAGCCAGTCGGGATAGTACTACCCACTGGAGAACTACTCCAGTTAAGAGGAACCCATCCAGAAGTCCAATAGTTGTCTTCCATGATAAATCTTACAATATTATTAGGTGATACATATACCTGTAAGTATTGAGTATCATAAGTACCGCCTGTTAAGATGCGGACACCACCGAATATTTCATTTGTTGCACCATACTTAACATTAGCAAGCTGCACGATATTGCAACCAGCTGCGTTATTGTATGCTGTTCCAGCTGTAAACTGAATAAGGTGGTGGTTACCAGAAGACATATCCATACAGGTGAATTTAGCGAACGCTCTGTTTCCTCCTGAGCCTGTTCCAGGTGTTGTTGTGCTTCCATTATAAGCAATCGTATACCATCCACCAGTTGTGATAGTTGTATATCCGCTACTATCAACAGCTCCAGACCCAGAATCATAGAATGTTTTTATCTCTTCTTCTTTGCCGCTCGGATTGAATTGAGGTTTTGCTGTTGTACGATTAGTTGAGTACATAGTCATTGAAGGAACATATGAGTACCCAGCATTCTGTCCAGTTAAGAAATAGATGCCATTATCGGCAGCCATGTATATGTTTTCTATACCCCAGTTGTTGCCAGGACCCCATCCATCTCTGAAATAAGCATTTGATTCTCCAGAAGCAATAACTGTTGTACCACCAGAACCAATAATAACACCGCGACCATTAGCGTCTGGACCAGATTTAAATTGAATGGTTTCATATCCGCCCATCCTAATTGTGGTATCAGCAAGCAGTTGTATATCTCCTCCAAAAGTAGTAGTTCCACCATTTGGATTGAGGTTAAGGTTTGATGCTGCCCCGTTATTTCTTGCTTGCATCTCATTGACATCTATAACGATATTATAAGCAGAAGTAGTACCTAGTTGTAGGTATCCGTTTCCTGTTAAGGAAACATCGTCTCCACCAGATATCAGTACCTTACTTGCAAAATCCGCACTACCATCTGTTCTAAAAGATGCAATATGCGAATTGTTCCAGCGCCATTCAAAGTCATTGCCATCGCTATCATCATTTCGTATTGACCAGCTACCACCTGGAGAGTTGAAGAATAACTCTGGGTCTGTCCCAGCTGTTGTGGAAGCAAGAGTTAAGTTGCCCCAGTCCTTAGTAATAGTAGCGCCACCATTCAAGTTTGAATTTCCAGCTACATACATATTTCCTGTTCTAGCATCAACAGAGAATGCAGGAGTGCCTTGAGCAATTGTTTGCCCCGATATAGTTGGAGAGATACTAAACCCATACCAAGTTTGAACAGCTACACTATTTAACTTACCTAATCCAGCGTAGTCAGAACCAGCCGTAATATAGTTGCCACTTGTTGCAAATGTAGGAGTAGAACTATTTGATACAGTGGCTCCAAAACCAATACCAGTCACTTGCGTTGCAAAGGTTAGGTTTCCTGTCATATTAGCTCCATTAAGCTTTGCGTAGGTAGCCGATAATGTTGAGCCGCCCTCATAAAAGTTGTTAGCCCAAACCTGATTAAAGTTCCATCCACTTGCACCAAGGTTGCCGACTCCATCTGAGTATGGAAGTAGTCCGCGTCCAGATGAGCTTCCCACACGAATCCAGTCTGGTGTAGTTGCACCAGAGTTGAGTGCTGCCATGCGAGGATAGCTAGTGTTTCCTACTAAGTCCAATCCAATATATGCATCTGTACCAAATCTTAAGTAGCGATTGTCTAGGTTATTTCCTTGAAAGTAAAGAGTACCATCTGTGTCTGCAATTTTGTTAGATGAAGTACCAGCATACAAAGCTGTTGAAAGGTTAACTCTAGTTGTATTGTTGTAACCCAAATACAATGAAGAACCAGCGGCACTTATTGTGATGTTCCCATTATTAAAGTCACGTATGATATATGCGTTATTGTATGACGATTGAATTTCCCCAAGTACTCCTAGCTTAATATTTCCACCTAGCGTTAAGTTGCCAGATAGGTAGGATTCCTTAAGCCCACTGTGCAAGGCAGTATAACCACCTATTGTGGTTCCTCCTTTTAACTCAGCCATTATAGCACCTTCCCTTCTTTTACTTGTGCTTGTACTGTAATACTATTATCTTTGTAAGCTCTTAATTGCGCTCTGTAAATAGATTCTATAGTAGAATCCGATAAAGCGGAAGCAATAAAAGCATAGTCTCTGTAGTAGCCGTTTCCCATGTTTGTTGCTCCGCCTGCGTACTGCCCAATATTCCATGTCAAACTTGAATCAATAAGCGGAACTAAGTAATCAAGTCCTGATGCATACCCAGAACCTGTGGCATAAGAGAAGCCGCCTTTGCATCCATGATAGAATACGACATCCACTCCCGTTCTCTTTAATGCAAAGAAGTTCCATACGCCTGTCTGTATTGAATGGTCTGTTAAGACAATAGTGTTTTCTGTTGATGCCGTATTTGGTAACCATACTTTTGGATTCGTACCCGAAGTAGAACTTTCCATAATTAAGATACGCTTATAGGTGCCGCTTGCCTGGGTGTTGAATTGGAGAGCAGCATTGTATGTTCCATCTCCAATAGTATATGGTTTCCACCAGCCCATAATAGTGAAGTCACTTCCTAGGTTAATAATGTTGTTGGCATATTGTAGGCGAGACTCTCCTCTTGTACCAATTACATATGGAGTAGCAAAAGAACTTGCTTCCATCTGAGGAGCACACATCCATACTCGCTTGTTAGCGGTGATTGTATCAAAAGTAAAACTCAATGAATCGGATGTCGAACCTACTGGAGTTGTGAATGAATTAAACACTACTCGTTTCCATCCGTCTTCTGGATTCACTGTCATAGAATTTGTGTACTGTCTGTACCCTGCTGATGATTCCGTATTGTCTGCTGTATAAGCTCTAAATGTTAATGGAGCTTCTGTCTTTACCCAAACAGATACGGTGTAAGTTGTGCTTGGGTCTTGCGGTGCATAGTCGCCATAACAATATAAATAACTTCCTCCTGTTGTTCCGTCAGCATCCACAAAGCTAATAACTTTTGAGATGATTCCATTCGGACCAACGGACTCGTATTGAACATTGGACAGATAGCTTGTTGTCCAGTTTGACCAGTCTGTATTAGTAATTACATTAGTAGTTGCGTTCCCTACCCATACGGCTCCTTGTTCGTAGACCGTATTGCTTTCTGTAACTGGAGCAATCCTCTTTGCAATATCCATTCCGTCCACATCTAATGGAAACAGGAGAGCCTTAGAAGCCAGCGGCACGGTTGACTTTTCTTTTACCATAGTTGGAACTGTTCCGTCCTTCTGAATATTAAAAGAACCTTTCATCAACTTCTGTAATTGTGTTCCAGACAAAGCTTTATTATAGAAAGCTACATTGCGTATATAGTGCGGAGCAAGATAAGTGCTTGTATTCCATCCAATCATAGAGCTGAAACTCATGAGGTCACGGTCAAAGAAGAATCTTCCAGCTTGGTTTCCCTTGTACACACCATTGATGTACATGTTTGTGTTCGTGCCATCATAAACAAATGTTGCTGTATTCCAGACATCTGTTGGAGAAGTGCCGCCGCTCATACAAGTAATGGTATTTGTACTTGCATTTAGTCCAAACCAGTTCCCCGTATTGGTCCCATCATAAGAGCTGGCAAATACCATGTTGCTTCCATAAGAACTTAAACTTGGATGCTTGTATTGGAATTGAAATGTCCAAGCACTAGTATATGTGCTCATTGGCGTAGTAATCTTCAGTGTTGTATTGCTGCTTGTTCCATTTGTAAATGGGGTAGGAAAGCTACCAGCTTCAAACTGAATAGCGTCTACATAAATGGTTGCTCCAAGATTCGCTTTGTCCATGCCAATCTGAATGGTGCGCTTATCATATCCAGATGCCTGTGCTTTTGTTACAGAATAAGTATGCCATTGACCATCAAACATACTGCTTGGCAATCCATAATCGTCTGGAGTATCTCCACCTGATGAGTTCTGTTGGTGCGACCAAACGGCTATACTTCCTGTCGTCCATCCCGTTACCTTGAATCGAATAGTCATCGTATAGTTCTGAGCTGTTAACCCAGTTATCGTAGAAGCAGATATTCCGCCCCACTCACTAGTAGAAGTGTTACCGTCATTGTCAGTTACTCGAAGGACGAGTCCTTTTCCATAGACAGCTCCAGCATTATATTCAATAGCAGATGTGTAGTTTGTGTCGTTTAATAAAGTCCACCCTCTGGATGTATCAAAGTAAGTATCCGCACCAGAGCTTGTCGCAATAAGGTTACTTGCCCCTCTTGTCACTCCAGCTCCTTCTTCTGTCCAGATAACGTTAGTGGCTGTTGCATTAGCTGTTGTTCTGGATGCTGCCCATAGAGCCATGTTCTTCATATACTCCTGAAGAGATATTCCTTGCTGGTCAAAGTAAAGAACAGCTCCTGTTGGACCTTCATACCAATAAGCAGTAATATTAGTTGGCGCATCTGTTCTGTAGGCTAAGGGCTTTGCCCCACTATTAAGCCCAGTGATTCCGCCATAGAGGTCAGAACTTCCAGCACCCGCATAAAGAGTCGTACTCGTATAAACTGGGAACAATGGGTCAAGCTGAATGTCATGAGTTGCATGGGCTGTTGCATCATAAGAAGAAACAAATACGTTTGTCCTTGTGTCATTTCCCATTGCCACGCAAGATACCCCATTGTCAACGAATGTCTTCAGCGTGTCCATTGTTGTAGAAGCAACTCCCCATACGGAAAAGTCCGCTATGATTAAATCATATGTTTGAGCTGTTGCTACAGTTACAGTTGTTAAGTCTGTACTTTGCGTAATAATTGCGCCATTTGCTGACATCCATTGCGTGAATTGATACCCACCAGCTGTGTCAGCATTAGCCTCATAAAGAACACGAAGTCCCAATGGAGAAAAGCGATAGCTATTCGTATTCCCATCAAGAGGCCAGTGTCCAACCAGTCCATCTGTTACAGGCGGTCTGCGCTCATCCACCTGCCCTGCTATCATCAGGTCGCCCTGTTTTATTCTTCCTACTGTTAAGCTCATATAGAAAAAGGCCGCCAAGAGGCGACTCTTACCTCCCTTCACGTACATAGTACCTAAGGGAATTTGAACCTATTCAATTGCTTCCGTCAAGAGGATTATCCCCAATAGATGAAATCAAGAGAATCTTCTGTTGTATTATATTCCATGGAGTAGTTCTGAGCACGCACACCTTTATTGGTATGGAACTGACCATCACCTGTAATGGCTGCGTTGACCCCGCCTTTGTTATCGTTGCGGAATGCCCATCCACGGTTACCGCCTTCTATCCTTGAATAGATGTAGTAATCAGCATTGGCTGCATCCGTTGGAATCCACGATAGTTTCTTACCCCATGTAGCATCCGTAGAAGATGACATGTAAATCTTGTAAGAGTCAGAGTTCCAGAATCGGAATCCGCGTCCACTTGCAGAGTTTAAAGAAACGTCGCCAGATAACACTGCGCCACTTGCAAACGTACCAAATCCATTCTCATCAACAGAGAATATATCCGTACCATTTGTGGTTGACTCTTTCTGTACGATGAACTTAGAAGTAGAGTTTACATCAGTGTCAATTGTCATAATGATATCGCCCATACTATTAAGACGAACGCTTCCCGATTGTGTTCCATCTTCGGCATGCGACTGAATACCGTGTTTGCTGGCATCATCATTTGCGCCTGTCCAGTCAAGAGAGATTTCATTCACTCCATGAATCTTCTGATTGCCACCGCCACTGAAGTACATATCGCCTTTAAGCTGGAAGTTTCCGCCATTCGTAAAACGAGCAGTCTCTTGAATATTCGCTGTGCTTAGTGTTGCGCTTGTACCTTTTGAATACACTACAAGGTCAGGAGTTGCAGATGCCGTCGGCGCTATCCATGCATTGTACTCTCCAGTAGAGTTCTGGAATGTAATACCAGGAGCGATTGTCTGGGCACTTCTTTGTAAGTTAATACCAGAAGTAGATGTTGTGTAAACATCCAAGATAGCCGCGTTACTTAAACTTGTCTTTCCTACCGCAACTCCTACGGTATTTGACCACAACGTATTCTTCCAGTTAAAAGTGGAAGTATCAACATAAAGAGATGAACCGCTTGAGCCAACATGTAGCTGACCATCGGTACGAAGAATGAAAGAGCTGGCAAAGAAGTCACTGTCTATTCTTATCCAGTTATCTGTACCATTAGAGTAAATCTTTTTACCGCTTGGGAAGATAAGACCGTTGTTAGCTCCATCTGTTTCGATGCTTCCGTTAAGTCTCGCTCCACTATTTACATTCAATAGGTAGCTTGCATCTGGAGCTACCCCGATACCAACTTTACCAGCGGCATCAATTCTCATCTTCTCTGCTGTACCAGCACGGAAGTATAAATCCGTATTGTAATCCAGATAAGAGTTTGAACCGTTATAGTGGAATCGGAATGATGCTGTTGAGCTTCCATTTGTACCAACATACAAGCTTTGTCCAGAAGGAATGTTAACGCCGTTAGTTGCTGTCACTAATCCAGTTAGGGTAGAGTTTCCACTCACACTTGCTGTTCCAGTAACAGATATTCCAGACGTTGTTACTGCTAGCGTAGTCACTGCGTTAGGCGCAATATTAATTGGGCTGCTATCTAGCGTTTCAATATACATCGTATTACCAATGACGGCAATTTCATTCGTATCAAATGCCATACCAGATGTTGTTGTTCCAAGCAATAAATGTGCATTCGCCATTGTACTTAGTCCAATACTTGCAGCATTTACGGGATTGATAGTTACCTTACCATCCATTGTGACAGCATCCGTACCAACCATAGCAAGTGTAATTCTTGAAGGATTAGCATTTGCATTCCATAAGCTAGCCCCAGCTGCTGGGCCACCAATACTTAATGTGGTAATTGCAGCATCATATCTAAATCCTGCCCATTTGTTATAATCCCATGCTGCGCCTGCTGTGCCAAGACGAAGTTCGTCCGTAAGAATAACGAGTTCTCCCGTGCCTACTTCTTGTATCTTGTTTCCACCAATAGCAAGCCCATCTGCGTTTCCACCATCTAATGAAAGCTGACCATTCATAGTCACATTACCAGTAATAGTAGCTGTACCATTGACTGTCAACCCTTTGAATGTAGCCACACCATTTGAGCCTATACGAGCACCTTCTACAAACGTACCACTGTTAATTCCCCAAGCTGGATTTGCCGAAGACTGACCAGTGTTAGCACCAAACGTGAAGTAGTCCGTTCCGTCTGCATCGTCTGATACGCTGAATCGCATTTCAGAAACAGAAGTTGTAGTGTTCTCATAATGTCCAATGAATCCTGGGTCATTACCAATTCTAGGGAAATACAGATAAGCCCAGCCATTTGTTTTATTGACACTTAAGTTTCCTGTTACAGTTAGGTCAGCATTTACGGTTGTTGCACCATAAGTATTGATAGCCCCAGCAGAACTGATTGTCAGTCTATTTGTGCCAGCCGTATTACGCAGGTTGATGGAGTCAGCATCTACATACAATGCTTTGTTTCCTTCACCAGAATAGATGTGCATATTGCTTGAAGCATTTAATGGATTGAACCAGCTATTTCCAGTCTTAGAGTAATAAGCTCCACTTGTACCTGGATAAAAGCTAGAACCATAGATGTTAGAGTCAGAAGTAATCTTACCAGTAGAGTAGATTTCTCCCCATCCAATATCCACACCAGATTTGTAACCAACGTTTAACATTGGCGCACGGTCTACATCGGCAACTGCATCCATATCAATTGCTTCACAAATTGCTACATCCCATGTGAAGTTCTCTTTATGTGCTGTCCATGTTACTCCACCATCTACAACCGTAGCTAAGTCTGTTGTAGGCCATGTTGGTTGAGTAGCTCCAGATGTACCAGCCGTTGCTGTATAGTAGAATCCATTCTTTGTGGTTGGCATAACATTGGCACCAGCTGTGTAAGCTGTTGACGCCGCCCACGTTGTCCAAGTTCCAACAGGAGTTCCAGCAATATAGAAGTACCCAGTATCCAAGAATGTTCCTGTGATACCAGTTGTAAATAGGTAAACATATTCCTGCCAGTTACCAGTACCAGCAGTAGAAGTCAACCACTTGCCTCCATATCCAGTACCGACTGTATTTGTTCCGAATCCGATATTCTTTCCAGAAGGGATATTGGCCACTAATCGGAACATGATACGGTTACCAGCTCTGTATCCCCATCCCGTTGGGTTTCCTGTTGTACGAGAAATGCTGATTGTGAAGCCACCATAACCAGTGCTTGGAGCAGTTGTACTAGCACCAGCATCGTAAGTGACACGCATTAGTTTTCCAGTCGAGTTCGGAATCGTATCATCAGAAACAATGGCACGAGTGTTACGAGTAGAACTTCCCTGGTAGTCACCGAATCCAGTCATGTTGTTCTGAATGAAGTCAGCATTACGATTTAAAATCTTACCATTAAATCGGCTTGCAAAGTTTAATTGTCCGCCTTCACGCCAAGAGCCAGTTGCTCCTGAGATATATGGAGCACTAGGCACAGAGATGTTTCCAGTAGCCGTCAGCAATCCAGTGACAGATAGCGTCCCACTTGTAGAAGTGTTAGTGTCTGACCTCATGTAAGAGGAGCCATTTAGTCCATCTAATAGGTCTGCGTCTAGTCCAGAAGAAGCTCCGTCGTTTCCAGCATGCCATACCTTATTCGTATTATAAGTAATAGTAGTATCTGTAATGACAAGCTGAGCATCAGTATTCGTTCCTGAGCTTAAAGTTAACGTACCAGGAGCGGCATAGATACGAGCATTCTCTGTTCCATCGCCTTGCTGGAATACAAGGTCTCCAGAGTCCGTTGAGCCAGTAGCTGCCTTTAATCGTAGGTCAACGCCGCCAGTTAAGGTTGTTGCTACATCGCTTCGTAGGAATTGAGAAGCTTGAATTCCATCAACAGTATCGGCATCAAGACCAGAGCCACTACCATCGTTTTGGTCATTCCAGATTCGTGCCCATGATTTCCAAGTTCCCGTGCCGCCTACATCTGTAGGATTACCACTTCTAAAGTACATTTCAGTAGTATTATAAGCACCGAGGATTTGAGTGATAGTATCTCCACCGCCATGCATAACCAACATTTGACCGTAAGCTGCATTGCTTGGCGCATTCGTGTGTGTTGTGTTTAATCGGTAGAAGCCAGATTGAGTAGCTGTATTCAAATCTGATGCGGCAGAAGCTATGTTTTGACCAAACCCAGTTGAGTTGATACCATCTAATGTGTCAGCGTCAAGACCTGAGCCTGCTCCGTCATTGCCAGCATGCCATACTTTGTTTGAGCCTACCCAGAAATTACCGCCGCCAGCCTCTAAGATGAAATCGGTATTCGCCTCAGTAGAGGAGACACGGAAAGCATAGCCTGTTCCAGTCATTGTATCTCCATCGCCGAATGCACCAACAAGATAGCCTTGCTGTAAGCCAGTGCTTTGCCCATTAAATGCAATACCAATCTTGCCTACGTCTATTCCATTTCCGCTAAGTGTTAATGGATATTGAGTAGCCTTACTAATAGTTAATGCGCCAGTTATTGTGTCATCTTGGTCACTGCGAAGGAATTGTGAGCTTTCGATTCCATCCAGTTTGTCTGCGTCTAACCCAGAACCGCTACCGTCATTACCTTGATGCCAGATAACATTATTGTTTAAGGTTAATGATGGAGATGAGCTACCATTGATTTTGAATACCGTCGTATTTGCTCCAGCTCCAGAATTAGCTTCTGTGTCTGTATTGTCAAGGGTAAACTGCACTACGGAAGATGCTTCATCATTATTGTACCAGATGTTGTATGCACCATCGCTTACACCATGGCGAGCATATTCTTGTGCTGTACTTCCACTTCTTGTAACGTACAAGTATCGTGTATCCATCTGAGTATCAATAATAAGGTTTCCACGGACTGTGCTATCCGCATCTGACCTTACGAATTGAGAAGAGTCAAGATTGTCTAATTTATCAGAGTCGGCAGCCTTAGCTGTTTTGCCAAGATATAACCCATCTGTATAAGTGGTGTTTAGAGATAGCGTAATGTTTCCAGATAATGCGCCACCGCCACTTAATCCAGTACCAGCAGTAACAGTCCTGCTTGTTTGAACAATACTAGCTCCTTCAATACCGTCAACTGTATCGGCATCTAAACCTGAACCTGAGCCGTCATTTCCTTGATGCCACACCTTGTTGGTTCCAACATAATGGTCTCCAAGAGAAACAATACTTCCATTTACTAATGGGTCAATGTTCTGAGCAATAGATGGAGAAGCCGTTGTATCCTTAACTAAGGTTGCCGCAGGTATTGTTTCATTTCCGCTGGTAAATAGCTGAACGTCAATCTGAACACTAGCGCCGCCATTTAGTTTAACTTGAACTGTCCCGTCTGTTAGAACACGAAGACCCTTGATATATTTATATCCAACATTGATAGAGGATGTATTTGCATTTAATACAGTTATTTGTGCGTTACTTGTTGAGTAACCTTTCGACACGATGAAGGCTGCAGAGCTGTGAGCATAAGCTCGAATCATACACTGAACAGGAGTATTGGTGTTGTCACCAACTGTAAACAGTGTGTACCATCCATCTGTACCATCATCGCCTGTTACGCTTGTATAAGAAGCGGATAGCTTTCTAGAATAGTAGCTTGCAGACTGTCCATTTAACTTAGCAGAGTTATCAGCTGTGGCATGAAGACCTAGGTATCTTCCGTCTCCCCATGTTGTATCAAAAGAGATGGTGCGATTAGCCGTTAAGTCTTTTGCCGTAGCAGCTGAATCAATTTGAATACCAGTGCCAGGAGTTAACGTTCTGCTTGTTTGAACGAGTCCAGATAAATGAACGCCGTCCACCATATCCGCGTCCAGTCCAGACGTAGAGCCGTCATTTCCAGAATGCCAAACCGTACTACCATTTACAAGTAAATCCTTATTAAAGTAGAAGCTTGGTCTGTCTGTATAGATATGTGCATAGCTCACGTTCTTCGGAGCAATGTCGATATACCCGTTTGTATTCGAAACCCTTAATGAGCCATCTGTTTGATTAGCAAGTACAGACGTTGTGCCAGTACCAATTGTTACAGTTCCAGTAGTAGAAGTATTCTGGTCACTACGCATAAAGGAACTTGCATGAACATTATCAACTGTATCCGCATCTAAGCCTGAACCAGAACCGTCATTATCGTCTGTCCAAACCTTTTTCCAGCTAGACCAGTCAGAAGCATTCCATTTGGTTCTAGTAAATAAGCCAGTGTTGCTGCCATTGTTGTGAGTGTAATAGTTTTGCGTTACACTATTTCCACTTACGATAACTTCCAATGTACCATAGGTATAAGCAGACGGAGCATTGAGTCCAGTATAACCTTGCACTCTATAGATTCCATTTGAAGTAAAGGAATTCCAGTCTTGGGTTGTAATAATAGTAGTATTGGTTGAAACAATATCTACACCTTGAATTCCATCAACCGTATCAGCATCAAGGCCTGAACCTGAGCCATCATTTCCAGCGTGCCACACTTTATTACCATTAAACGTAATCGTTCCATCGCTGACAACTCGCAGGTCATCTACGCCAGCTTTCAAGCTAAGGTATTCAGTTGTAGAACTATTATCACTATCTGCTACAACTGTTAGACTACCTACGCTGGATAATGTTACACCGCCAGAGCTTAATGATAAGTAGTAGCTTGAATTACTGCCAATGATACTATTTGCACCAACGGTTACAGTTCCGTTAACTGTTAGGTTTCCATTGATTGTTCCAGCTACATCATTACGCAAGAACGAAGAAGCAGCCACGCCGCCCAGTTTACTAGAGTCAGCGGCGGTTGCCGTAAGACCTAGATATTTGCTGGATAAGCTTGTGCCGTTCTCTTGTAGAGTTGGAGCATTTACCGTTACATAAGAAGTAACAGATGCACTTGAGAAATCAATTACATTGGTTAATGTACCAGAGGCATTTGCCCCACGGATTCTGAAGTAGTCCGTTTGTCTATCTCCGACATCCAGTGTCAACTGGTCGTTGTCTGCTCCATAATCAATATAAGATAAAGTAGCATAGTCTGTATCTCTTGACCAAGATAGGACAGCATCCGTTACGACAACCGTTCCAGTTATAGTGGCAGGTCTGAATGTTCCAGATACCGTTAAATCATTTGCAAAAGTTGTGTCGCCTGTCACCGTTCCAATCTGGTAAGTAACACCAGGAACGTTTAGGGCAACGGTATCTCCAGAATTACCAAGCGAGAGAATAGAAGATGTACCACCGATTGTGGCAGTGCTTCCCATAAAAATAAGGTTGGCACCAGCGCTGATGGCTACGTTACTGTGTGCCCCTGCAATCGTGAGGGATTCCCCATCCATTCGAATAGAACCCTGGCTTGTATTGCCTTCATTGTATAAAGCTAATTCCTGACCATCAGGTAATCTTAGCTTTTGAGTATAAGCCATTTTCTCTCACCTTCCTTTAAAGTGTAGTGCCTCCACCCAGCACAACACCAGGCGTATTTGTCATATAAGGCTCTAATCCAAACATTAAGTTTACGGAGTAAGGCCCATTAATTAAATCCATATCAAAGGTTGAAACAGATACACGAGGGTCAATCCACAAAGAAGTTCCAGCCGCTGTTCCACGTCCTCCTACTCCTATCTGAATCATCTCGCTTCGCTGTGGAGTAAAAGTTAAATCTACTCGAACCCACTGATTACTTACGTTTGTCATATATCCCCAAACATCTCCAAGGTACGTTCCCCTTGCTAAGATGTACGGCTGTCTGCTTCCATTGTAAGTAGAAGTCTTTTTCATATAGGCCGTTACGTGAACGGGCACTCCATACTTTACATAGATTTGCTGAGCAATACGTAAGTCAGCGCCAGAGTTATTTAGGTTGAATCCGTAGCTCCATCCATTTCCCATTTGTTCAGTTGTATCTTTAATAATCCAACCGCCAGCACCGTGCATTTCAAAATTACCACGAATCATATTCTTATTTACAATAACCAACATTCCTCCAACAAGACCCCTATCGTCAATGTTGGCATAAGCACTTGATAGGTTCCCTGTGCTTGTAGTGGTTGCATTTCTAAAGTCAGCATCTTGAACAATAATACGTGTACCCTCTACATACTGATGCAAGTATTGGATATCTTCATATCGGTTTTTCATCCACGACCCATACTGTTGACCTGTTGCTCCGTTACCTACATAAAGTCCTCTTTCGTGATGGCGAAATAAGTTGTGCCATTCAGGGTAGGTGGAGTTATAATCAGAGTAAGTTAAACATGCGTACTGTGAGTTTGCTCCGATATTATATTGAAACTGATTGTAGTAGTAGGTAGCCTCATATCTAAAAGCAGATTGATAGTTACCCATCGAAAGATTATTATAATAGCTGGAACCATTTTGGTCATATACTTGGACTCCGTTGTAACACTTGATGACTACATTATTACGGTAGGCAGCATAGTGTGTACTGTATCCCCATAATCCACAATGGTCTGTTCCCCATCCATCACGAACAACGCATCCTCTGATTTCTCTTTCCGTATCAGTACGGTTAAAGTCTCCTCTTACTACTAATCCAGAGTACACAGTAGACGAGCTATTGCAGACATGAGAAACTTCAACATACCTTAGCACGCATTTTCTACCAGTAACACTTGAGCTTCCATAAATATAATAAATGAAAGTTCTATTATTATCGTTAGTATCGGTAGAAGCAACTACGCAATCTCTATTCGTTTTTGTTACAATATATCCTACTTGTGTAGCGTAAGGAATTGCTGGAGTGACTGTCAATGTATTTCCGTTCACTGCTGTAATTGTTACCTCTTGTGTTACGTTTGTAGGAAAACCATATGCTCTGCTTAGTCCTTCAATTGCAATACGGTCATTGACGTTTAGCATTGCTGCATTTGCAACGGTAAGGGTTGTAGCATTTGCGGCACTTGCAGTAGATACAATCGTAGCAATCTTGTAAACTTTATCTCCAACAGCGTGGGCTTTTTGTGCTCCTGTCTCTATAATAGAAGCCCCGCTAGCATGAGCGGCTGTGGCAGCAGCAGTGAATGTTAGGATGCTATTAGCTTCATCAACAGATGCAATTGTGAATAGCTCTTGGTCAATCCATACTTTAAAGTTTGGTTGCCATTTCATGATGTTTGCTACTTTTACTTGCGTATCTCCAATTGCCATTGCAAGTGTTGTAGTATCTTCCACGGCTACACGTTGTTGGATGTAAATGTTATTTCCAGAAATATGATGAATAATAAATCCTTCATCGCTTTGGTTTGTTCCATTCCAGTTCCATGTTGAATCAGTAGAGATATCACGATAAATGGAAATGAATTCTCCAGCAGCGAATTGGCTTGCATCTGCTACTGTCAATACGGTATCTCCTATATTGACTGCTGTTGATAATGTTGTTTCTGGATTTGGACAGGAGCCTGTAAGAATAAGCTTTGTATTATTTACACCGCCTTCTGCATAAATCCCAGCTAACCCTGTTCCCTCTACACTACTTGTTTTACTTGTCGTATAGAAAAGAGTCTTAGAGTTAGGACCTGCCTGATAGGTTCCACCATTGACATGTAGAAATTTATTGCAGACAATGGCAGTTGCTTTCGTATTATCATGAATTAATGAGCCACCAGCATTTATATCAATACGTCCATACTGAGTTGTTGTATCATTTAAATCATAGGTTATCGCATGTGTTATGGTCACCGTATCATTGGCGGCGGGGAGAACCCCGCCCGTCCAAGTGGTAGTAGCAGACCATAACCCAGCTGCCGCCGAAGTTATTGTTGCCATTTGTCATCACCCTGCATTATTTATTATAAAGGTTATTCGAGTATCTTCTGGTAAGGCATATTGGAACGTAACAGAGGATGTGCTTGTTTCTACATAATCATCTGTTGGTTCTTGTAAAATACCATCTCTAAATACTTGTAACCTATTAGAACCCAAAACGTAAACCCTTGCGTTAGGAATTGTTACGGCAGTTTGTGCTGCATATCCACCAGCAGGCACGATAATCTTTTCACGGTAGACAGTAGAACTCATTAAGTCAGATGAATGTTTTCCATCTACTTTGTCCGCATCAAGACCCGAACCAGCTCCTACGTTTCCTGCGTGCCATACTGCATTCGTACCAACCTTTAATGTGCCATCAATGAATCTGAATTTCTCCACACTATTTAGGAAGACACCCAAACCATTTGATGGTGTGCTTCCACTTCGGATATTACCGATAGACCACACATCAGAGTACCAGTTGAAGTTTAATAGTTTAACAGGCTTGTCTGTAGAATAAGACGGCTGAGTAATTGTAATCGCATTGGATTCCGTAGCCGTTGCTAATGTAACCGTTCCTGTATTGGAAATGTTTGTTGCCGTACCATTCAAGGAGGCTGTGATTGTTCCAGCACTGAAGTTACCTGAGGAATCACGTTGTACAATTGTGCTTGCTGTATTCGCTGTAGCTGGAGCCATTCCATCTAAGACATCTGCGTCAAGTCCTGACCCTGCCCCGTCATTTCCTTCATGCCATATCTTTGTGCCATTTAATGTAGGGGCAAACTTAAAGTCCCACTTGCCAGCCTTACCCATCTCTGCTACTACTACGTTATCTGCATAGAAGTCTAGAATGCCATCTGATACCCAGTTAAAACCAGTATCACTGTCTCCAATTGCCAAATCAATAGCAGGGTTACTTCCAGTATTGAATTGGTTTGCTACGAACAACTGAGCTGTTGCACCTTCCATACGAATCCTAGAAGTAACAACACTGTCCGCGGCTTTGGTCAAGTAGCGCCCATCCGTGTCATTGCCCTGGTAATATAATTTAGCAGCTGTATCTGCAATCTTTGTTGAACCATCGCTGCCTGTTAGTGTATCGTACAAACGAATGACGCCTGTATTACTATATCCAAGGTACAAGTCTCCGCCAGCTGCACTTAATGTAACATTCCCATTATTATGGTCTTTAAGAATAAAGGCATTGTTGTATCCAGAATGAATTTCTCCACCACTACCAAGCTTGATTCCACTAGGAAAAAAGCTGGCCGAGCTTCCACCAGAATACGGCTTAAATGCTGTCATTGTTCTTCCGCGTTCTACTTGGAAAGCAGAGTAATACATAACTGCCCCAGTTGTATTATTATCAACACGAACTTGGAAGTAAGAAGCATTAGATGGAGCCTGTGCCGTTACACTGAATCTTGTCCATGAAGTTGGAGCATTAAATGTAGTAGCTGGAGCCGTTGCAATAATAGTCTTTGTTGCATCGTACCATCGAATGAATATATCACCAGTATTGCCTGCTGTTGTACAATACGTATAAGCCGAAAATGTAATCCAGTCATTCGGGTTTACATTAAAGTATGTATTGTAGTGATAGTAACTATCATCAGATGTTGCTGTTAACTTGACAGAGCCGACTGCATTTGTCGTAGGAGGAGCTTGAATATCAAAAGCGATAGTTCCTCTTGTAACTACCCAGTTTGAAACATCTTTACTTACTAACAATGGGTCAGGGAATTCATTATACCCAGCGCCTTTGAATTCACCTTGAACATCTAAGCTACCAGTAATAGTTGCATTATTGTATAGGTTTAATCCGTTTACGCCAATCTCAGCTTGAAGAGTGCGAGTTGTTCCGCCACCATTCGTATAGAACCGATGGAAGTTGTAAGTGTCATACCAGATAGTTGATGAGTCAATACCAATATTATATTTACCTGTGCCATACAATTGAATCTTGGTTCCAGCTGAGCCATCCGATGGAGGCGCTACGCCATTTGAATCAAATGCCAATACTTTACTGCCGCTCATGTTTAAGTTATCAACAAGAGTTAATGCATTAAGCTTAGCCGTACCAGCGGTATTAATGTAGTAGGTTGTGCCGCCAGCAAAATAAAGATTAGCAGATGCAGAGAATGTTTTATTAGCCGTGATTGTTTGAGCACTAGCAAGTAATGAAACGTTTGTAGATAAACGCGCATCTGCTACTGTACCAGAGCTAATATTACTACCATTCAAAGAAGTAATGCTTGCGCCGTTACCAGAGAACGTACCAGAAATTGTTCCAGTTGTTGTAATATTATTAGCACCAGCATTTAAGGCTCCAGTTAAAGTTAAAGAGCTAATGGTAGTCGAAGCTAATGTCGTTGCTCCATCTATTTGGATAGTACCAAGAAGGCGGAGAGACCCCGCCATTATCTGTGTACCTGTTGCCGTCTTACTGAGATAAGCCCTGTTAAGAGTGTCCCTATCTATTGTTTGTCCCGCTAAAATCATGGAGTCTCCTCCTTTCTAATAAGGTTTGCGATAAGTTCCACGAGGCCAGAATGGACTAGCTGAGTAATACCATGCGGCAATCTCCGCATCCGTTCTAGCGATATTATCAATGCGAAGTTCATCGAACAGACTATTACAGCTATACGAGTCGCCACCGTCAACCGTCCATTTTCCAAGCCAGAAGTAATCATTAAATTGAGTTGGAATATATGTTGTGCCTGTTAAACTTCCAGCAACTGCTCCATCCACATAAAACTTGATAAGCTGTGCTGCTGTATCCCATGTGGCTGTCAGCATGTGCCATCCTTCTGTTGGAACGCTTGAGTTAATAGTACTTGTTCCAGTAGGTCCACCAACGGTTAGTCTGACGTTGTCCCAGGAGTTATATGACCTGAAGCTAATCTGGTTAGTCTCCGTACCTGTTATCCATCCACCATCTTTTACGACAAACAGCATCCTCCATCCAGTTGAGGAGACAGGTATGTTTTTGATATTCACCCACATGCTAATTGTCCCAGCTTGTGGATTTAGTACGTTTGCTGATGGATAAGACAAAGATAATGAAGGGCGGCTGCCAACTGCAAATGATGTTGGGAATGCCTTTATTTCCATTTGTGGCTGAGAGTGGTAGCATCGTCCAGACGTATATCCATAATCTAAAAAGAACATATTAGTTAGGCGTATCTTATCTGTATGAATATTCGTAAAGGTTATTACAATCTTTACCCAGCCAGTGAAGTTTGCTAGGTCAATAGAGCTTCCTAGGCTATCTCCATTTTCATTGTAATAAGCGAATGTTCTTGATACATAGTTTGTTCCTATCGGGTCTCTGCTCGTCCACGTAGTTCCATCAAAGGTTTGTCCCTGAGGATAGAAAGCAGGAAATAGGTTTGCGGTTCCTCTATTCATCCACATGGAGTAAACAGCTTTTGCCCCAACAGCTAGTTCAACTGTTGATGAGGCACTGTGAAGAAATCCACTGCCTCCAGATTTTCCGTCAGCATAGTAAACTGGATAGCCTTTATAGGTAGAAGCATCTGTTCCAACAACTGTGCTATTCCAGCTTGCTACAGTTTGATTGGAGTAGTTTATTGTGCTCTCTTCAATTGCCATTGCGCTACCACCAAAGTAACCCTCTTTTGGCCTCAATGTAAAGACTGAATTTCCTGATACCCATGTAGGTGTTCCAGCAATAACAGAGTCATTATGGAATGGAGAAGAATCCGCTACGACGCTGCCTTGCCCTTCGTTTAGTTTGTAAAACCCAACAAGACCTTTTTCTACGACAGAATTGTACATAACGGATTTTATTTCATCCAAAGTCAATGCGCGATTGTAAAAGGCAACATTCATCAAGGAACCTTTCCAAGGTCCACTTGTTACCCTTTTACCAATATTGATGTAGCTAGTAGCTGGAATAGGTGTTGCATACTTTGCAGCCGTATAAGTTTGTACGCCGTTCTTATAGCAGAATACATTTGTTCCATCAGATACTATAGTGACGTTTTCCCATTTGGTTCCATCGTGCGTGAACAAGATGTCACCACTGGTAATGCCTCCAGTCCCATACCATCTGTATTCTCCTACCACATTGGTTCGCTCTATTCTGGGAGCATTGGTACTATCTCCGTTGTCAATTGTAAGAACATCTGACCATGATGCGGGGCCGTTGTCTTTTATCCAAAAAGAGATTGTAAATGTAGATGTGCTACCAAGATTATTTACAACCCTTACATAGTTAGCACTACCATCAAAGCTTAGAGCATATATGTTTCCAATAGCATTTACGCCTTTTAATACGTCATGTTCATTCAAGTCATAGTGAGCAAGGAAGGTAGTGTTGCTATCTGCCGCCACTACCTTATTCTGAGTTGGCAAGAGCGCTGCTATATGAGCTTCCATTTATATCACCATCCGTTTCTTCCTTGATAATACCAAGCATTAATTTCTGTATCTGTTCTGGCAATGTTATCAATCCGCACTTCGTCAATAATACAGTTGGATGGATACGCACCGTTGTTTGCTCCAGAGCCAATAAAGAATTGTGCTTGACCTGCTATGCTTGGGATAGCTGCGCCAGAGCTAAGTTGTTGTATTGCTCCGCTTGGGTGGTATAAGTAGAGAGTTGAACTTGGAGTTGCACTATTCCATTTATAAGCCACGAAGTACCAGCTTCCCACTTGTATGTCCGTTGATGGGGTAATGACAATACTGTTCATAGACAGTTTATTACTGTAGATACTCCATTCAAAGATATTGTTCGCTACCCTGAAAATCATTGGATATCCATTGCCAGCTGTAATTAGCTGCTGAGGGTTTACCCACATAGAGATAGTTCCAGCACTTGCATTAATAGGGGTAATTGGGTAAGTCAATAACGGCGCTGGTCTTGTTCCAGAATTGTACGTCGTATAATACCCCTTCTTCTCTACCTGATGATTGCGGTGATAAACTTTATGAGTAAGCACGGTAGAATCATTCCCTGGGCAGAAGGCATCGCTAATAGTAGGAGTAGCAGCATCCGATTTGATTGTTGCTGTCACGTAAACTTTTTTCCATTGACCAGGAGTGTCATATCGAGAAATTGGGATACTTGTACTAGAACGACCAGCATCATTCCCGCTATAAGTTGGAGTTGTTACGTTTGCATCCATTGTAATGTTGAATGCCACATCAGACATGATTTCAAATGACCAAGTGTAAGTATCTCCTCCGTTCATAGCTAAGCCAGGGAGACGAATCCCTGCATACCATGTGGTATTATCAGACTTGATAAAGTAATCTCCTGTCGCATCTGTCCCATGAGAAATATTGGCATAGGTGTCCTTGGTTATGTTCTTGCCGCTCATCAGATTGCTAGTTCCCTCTTCCAAGAATACGCCACTGCCTGTCCCGCCTGGGTATCCACCAGTTACAAGAGCATAAGAAGGTCTACCTTGTGTCCATGAAGTTCCAGTAGGAAGAACGATATCACCAAGCGTTCCCGTTCCTTCATTAATAAAAGTTCCCTGACCTTCATCCATTCTCCAGTACCCAACAAGAGCAGATGCATTTCTGAAGTTACCTGATAGGTTGTCTATGATTTCGTCCTGAGGCAATGCTCTGCTCCAGATTCTAGCTTCAGAAATGTTACCAGTATAGCGATAGTTAGAGCCAACTCTTCCTATAATCGCATTGCTTGTGTAAGACTTAAATGTCCATCCTGCTCTTGTTGTACTAACATCTAGTGAGTTAGCCAGTACTCCATCTTTATAGATAAATAGTTTTCTAGGACTCATCTGATAAACACAAGTGATATGCGCCCACTCACCTTTTGCAACAGGAGCAGTAACAGTTTCTCTTGCCGTTGTTTGACCATCTGCACTAATGAAGTGAACTTGTAAAGCAGCATATCCAGAAGTTTCATTATAGACAAATCCTTCATGCCATCCTGACCATCCAAGCACCATCTTCTCTGTTCCACTTATATCGGATAGAGTTGTAGTAGCAGGACATATAGTGGCCTCTATAGTAAAGTCTCTTTCTGTTGCTACGAAATTTGACAAACCTGTGTCCATATAAACACTTCCATCGAGATACAAAGCTTTATCTGTCCCCAGTGGTTTGATGCTTCTTAAAGCATCTTTGGTGTGCTCATCGTAATGAGCAAGAAATGTAACATTATTATCCACAGGGGAAACGCCGCCGCGCTGTGGGAGTATGCTCCTTAAGTGTGCCATTGTTTCCCTCCTAATCTACATAATAAGAATAATCAAGATAGTTATAATGAATTCCTGACGCTGCCCATGCCGCTGCCTCATCTGCTGAAATAGCACGAGATTCAAAGCGTACTTCATCTATCGCAATAAATGGCTTTCCGTAGTATCCTCCGCCTATCATCACAACGCAGTTACTATCGTATTGGATAGTGGATACAGCCTGAGTCTTTTCAAGAGTTCCATTAATGTAAAGATTTAAGTTGGCCCCGTCATATGTGACGACTGCATGATACCAAGTATTATCTTGAACCGCTGTCGTACCCGTAACCTCTACACCAGTTCCAGCGGCAGATGCATACTTCATTCTTATTAATCGGTTCCAGCTTGATGGCTGTGGTCCTGCTACCAATGCAAATCCAGTATACCCATTTGTATTGGGCGACTTAGTTGGCGGAACAATCTCAATGATTGGATGATACCAGTTGCTTTGGATTCCTGCATTTGGAGGATTAGTAGCGTCACGATGCATCCAAGGAATATTGAATGAGCATGAAATTGTCCAAGCAGATTGATTAAAGATAGACAGTGGATATTGTAGGTTTCCTACTGGTCTTGAGGTTTGCCCCTTCATAAAGCTAGTTGGATAATCTCGTGTCTCAATCTGGACATTCTTTATCCATGCTGTTCCTTCATAGTCGTTTCTATTCTGATATCCATACAGATACAGGTTGCAGTCTTTATCGAAGTCCCATTCTGCTGCTACAAGAGTCCAAGTAACAGACACTCGTTGCCACACATTTGCTTGTGTTACATATATATCTGACGCACAGCTACCAAATGTCCAGTTGGTTACGCCAGACCCATCGGTCTTCTTATGGTAAAGACCTGGCCTTACTCCTTTGTCTACATGGTCAACCATTAAATCAAAAGATATGGTTACCTTTGTTCCATCATGCCAACCATAGCTTGTGCCAACATTATTGGTTAATCCTTGAGACATGCCCAGCCATCTGTGTTTAAGTGTTGGGTCAAACTGACCATTCTTATCAATGTATTCAAATACAGGGTAGCCAAATTTACTTGTATTAACGTGAGCGTGGTAACCGACTGTTGGTTGCGGAACACCACCATTGTATCCACCCGACCAGCTTGAAAGAGATAAAGAACCATTGAGGGTTGAATCCCATCCTGGTGCGTAGGTTGTGCTTAGAGTTTTTGGGTCAAGCTCTCCATTAGGAGAAAGGTTCTGGCTATCAGGCTCTAATAAAACAGCTCCTCTAAATTCAGATGTTGCAGTCTGTATTGTAGCTTTCGTTGTATTTTGTACATAGTAGACAGGTACAGTTCCCTGACGCACACCGCTGTTTCCATAAGTAGAAGAATCAAGAACGGTAGTGCCTTCCACTTCTTTTAGTTTGAAGTTGGCAACCAATCCATCCTCATATCCTGTCATTTCCTTGTTCATTGCGTCATTGATTTGGTCAACTGAACGGCAGGTATTCCATACACGAACATCTGAGATGTAGCATGGAGGAGTCGCGTCACTTGGATTAATAGCTCTTCTAATGTTGAAGTTGTAGTCTTGCGAGTTTACTACCGTATTTAAAACTACAGTACCGCTATATTCCTGCACTCCATTTACATAGAGCTTGAGTGTTGTTCCGTCGTAAGTGGCAGCCACATGATGCCACGTATTTAATGCAACAGTAGTTGTGCCATAGAACTGGTTACCCCATATGTGAATGCCAAACTTCCCATTTCCACCAGATGAAAAGTTAATTTCAAATGCCTGAGCAGTAACTCCTGTTTGTTTTCCAGACAGTGGATATCCTACGATACCTGGCGAGCCACCAGTAGGAGCTGAAGTAGGAAAAACCCAACACTCCAATGTTCTAGCAGCGGCACCAGCAGGAAGTGCGCTTACATAGGCTGATATTTTATTTGTATTCGTGGTATTGTTAAAGTCCGCTACGATAGGAAATCTACCAATTGGTCTTACCATGTTCTCCTGATTAAATCCATTTAAATGGTAATCATATGAGGCATGGAAAGTAGTCTTTTTATCTATCGGAACCATCTGATTCGATAAAGGAAGTATCTGACCTTTATGTGCGTATTGTGCCATATTCTCACCTCTTCATAAAAAATAAGGAAGGCTGTTCGCCCTCCTTTATTAATAACCCATTAGGATACAATCTACAAGTATATCTTCAGTAGATGCAGTATCAATTTCGATAACGATAGAGTTTGCTAATTTGCTAGTTGGATTCCAACGAACGTGGCGCTCAAATGAATTACTTCCAAGCGTTAAGGCATAGGTTGTAGCTCCATAGTTATGAGTCCATGTTACAGAAGTCTGTCCTGCTGGAATCGTAACTGTTGTTGCGTTCTTCTTAGCCGTAAGCTTTCCATCTACCTGAACATCATTCTTGAATTCAGTGAATCCAGTGTTACGGTCAATAGACAGACGTTCCGTTTCAACATCCGATTGAACAGAGAAAAGCTTAAATACATTTGCTCCAGACAAATACTTAAATCGGAATCCGTAATCTGCTGTATCACGTTCTGTTAAGGAAAGCATAGCAGGAACAGTATCGTCATTATATCCTCCACGAATATTTACAGAACCACTCGTGATAGTTTGCTTGCCCGTATAGGTATTGTCATTACCAAGCCTAGCATACTTATCTTTCAAGAAGCTTGAGCCTTCGGTAATGTCATTTGCAACTTGGAGATAACCAGTCATCTTCCATGTATTCGTACCATCATAACTAAATGGTATCCACTTGCGAATGTCATACAGGTTAGGAGTTTCACCAGTTGTACCATCAGCAACAGTTACGCCGCCTTGAGGATTCATTGGTACAAAGATTTTCACAATTGCCACAGAACCTGTTGGTAGCACTGGAAGCGTTCCATCTGTAGCACCCTTGGCATACTGGATTGTTCCTTCGTTTGCTGGGTCTGGGTTTCCGCTTCCATCTACTGGACCTCTTACATAGTAGATATCCCAACGGTCATATTGTGAGTAAGCTGCTGGAACAGTAGCTGAATACGTCGTAGCAAAGTTAAAGCGTCGTCCAGAGCTTGTATAAACTGTACCTGGGTCAACCTTCACAGTAGCATCTGGGCCAATCGCTCCACCCTGATGAGGGGCCATTCCAGAGATAATACCGTATCCAAACATATCTGCATTAGAAGCTGGAATATCGAAGTCCCATGGGCGCTTGCCCTGTATCTGTTCAGCATTCAAGTTGGAAACCAAACCTGAGTCTGTGACAGTTATCTTGTTTACGCCAACCGTACCAGCGAATGTTGCATTACCATTCCCAGCAATATAAGCTTTAACTGTTGAAGCATTTGCAGTACCAGAGCTGTCACCATCTAGATGAATGGTTGCATTACCAGCGCCGCGAACAATTAAGTCTCCATTGTTTGTGCCAGATGTGGTAGAGCCAATGTATGCTGTTCCATTAACAGTGAATCCAGTACCAGCAGATTGATTGTTTCCTGTTGTAATAGGAGTCAAGTTTCCTGAGTGCCAGATGGTATTTCCATTTGCCTGAACAGCACCAGAGCCAGTAGTAACAAGGTTGACGTTGCCGCCCATGTCATTCTGAATGCTCATCGTGGTTGTTCCAGTAGAACCATAACCTATCCATCCAGAACGCGTAGTGTTTGCTTGCGTATCAGCATAGAATGCCATGTATACATGGTCAGCCGAACCTGGTTTTAGGTTTAGTGTTGCCCCGCCAGCATCAATTGTCAATGCTCCACTGATAGAGCTTGATTGGTCAGTACGAACAAACTTAGATGCGTCAAGACCGTCCAGTAAATCTGCATCCAATCCAGAGCCTACACCATCATTACCCTGATGCCATACCTTGTTTCCATCAATACGGATACCGCTTGTAATCAACATAGATGAATCGACAATGTTCGTGCTATCGTAAATCAAGTTAACGATTCCGCTACCACCAAATGTCGGTGCAGTAGTTTGCGGCGTCAACGTTGGAATAGTATGACTAGAACGTACTGTGATAGAGCCAGCGCTTGTTGTACAAGCCGCAACTCGAATCCATATTTCCGTCACCGCACCGCTACCGTTGTTATTGGTTTTTACTTCTAGCAATTTACTTCCATTATAGTTGCTTGTTGTAGAAGTAATATGGTGCTTCATGTTGTATCCAAAGATGGTTACCACAACATCGTCTCTAAAGTTAGAGTTGTCATATGAACCAGAGAATTGCAAGTACACAATGTCGTTATAAGCAGTGGATACTTTAATCCAGCTCTCTGCCATACCAACAGCTACATTATAAGTGTCCTTATAGTTGTAAGAGTGTCCTGCAATGTTGGATGCAGCAGCAAAGTAACTAGAATCATTTCCATCTAACTTGTCTGCATCAACAGCTTTCGCATTAATGCCAAGATAGGCTGTGTCGTGATTATGACTTAAGTCGAGTGTCAAGTTGGATAGGCCACTTCGAGTAAGGGTAAGTGTTCCATTGCCGCCATTTGTGCTGCTAATTCCTGATACATAGTTATTTGTATCTGTGTAGGATGAGGCAATCGTAATGGCATTTCCACTTCTCGTAACAGTAACGTTGCTTCCTGCTTTGAAATCAACTGTAGAACCAGAAGTAATATCAACAGGAGTTCCTTCTGTATTTGCACTTAGCTTCCATTTTACATAATTATCAAGCGTAGGCTTGTCAGTGATGTCAGCCCATAAATGCGTATGAGCAGATGGAGCGTAAGTTGCTGGCGTATTCTTAACCAATGACCAATCTAGCTTTCCAGTTGTGTCAATGACTTGTGTTGAGCCAACATAGTACTCAGTGGCTTTCATTCTTCCTGTTGATTCAAGAGTGGATTGAACAATCGTTCCACCAGTGAAGTCACCAGCATAGTTCACAACAAGCTGCCCGCCTGGAGCTTTAACCATTGCACGAGAGGTTCCAGTATTCCCACGAGATGTTTGGTCTCCATCGCCAAGGATGAAGTCGAATCCATGTGCAGTGAAATTGCTTCCACCTACTGATACGCCACCGTTAACTGTTAATCCACCTGTTACCGTGCCGCCAGTTAAGGCTAGGTAGTTGCTTGGTGTTAAGTTTCCTGCGTGCCATACAGCACTAGAGCCTACATTCAATGCAGTAGCTGTTACAGCCGCTGGGAATGTTACGTTCTTATCTCTATCCCATGAATAGATTTCTCTGAATCCAGATGGGTATCCGCCCCAGATTTCCATACCATTCAATGCGATTGGGTATGTTCCGTATGTTGGGTCACTGCTCCAAGTTGGAGTGAAGACAATTCGAACTGCGCCATACTGAGCTGTGTTGTTCTTATTGAATGCAATCGTACTGAATGGCAGATACATATGTCCAGGCCATGCACTTATGTTATTGTTAGAACTTGTATGAGCCGTCCAAGTATTGCTTCCATTTGCCAAGCTCTTCTCAATAGTCACTTTGGTTGAATGACTTTGGCTGCTCCAGTACATGTACAATGCATTTAGGAACACGTAATTACCATCATTATTGATGGTGATTCGGAACTTCTGACATGCATTTGGAATGTTGATAGTGGTATTGTTGCGTCCACTTACAAAATCCTTAATGGTATTTGTTGCAACCGTCATGGCCGTCCAAGTCGTTCCATCCATTGTGTAATCGAATGTGATTTGCGTTGGGTCATAGAACCATGTCTTATTCGTAAACTGCTTATCGAGGAACGCAATTTCTGCAACAGATGGAGCACCCAGATTACTGGTTGGCGCACCATTCCAGTTCTGGTACAGTCTATCTGCATAGCTGCTTCCATTTACAGTCAGCGTATTGTTAACAGTCAAAGCACCACTGGTTGTCCCGCCTCCGCCTGTTGTCAATGCATCTGTGATTCCATATCCAGAAACAGTTGTTGGTTTGCTTGTTAAGCTAGCGAATGTATGAGTGTGCGTATCATAAGCAGATTTAAATGCTGACACATCAACGCCATCTACATTTCCTGTTACGGCAATATCACCCGTTACAGTTAGTCCAGCTTTCGCATTTAACATTACTGTCGAATCATTGTGACCACGGAAGAAGTTAAATACATCCAAGTCACCAAGAGAATAATGGTTGTTTCGAATAGTAACATAGTCTGTTTCGCCGCCGTCATCAGACGATTGAATAACCAAACGTGACAGGTTAGACCCGTACTGTTCTGCAAAGATTTTCATTGGGTCGCCAGATGTATTAAATACAATCGCAGGAGTCTGTACTGTTGTCGTGCTGTAAGTTGAACCAGAACCCATTGTAAGGTTTCCAGTCATAGTGTCCCCACCGACATTGACATAATCAGAATCATGATTATGGTCACTACGAGATACAGTAGTTGCTGAGCCAGAACCAGCGAAGTTAACAGCTAGAGAACGATTAGCTGAAAGGTCGCCACCGCCCGTCAATCCAGACGTAGATGCAGTAGAAATTGTTGTTGTCTTATCTGCTTTACTAGTCGGTGTGAAGTTGCCAGCATGCCAGATGTCATTACCTTTATACATGAATTGACTATTGCGAAGGCGCAATAATTCAACAGCAGTAGAATCCGTAGTCGTATAAGCTTGGAAGATAAGTCCTCCATCTACATTTCCACCAGTGTCATTGCTATCAGTCATACGAATAATACGTGCATCGCTATTTGTTCCGAAGTACTGATTGTCCTCAGTGAATTGCAATCCTTCACCAATGTTTAATGTCAATCCATCCATCGTCACACTGCCAGTGACTGTTCCGCCTACTAATTTGAGGTAAGTGGAATCGTGGTTGTGGTCGCTTCTTGCCGCACTATTAGCCGTACCATTTCCACCGTATACAACATCGAATGAGCGATTGGCTGTTAAATCTCCGCCGCCTGTTAATCCAATGCCAGCACTAATTGTAACAGTGTTATTAGCTTTGCCATTCCAGTTTGTAATGTCTGTATCTGCAACAAATCGGTGAGTGGCATCTTGGTCAATCATTGTAGCCGCATGTGTAGCAGGGTGAGTATAAACAATTGTCTCTACGCTATCAATCAGTATATTTCCATTAGTAGTAGAAACTTCTGTTTTATTTGCTCCAGTAGAGATACCGCCTAGCTTTGTCTTTTCTGCCGTTGTGTAATCTTCAGTAGAAAGTCCTTTACCTGTTATCTTATCTACCTTGCTGTCAAGAGCTGTCTGCAATCCAGTAACTGTAGAGATGGAATGGTTATGTGAATCATCAGCCACGGCTGCTGTTAATGTAGCATTCGCTGAACCATCAATTGAAACAGAGCCAGATAGGTCTCCGCCTAATGTAATCGTTCTAGCGGTTGCCCATTTGGTAGCAGTCGATGCATTACCTGTAATGCTTGAGTCTGTATAGGCAATTGTCTTAGGAGTTCCCCAAGTTGTAGCTCCCTGAACAGCTTGGTAATGCCTGATTGTCATTTGGCTCTTATCAAAAGCGAGAGCATTGACAGACCCGCCGCTTGTATCTGTATAAGTGTTCAACACAAGAAGGTCTTGATAGTCTGTTCCAGCCGTACCAGTTAATCCTTCTAATGAAGTAAAGTAAGCGCGTAGATATCCAACCGTTGTATCAGCAGGTTTTACGTCACGCTTATCAATCTTCTTCAATGAAGTATGGTCATGAGAATCATCTACAACAGTAACCGCTAGTGTCACGTTACCAGAACCATCTAATGATACAGAGCCAGTAGCATCTGTAGACAATGTGATTGTTCTAGCTGTCTGCCATTTAGAAGCACTTACTGCATTCGCCCCTGTATCCAGTTTGCCAGCAAGAGCTGTACTTAATCCTGTGATATCAGACTGTGCATGCGTATGTGCGCTTGGCGTGAACGTTGTCGGTTTGTCTGTAATGTCTGCCCATAAGTGAGTGTGACCCACATTCGACTTTCCATCTAGGCTAGTCTGTAGATTTGTCACATCGCTAATCGGATGAGTGTGCGCCGATGGAGCATAAGTGGCTGGAGTATTCTTCAGTTTATTCCAGTCAATCTTTGCATCGCTTTCGATAACTGTTGTTGCGCCAACTAAATAAGCTGTAGCTTTGGATGTTCCAACAGACACACTATTACCAGCAGAATCAACTGACCAGCGAACCGTATCGCCAACACCTTGGATTTCAAACGCAGCACTTGCACTTGCTCCACTTCCGCCAACACGGATACGAGGCTTGTCATTTAACCAGCTCAAGGTAACGTTACTAGTGCTATCGTTAGGATTGTTTACTGTTGGCACCGCACCGCTTCCGAATATAATGCCTCCTGTAACGGTTCCACCAACAAGCTTCAAGTATGTGCCATCATGGTTATGAGTTGCCAATGCTGCATCGGTAATTCCAAAACCCGATAGAGTTGTAGGTTTGGAAGTTAATTCAGCGAACGTATGCGTATGACCAACTAAGGAGACATCTGTTCCATTAACAGTTACCGCCTTGAATGCGCCCGTTCCATTTGGGTTCAATGTGATATTCGCACTCTTATTCGCATCCTTAAATGTCAATGTTGAGTACAGATTGTTTGCACGATACTTATCCACAATTGGCATTTCATTACTTGAAGGTCTATCAAGCTGCCATTCAATATCTGTAATACGTGTCTGAGTCGTACCAGTTGTCGGGGCTGTGATTGTGAATTCTATTTGCTGAATAGCATAGTAGTCATTTCGTACATATTTAATAGAAGACCCGCTTGTACTTACATAGTCATTAACGGTTAGCGTTTTCCAGCCCACGCCTTGAGGAGTATAGTTACAATAAACACGTACCCCGATAGAGCTAGAAAAGTTTTGATAGTAATGAGAGATATAAATATATCCATACGGGTATCCACTGTAGTCTCCGCCAAAATCTATTGTCATTTTTAGATACTGACCAACAGGGATATTGAATCCGCCCTCATAGTCTCCATCAAACATTCCAGATAATTGTGAAGCTGCATACGTACTAACCACAGTATCGTCTGCCGTATTGTACATTGTCGCAGTTACGTTCCATCGCTCAGTTGCACGGAACATTGCATTGTTAAGAGAATTGATATACAGTTGTTTGCCACCAAATGGATTGGTATTCATGACAACGTCGCCGTATTTCATTTTGCCATCCAAGGTAGACTGCAAGTTTGTTATATCAGAGATAGGGTGAGTATGAGCTGATGGCGTGAATGTAGACGGCTTACCGCTAAGTTCTGCCCAGTCAACGATACCCCAGTTTGTTACGCCTGCTGTTGCAGTGGCTTTTAATACATATGCATTCTTTCCAGTTCCATTTGCAGGAACGTGCATATTACCATCGCCAGTTGGATGAACGTAGTTGTTCGCTCCGTCTGCTACGTTAATTAATGTACGAACTTGCGCCGCTGTTAATGCTTCTGCTGCTCCAGTACTCGCACTTACACGACCAAGAATAGTAGATGTCGGAACACTTATTACATCTGTGTAAGCATGTGTATGCGCACTAGGAGTGAAGGTTGATGGAACGCTTGTAATCTCAGACCAAGCTACAGAACCCCAAGATAATGAGCCTGCTGTTGCTCCAGCTTTCAATACCTTATTATTGTTCGTCGTGCTTGTTGCTGGCACATGCAGATTTCCATCGCCTGATGGATGCGTATAAACAGTTGTGTCTACGCCATCAATCTTGATAAGACCGTTCGTGCTAGAGGTAACCTTATTTGCTCCAGTCGATATGCCATCCAGCTTCGTCTTATCAGCAGCAATCATAAGACCATTTGCAGATGTTGTAACGACAGCAGTAGTGGCCTTAGCATTCCAGTTAGCCTTATCCGTATCCGTAACAAAACGATTGTTAGCATCCTGAGTAATGATGGAAGGTGGATGATTAGCTGGGTGCGTATATACAGTTGTCTCCACTGCATCAATTAAGATGTTTCCATTGGTTGTGGAAGATGCAGTCTTTGTAGCTCCAGTAGATATACCAGCTAGCTTTGTTTTTTCAGCTGTCGTATAATCTTCTGTTGAAAGCTGTTTGCCTGTTACCTTATCAACCTTTCCATCTAAAGCTGTTTGAAGACCAGTTACATCTGAAATAGCATGAGTATGCACACTGGCTGCTTTGCCATCAAGAGTGGTTTGCAAATTTGTTACTTCGCTAATTGGATGAGTATGGGCGCTAGGAGCATAAGTGGCTGGCGTATTCTTTACGCTCGTCCAATCCAACTTACCATCCGTTCCAATAACCGTTCCAATGCTTGTAATGTAAAGTGAAGTTGCTGTTACCTTTCCACTAAAAGTACCGTCTCCTGAATTACCAATCGTAAGAACTTGTTTACTAGTTCCAGAGCCATTGGATGCAAAATAGAATCCACCATTATTATCTACCTGTATATAGCCATTATTTAGTACAGCTGCTGTACCATTCCAATTAGAAGAATACATGCGAAGAACTCTTGACCATTGGCTTGGCGCACCAGAAGTTGCCGTAGCCGCTTCTTTAATTTCAATATCTCCACTCGCAACTACTTTAACAGTATTCAATTGTCCTGTCATTGTGCCGCCAGATAATTGTAAATACTTAGCTGATAGGTTTGTACCGTTCTCTTGTAGGTTGCTAGTCGCATTAATTGTTGTAGAGGTTACACTAGTTGTAACTGTTAATGGAGAATTAATCTTAGCAGCTGCTGTTCTAAAGACAGCCAATAGCGTACCATTTTGCCCAGTTACAATTTCAGTACCAGAGTAACCAGCAATGCGAATACCATCTAACGCAGAACTATCTGCACTCGTTGCTTGGTGACGAATATAATGACCACTATCTTTGAGATTAATCTGATAGGAATAACCATTAGCTCCGTTCAATGGAAGGGTTAGGTTTCCTGCCATGTTTCTTGTGCCATTTAATAGAAGAACATCAGTCATAGCAGAAGATGATAGGTTGGTAAGCAACGAACCGTCCCCAGAAAACTTCGTCGCAGTAATCTGTCCGCTTGCATTATCTAATGTAATTTTATTGCTCAGTGTAATAGAACCAGCAGGGAGCGAAAGCGCCCCGCCAATTCGTACTGAGGAGTTTATATCTTTATAGACCGCCATGTACTATCCTCCTCTTATGCATAGTAATCATATGCAATCACTTCAATGTATCGAATACCTAGGTTTCCAGATACATTTTTCTTTGCTTGGAATGTTGTATTGCCAATGTAGCTTGTCGTAAATGGAGCACTCTTCCATGTTCTAGCCTTGTTTCCTAATCCGCTATTTGCATCAAGAGGAAGGTTAACAGCTGGAAGGGCGAATGAAATTACTTCAGTAGATGTTCCCTCTTGAACAATATGAAGAGTGGAATCATCTGTGCCGCTGCTTGCATAGGTAATCATCAATCTATAATAACGAGTGCCGCCAGTATTTGGAGCATCGAATACGCCATTTCCATTTGTATCAAATGTAGAGATGTGGCTGATGATGTCCTGGAAATCAATTGAATCTGTTTCAAATTGGAAGTCATCTGCGATACCGAAGACTGGGAATCTACCAACCTCTAAATATCTATTGATTGGCAGCAAGTTTCCTTCTAATCGAAGGTCACCTTTAATAGTTGTCTGGTCAGCTGCACTATCTCCAAGGACAGAAGTTCCAGTAACATTTAGGTTTCCTGTTACATTCATATCCCCTTGAATATCTTGTGTCGCACTTTGAGTTGTCGTACCTGTAACAACTAGGTCACCATTAATAACAACCTTACCTGACGCCTCTCCAGAATCACCTGTTCCCATTGTCACAAGGTTTCCACCTGTACTATTATTCATTTGAAGAAGTACAGTGTTCGCCGTTACAGCACTTGATGGTTGTATCTTAAGCGCTACCCCTGCTTTTGTAAAGGTGTTTGTGTCAGAAAATGTCTGTGCTCTAGCTAAGAATACATCGCCTTTTGCAGCCATCTGAGTATTGATTGAAGTCTTGTCATAATAGTTCGTTGCAAGGTCAGTAATGTTCGCAACGGTATGCGTATGGCCTACATCTGACTTAGTCGTAGGGTCAAAGTTTAAAGCGTTCCATAGCTTATACTGAGTACCATCAATCTTCTGGAAGTAGATTTCCTCCGTGCCACTTGCTGTTGTACTAGGCTGGATATAGAAATGGTTATTGGCATCTAATCCAATGTTGGCTCCTACTGCATCTCCATCTTGCAAGAACTTTAAAGTTGGATTATCTGTTTCCGTAACATTATCCGTATCAGCGCGAAGCGTTAAACTAACAGAGCCAATGCTTTGGAATGTTGTATTACCAGATACTGTATCGCCTGTCTTCAATACATAGCGAGCATCAGCTGTTGTCTGATTGATTGCAGATGATTGAATTCCATCCAATTTAGACTTATCTGTCGAACTCATGAATCCATTAACAGAAGCTGTTGCCACCGCATGCAATGTTCCATCTGTTTGGGCAGCATGCTGTGTAGCAGTAATAGAACCAGATACATCGGTAAAGGCAACGCCTGTCCAAGAAATGTTTCCAGCAGTCGCACCAGCTTTTAGGAATTTACCAGCATTCGTTGTGCTAGTCGCAGGCACATGAAGATTGCCATCACCAGAAGGATGCGTATAGACAACTGTCTCAACATTATCTATTTTAATGTTACCATTGGTTGATGATGAGGCTACGTTCTTTGCACTAGTTGAGATACCATCTAGCTTTACTTTATCAGTAGAAAGCATAAATCCATTTACTGTTGTCGTTACAGCAGAATGGGATGAGCCATTTGTACCGATATGCGAAGCAGGAGTAAACTCTGTCTTTGCAAAGTTTCCTTCGTGCCAAATCTTCTTATCATGGACAAGCACATTATAGTTCTTCGTTGGTGTTGCTGTATTGTAATCCACAAATGGAGCAAGGACAAAGTTGTTATCAACTTGGCTAAGTTTAATTTCCGTCCCGATAATTCCACCATCTTGAGTAAGAATAAGTTTTGCTTCGCCACTCTCGTTTGTGTCGTTATCCGTATCGGCATTAATATTGATAATCGAATCTCCTACGCTTGTTACTGTTACGCTTCCAGAGATAGAACCGCCAGTACCAATCTGTAAGTAACGAGCATCTGCTGTTGTTTGATTAATCGCATTATCCTGTATGCCATTCAGACGAACTTTATCTGCCGCTGACATGAAACCATTAACTGTCGTAGTAACAACAGCGTGCAATGTTCCATCTGTTTGAGCAGCGTGTTGAGCTGCTGTAATAGTTCCAGATACATCTGTAAAGTTAATTCCAGTCCAACTTATAGAACCAGCAGTAGCTCCAGCCTTTAAGAACTTTCCGTTGTTTGTTGTGCTGGTAGCTGGGACATGTAAGTTGCCGTCACCACTTGGATGCGTGTAAACCGTTGTCTCGACTCCATCCAGTTTGATGTTTCCATTTGTAGCAGAGCTGGTTGTCTTATTCGCGCCAGTAGAAATTCCATCCAATTTAGATTTATCCGTACTAATCATGAATCCATTTGTACTTGTCGTTACAGCCGCGTGAGCTGTGCCGCCTGTACCAACGTGACTAAGTGGAGCGTACTTAGAAGCCAATGACGTTCCGCCTTCAGAGATGGTTCCAGAGAATGTACCATTCGTTCCTGTTAGCGTATCCTTTAATGTTAATGCTCCAGTAGATGAAATCAGAACTTGTTTTGTCCAATCCCAGTCTACACCATCTGCTGTAGCAGAAGGAGCAATAATAAAGTTATCCGCCGAAGGATGGTGAATAATAAAGGACTTGTATCCAGCGCTCTTTGATATGAAGGCACTGCTATACGTAGAAGTAAGAGCACCAGTAATTGTTCCACCAGTTAACTGTAAGTATCTTGCATCAGCAGATGTCTGATTAATAGCAGAAGATTGAATGCCATCTAATTTTGCTTTGTCTGTACTACTCAAGAAACCATGAGCAGATTGCGTAGCTACGGAGTGTAAGCTTCCGCCTCCACGACTTCCATGCTGGGTGTCAGTAATGGTTCCTGTTACTTCGCTAAAGTCAGCAAAGCCCCAGCTTATAGAACCAGCAGTAGAACCTGCCTTCAATACTTTTGTATTGTTACTTGTGCCTGTTGCAGGAACGTGCAAGCTACCATCAGTTGATGGGTGAATGTAGACATTTAATTCAGCACCATCTACCAAGATGTTTCCGTTAGTCGCAGAACCAGTTATATGATTTGCATCAGCTGTAATAGTATCCAGCTTTGCTTTGTCAGACGCACTTAGGAATCCATCAGATGATTGTGTTGCATTGTCATGTCGATGGTCTGCATAAGATACTTCCATCATGTCAGAGTTACGGTGGAAAGTTGGAGCTGTTACTGGGTCTGTAAAGATAGCATCTGTCGCATTTAAGACAAGTTTTGTAATGCCATCACGTTTCAATGGAAGGTCTTCATTTGTATAGGAAGATAATCCTCCCCCGCCAATCGTGTAGAGTGGCTTGCTAAAAATAAAGTTTGCTCGGTCTGTAGCGATGTGTGCCCAGTTTACACTGACTGGAGTTATCTCAACAAAACCAACGCTATTATCTATTTTTAAAGACGAAGCTGTTACGCCATCAAATGTAACAGTTGTCGTTGATTCACTTGTATTCCCTAAATGCAGAGAACCAGTAAGTGTCATATCGCCAGATACTTTACCACCAGTTAATTGAACGTAACGTCCATCACCAGTTGTCTGGTTAATCGCATTTGCCTGTATTCCATCAAGCTTAGTCTTGTCAGCAGATGACAGGAAGCCATTTACAGATTGAGTAGCGACACCGTGAGATGCACCAGTAGAACCAACGTGTGAATCAAAGCTAGATTTAAAGCCAGACACATCTACTCCATCTACATTCCCAGTTACATCAATGTCTCCAGATACTCGAAGCTTATCAGTCGCAATTCCTCCCGCTGCCTTTATCGAATAGGTAACGCCAACATGCGGGTCTGTATAAGTAGTAACGGCAAAATGAGATTCTCCTGTTGCAGAGATAACCTTTGTATATAATGTTCCCGTTAATGCTCCTCCAGACAATTGCAGGTAACGTCCGTCAGCCGTCGATTGATTAATCGCACTGGATTGGATTCCATCTAACTTCGTCTTGTCTGTGCTGCTCATTAGCCCATTTACAGAACCTGTAACAAGAGGGTAGTTTCCACTAAGAACACCGCTTGCATCAATGCTTAGGTTTGAACCTACCATAATACCACCAAGAACTGTTGCAGTTGCAATGACTGGATTAAAGGATGTTGGAATTCCTGTTAAGCTGGAATAAGCATGCGTATGTCCTGCATAGGAAACTTCTGTGCCAGCGGAGTTCTTAAAGGTGTTCGCCTGTAAGTCTGCCCATACATCATTTGTTCCAGAGTTCCAGTCCTTATAGAATTGGAAGTTTGTTGCAGACCAACGCATGTATGGATTCAATGTGGCATTACCAAACTGAAGGCCCATGCCAGTAGTAGTTGCATCCGTACCATTTGCCACTGTAAAGATAACCGCATTTGTTCCAGTGTCTGTATTCTGGCTGTGCTTCTTCGCTACGGCATCATCAATATTTGCTACTGTGCTGGATGGCTTACTTGCTACATCGGACCAGTCAATACCTGTCCAAGCCCCAGTACCAGCCGCACTCCATTTCACCCATTGACCAGAAGCTCCGCCTGCTGGCAAGTGAATGTTTCCTGCTGTTGTCGGGTGAGTATAGACAACCGTTTCAGCATTATCAATTTTAATATTCCCGTTGGTCGTAGAGGCTGCCACATTCTTAGCGCTTGCAGAGATTCCATCTAATTTAGACTTATCAGTTGAAAGCATGAATCCATTAACAGATGTTGTTACCGCAGCATGGGAAGTTCCGCCTGTTCCAATGTGAGAAGCTGGCGTGAATTCTGTTTTGAGGAAGTTACCCTCATGCCATATCTTCTTGTCGTGAACAAAGACATTATAGTTCTTTGTTGGGGTGCCCGTATTGTAGTCAATAAATGGAGCGATAACAAAATTGTTTGCAGATTGTTCAAGTTTAATTTCAGCACCAATGATTCCCCCATCTTGTGTAAGGACAATCGTTGGTTCTCCATCTTCAACCGCATCATTATCTGTGTCGGCATTTATAATTAACTTAGCACTACTTGTGTTGCTTATCGTGAGGTTAGAAGTTAATGTACCACCTGTTAATCGTAGATACCTACCATCAGCAGAAGTTTGGTTTATTGCATTATCTTGCATATTATCTAATCTAATCTTATCAGCGGACGACATAAACCCAGCTGTCGTTTGTGTCGCATTGGAGTGTAGAGTTCCACCGCTCCTACTGCCGTGCTGTGTATCGGTGATTGCCCCAGTCACTTCACTGAAGGCAACAAATCCCCAGGATACAGAGCCAGCCGTAGCCCCTGCTTTTAATACCTTCGTATTACTGGATGTACCAGTAGCAGGAATATGCAGATTCCCATCCCCTGTTGGATGTGTATATACATTTGTTTCCGTTCCATCAATTTTTATATTTCCATTGGTTGTACTGGACGTGACTTTATTTGCTCCTGTACTGATACCATCTAGCTTTGTTTTATCAGATGAAAGCATGAAGCCGTTTGTTGTCGTTGTAACTGCGGCATGGCTTGTACCACCAGTACCAATGTGTGAAGAGGGTGTGAATTCAGATTTGGATAGATTGCCAGAATGCCAAACTGAATTGCCACTTACTAATATATCTTGAGGAACATTTAGTATCTGTTGTCTTTTAATGCTCCCTGAGCTTGTACTCATGTATTCTCCGCCCTCCTTAGCAGTTCAATATCATTCTGAACATAACCCATAATAGGCAATATTTCCACAAAAAAATAAAGAAAAAACATGCCAGCCGAAGCCAGCATGCTTATTAAATTCTGGTTACTGAACGAACCCAAACATTATGGAATTTATCGTAGTCAACACTTGGAATCTTGTATGTGAAGCGGTCTGCTAATCCGCTGTAAACAACAGCTCCATTTGACTCTGCCAAGTTTGCTTCAACGTCTTGCTTGTCGATAACAATCTCGATGTGGTCAAGCAGTCTATCATTTGGAACGGTGTAGAAGATATCGAACGAGTCGATGTTTGCCACTACATTCAAGTTCGTTGGGTCAGCTACTGTGTGAGCTAGGACAATACTTCCTTCTAGGGAGCTAGAGCGAACGCTGCCGTTCTTCGCATATACACGGTAGTAGATAGTTCCCTTGCGGTTATAGCTATCATCCACGAATGTATATGTTGTCACGCCTGGTGCGATGTCCGAATCATTCACGATTCCAACTACTTCGTAGTGAGCATTATCTGCAAATGATGCCCAGATTTCATACTCTGTTACTTCTGTTGAATCGGATAAGTCGAACTTCACATTCACTTGCGTTCCACTCTCTGTAAGAACAAAGTTACTAGCAGGATTTGGAACCCTTGTATGGGAAGCATAGCTTACAGCTAAACCAGATACATCCACGCCGTCCACTGTTCCTGTCACTGTGATATTGCCATCCACATTGAAAGTAGCAGCTTCAACGCTTAATGTTCCTCTACCAGTTACCGTATCTCCACCAGAAGCGACGATACGTGCATCGTAGTCTATGTTGTTTCCGCTAGAATGAAAGTCGATGTACGGTGTTTCTTGAACGCCGCCAGTGTCTCCAATCTCAATTCCACTGTTTGCCTTGATGTTATCAATGACCAAGTTACCTGTGATGGTATCACCAGACTTAAGAACGTAACGTCCGTCAGCTGTTGTTTGGTTGATAGCGTTTGATTGGATTGCATCCAACTTTAGCTTGTCAGCCGCACTCATGAAACCATTTACTGAGCCAGTAGCAACTGCGTGTAGCGAACCACCGCTTAAGTTGCCATGGAGGATATCAGAGAAGGTTCCGCTGATTTCAGTCCACTGAACTGGTGCCCATGAATAAACGCCTGCGGTTGAAGATGCCTTCAATACATGGTTTGCATGGGTTGTACCATTGGCTGGAACGTGAAGGTTTCCGTCACCTGTAGGGTGAGTGTAAACATTTGTATCCACACCGTCGATAAGGATGTTGCCGTTCGTTGTGCTGTCTACTACCTTGTTTGCTCCAGTAGAGATGCCATCCAGCTTGTTCTTGTCTTGGTAGCTCATGAAACCATTCGTCGTGGAGTTTGCATTCGCGTGAAGCGTTCCACTTGTTTGGTTGCCATGTTGCGTTGCAGTAATTGTTCCACTGATGTCAGTGAATGCAATCTGCGCCCAAGATATGCTTCCTGCCGTAGCTCCAGCTTTCAAGAACTGACCATTATGAGTGGTACTAGTTGCTGGTACGTGTAAGTTGCCATCTGTTGATGGGTGAGTGTAGACCGTCGTCTCTACTCCGTCAATCTTAATATTACCATTGGTTGTAGAAGACTGAGTCTTCGTAGCTCCAGTGGAGATACCAGTTAACTTCGTATGCTCAGCTTGCGATAAGTGAGCAACTGTATCCGCAACGTGAGTATCGTAGCTTGACTTGAACACACTTACATCTACGCCATCTACAAGACCGCCAACTGTTAAGTCTCCTGTAACAGTCAGGGACACAACCGAGCCGTCACCAGATTTCAGGATATAACGGTCATCGTGGTTATGGTCTCCGCGAGCCATTGTGTTGGCTGTACCATTTCCACCCCATCCTTCAATCGTGTCAAGCACTGGCTTGTTATCTACCCATCCAACTTCCATCATCATTCCTGGCATTACCTCTGCCATAATAGGACGACCATGTCGGTGAGTCGGATAGTTCAGCTTCAGCTTGCTCTCTTGAATCTGTGCATATGGGTTGATGTGATGGTCCATGATTGCTAGCGGAGCAATCTTGTTACCTTTAACAGCCGCATTTGCTAAGTGGAAGTTTTGGATACCAGTCTTGTGCGGGTGGTTTCCATCCCACGCTTCAATCTGTGTACCTGGAATCTTATCGGATGATTCAGAACGTCTCCAGTGTGTGCTTAGTTTACCAGTTTCAAAGATAGCAGATGTCGCGTAAGCAATACCGCGGCCTGGTTTCTTAGAACCATCTGGAAGTTGAGCACCTTCAGCCAAGTCTACACGGAATCTCATACGGTACTTGATGGCTACAGAGTAGTCAGGAAGACCAGTATCAGGATTCAAACGTGGAGAGTTGTAAGCACCTTCACTTGATTGGATTGCATCCCCTACAAACCACTGAGCAGAAGTAGGAACAATCTTAGTACGTCTGAATGTTGCCGACTTATCTGGTGTAATCAACTGAGAGTTTCTGTCGAAGTACTGATAGTCTTCGAATCGGAAAGTGTCAATATTGATACGTCCAGATTTTTGACGAATGGTTGCACGGTGATGACCAGCAAGAACATTGTTCATTGCGTCAGCCTTCACGTTAGCGGAAGGTGGCCAGTACATGATGTGCTTATGCTGGAACTTGGAAAGCGTCGGTGCTTCCATTGTCAGCGTATGACTCATGCCCATCATGGAACTCATTTCAACTTCTGCCATACCGAAGTCTGGGCCAATCAGGTAAGTCATGAACCACTTGGAAGTAAAGTCAATCGCAATATCAATGGCTGCATAAGCTCCGTCAATATCTGTTGACACAATACCTCGTCCATTGGTAGCCATGCTTTCTCCAGCTTCTGGAGCACTGTCTGGATATACATAGCTTGTGTCGTATTCCCAGTCACCGTAAGCATTGATTACTGTCCAGTTGTTTTCTGTTCCAGAAGTTAATCCGTCACCAGAAGTCCATCCATTTGCCCAGTCACGAATGAAGCGAACACGCTTGTTTGTGAAAGTAAAGAACTTCGCATAATGCGTATGTCCGTGTACTGTATGGTAAGTAGGTTTCTCATTCCACTCGCCAGACACAGCACTGTCGTAAATGGTTGTCCATGTTACGCCATCCTCTGAAACTTCTGTCTTCGTATTATGATAAACTCTGTCCTCACCATAGGAGTGACCAACTGAAATTCTACCAATCATGTATACTTTTCCAAGGTCAACCGTTACGGATTGCAAGCCGCCTGGTAATGTTACCGTAGTATGTGCTGGTATAGGCTCCATTGTGTGGTCTCCATCCCACGCATCAATGCTTGTTCCGCTTATGATTGGAGTCAAGTCAGGATTGCTTGGTACACCTAAGTCAATAGATGAAGCAGTTGTTGCTATCCCCGCACCAATTGAACGGTTTGTCATGGTAGAATACTGAACACCAGTATAGTTTGCATTCGTTCCTTGTACAGCAATTGGGCTATAAACAAATGGGTCAGTCGTTTGGTTATCATACGTGATATACTTCGGAACAAATTCGTCAATCTCAAACTTCGTGTAGAAGTTGTCAGACGAACCTTGTTCTTGAGCCACTGAAATCGAACCATTGTGCGGCTTAAACCACATGTTATACTTAGCTGTGTAGTCTGCCTCTACCCACTGGCTATCATCCGATGGAATTGTGCCTAATGGAAATTGGATGTAAGCTCCAGTGTTGTACTCAACTGTATATCCCGTTGCTGTTTTCCACCAGTAGTATTGGATAGCAATGATATTTGCTCCAGCTTCAATTGCACTATTAAATACAACTTTTGCTGTTCCAGTATCACTAGTAGGATACGTAATCGTATAAGACGATTCATCTACTGCCAGCACCGTTCCATCTGCTAATACCTTCTGGAATTGTGGCGGCTGTGGAGTAGCCATCCATTTGTTCGCAGCATTGAACGTAAGGTTGTCGGCTTGCCTTACTAACGTTTCACCTTTTACAATACCTTTAATCTTTACATTGGTTACGCCTGGAGGATTCAACCAAGGATTAGCTGGCATAAACCAAGTATAGGTGGAGTTAGGTGTCAGCTTCTCGCCCGTTACATGTACCGTATTATTACCATTTGAGTAGTTCGTTACGTTTACAAGGTCTTGCTCGATGTAAGCGTACTGGGCATCTTCACCATCGTTGTAGGCTGTTAGTTTTACATAACCGCCTTCGTTCAAGAATGGTTCGTTGATGTGGAACTCAACAGAAGCAGCTGCAACAACATCTCCGTCTGAATTCTCTATCCATTGGCTTCTCATTGGTGCCCATCCATCTGCACCTTGGTATTCAACGCCGCCCTCTAAACCGATATAAGGGTCACCGATATAGCCGCCGCCAGGATATACAAAGGATAAGTCCCCTGCTCCACCATAGTTGACAACATACATGTATTCACCAGCTGAATCGACTCTAATACCTTTCGGATTTGCTCCAACGTTAATGCGATTAACAATGGACATGTTCGGATTCATTGGGTCAATATTGTTTGTGTCAATCACAACTACTTGGTTCTGACCATTAACGGTAACGAATAATTGACCAGTTGTTTCATTATAATGCATATGTGATGGCTTAGAACCAACGTCGATGTAGTTAACTGTCCATGTTGGAAGGTCGTGCATTACAGTAAACTCATCATAGTTTGTGTAATACCATCTGTCATATGTTAAGTTGTCAAGGACTTGTTGCTCTTCGATAACAGCAACCTTACCAGTACCTTCAACCGTAACAAAGATTTTTCCATTTGCCACTTTAACGAAGTCTGGAGAGTCACCAACTGGGATACGATACCATACATAATGAGTTGTATGTTGAGTCTGGTCTTTCGAGAAAGTACGTCCGCCACTTGTCGTAACAGTTGTATCTCCCATATCCATACCAGGCATGCTCATATCCATTGCCACAAACTCTGGCTCATCAACACTCATCACCATGCCACCCATACTAGGGTCAGAGATAGGAGCTGTTCCAGGTGGGTTGTCAGGCTTGTTCGGTCCCATTCCCATCGGGAATCCCATAGAACCAATATTACCTTGTTGACGGCTACCAGTTAATGCATTGTATGGGGCCTTACCATTGATATCAACAACAATCAGATACCCATTCGCATAGTCAGCTACATACAAGATATCCATGTCACTTGATAGGTCAATACCGTGTGGCTCATAAGTAATCATTGAACCATCCGTTACACCGTATCCACCATGCGGGTCCATGCCTGTCATTTCCATGTCTTGCATTCCAGTGTTGTACTGACTGGATGCGTCACCACCAGTTGCTTCATTCAAACCGAATTCACCTGTCATACCACCGTGGTAGTTGTCTGTCATGTAGGCAGAAATCGGAATGTTTTTCACTGGCTTCCAGTTCATGGAGTTTGGATTATCCATCTGTAACATTACGATGTCACCCTGACCAGCTAATGTAACGAAGGTTTGATGCATGCCGTTTGTTACAACATCATATGGCGTGCTGCCAAGTGGAACGTTGTGGTGAACATATAGCTTCTGGTCAATAGATGTTGTTGGAGCATCTACGATTGTCAGGCTGTCTGGTACGTTCATATCTTCTGGGTCTGTATTCAAGACGAAGAAGTGTTTCATATCATCTAGCTTACCGCCAGAATAATAGATTCGCCCTGGGCCTTTACCCATTTTCAATGTAGTTCCAGTACTCATGTTGTTCGCCATGTCTACCTGAACCAGCGTATTGTTACCCTCGATTGTTACATATGCATATTGCTCGTTCGCATCAATTGCAACGTCTACTGGTTTCTGTCCGCCAAGGTCAATTGGGAATACTGTTCCATCTACTAAACTAATCTTCCATAGTTGGTGTCCACCAGGAGATGTCGCTTTACCGCCAAGGATTGCTTCACCAGTTGGGTTATCACGAAGATATCCATAACCAGAAGATGATGTCATGAACGCACCGTTTGCTACTAGGTTATCCGATTGAACAACCCCAACGTCTAATCCGTCTACACGTAGGTAACCAGAGCCGATGAGAACCTGACCAGTTTTACCATTGTAAACCTGAATGACTTGTGCATCTAATCCTTTAGTAGAAATCTTTTCCGCAGTAATCTGACCAGCCTGAATCATATCAGCTGTGATGGAATTTGCGGCGATGTTACGAGCCGTAATCGCACCAGCAGAAATCAATTCAGAAGTAATCGTGCCTGCTTTGATGAAACTAGCATCCAAAGTACCAGCTACTAATCTATCAGCATTCAATGTGCCAGCTTCGATACGGTCACCAGCAATTGAGCCAGCCTGCATGTGCTGAGTGGTAATTTGGTTCGCACCAATCAAGTCCGAGGTAATGCTTCCAGCTTGTAGTCGAGCTGTGCTAATATATCCAGATGTGATTTGGTCTGCACGTAAACCAGCTACGTTAATCTTTGTAGCGTCGATTGTTCCTGCCCCGATATTAGCAGCAGTTAAAACTCCAATCTTAGCAGCTCCGATTGTAGCCGTTTGAGTTGTCGTATTAATCGCATCAATAACGACTGCCTTAATATGGTCAGCATCCAAAGCCGCAATCTTTGCATTGTTGATAGTGATGTTCTCCACACTAGCATTGATAGCTTTAATGACTTCGGCTTCAATATTTTCAGCTTTCAAAGAACCGATTCTTGCTGCATTAATCGTAGCACTTTCTAATGAAGCATTGATGGCGCTAATTACAACAGCGTCGATATGCCCAGCAGTTAGGTCACCAATCTTCGCAGAGTTGATAGTTGCTGTATCCGTTGTTGTATTAATCGCTTCGATAACTTCTGCTTCGATGTGAGCAGCTGTTAAAGCTCCAATTTGTGCCGCGTCGATTGTAGCTGTCGTAATGTCAGCATTGATAGCCGCGATTGCATTGGTAGTCATTCTTGCTGCGGCGATGTCACCTGTTGTAATCTTAGTTGCATCAAGGACGCCAATCTTACCTTGGTCAATAACCGCAGTTGTTGCATTCAAGTTGATAGCTTCAACGACAGCGCCTTTGATATGGTCTGCTGTTAGTGTTCCAATCTTTGCGTTATTAATAACCGCATTTGTACCATTGATGGTTTCGATGGAAGCATTAATTGCAGAGATTACTTTCGCCTGCATGTGGTCAGCACTTAGCGTACCGATAACAGCAGAGTTAATCTGTGCAGAACCAGCTGTCATATTCTGAGTGTAAGTATTGATAGCAGATACAACATTCGCTGTCATACGAGCTGCGTCAATATCTCCAGCCACAATCTTGCTTGCATTCAAATCTTGAATCTTAGCAGAATTGATTTGAGCTGTTTGCACATCAGCGTTAATCGCTGATACAACATTCGCTGTTAATAATCCAGCCGCGATACTTCCTGTTGTAATCTTAGAAGCGTCTAGATTTCCGATAACAGCTTGGCTGATTTTCGCACTCTCTAATGTACCGTTGATAGCAGAGATGACGTTTGCTTTCATATTGTCTACGGATAGAGCGCCAATCTTAGCCGCACCAATCGTAGCATTTTCCACGCTGGCATTAATCGCTTTGATTACTTCTGCCTCAATGTTCTCTGCTTTTAGTGAACCAATTTTAGCGGCACCGATAGTTGCAGTTGTTAAATCAGCGTTAATCGCTTGGATAACATTCGTTGTCATTAGGTTAGCAGCGATACTACCAGTCGTAATCTTTGATGCATCCAAGTTCGGGATGATGGCCTTATCAATCTGTGCTAGCCCAATGTTTGCGTTCACAGCCGCAATGACATTCGTTGACATCTTATCGGCGCTCAATGTTCCAATCATAGCAGAGTTGATGGTCGCATTCTCTACAGAAGCGTTAACCGCTTGGATTACTGCCGCCTTCAGGTTATCTACCTCAAGAGCACCAATCTTAGCTGCGTTGATAGTAGCTGTTCCCACGTAAGCATTTACAGCGTCGATAGCTGCTGCTTTCATGTTTCCAACTGTCAATGAGCCAATCTTCGCCGCATCAATCGTAGCACTTGTTAAGTTGGCATTGATGGCTGCAATCGCATTTGCTTTTAATCTATCAGAAGTGATGTCCCCAGTTACAATCTTAGCCGCATCCAAGTCAGCAATCTTCGCAGAACCAATAACTGCCGTTTGGGTTGTTGTGTTAATCGCATCAATGACAGTCGCCTTAATATGGGTTGCATCTAATTGCGGGATAACCGCTTTATCAATCGTTGCTAAACCAATGTTGGCATTGATAGCAGTGATGATGTTCGTTGCCATATTATCAGCATCAAGTGTGCCAATCTTACCACTGTTAATCGTGATGTTCTCAACAGAAGCATTGATAGCATTGATGACGCTTGCCTTAATGTGGTCTGAATCCAACTCAGGGATAATTGCCTGGTCGATATGAGCCGTACCGATATTTGCATTAATCGCCGCGATTACAGAAGCTGAAATCTTATCAGCCGTTAATGCACCGATTTGAGCTGAGTCAATGGTTGCACTTGTTAGGTCAGCGTTGATAGCTGCGATAGCATTGGTTGTCATTCTAGCCGCCGCAATATCACCAGTGGTAATCTTTGTAGCGTCCAAGTTTCCAATCTTAGCCTGACCGATAACAGCTGTTTGCGTTGTTGTATTGATAGCGTCAATAACAACCGCTTTGATGTGGTCTGCATCAAGAGCCGCAATCTTCGCTGCATTGATGGTTGCCGTTTCAAGAGAAGCATTCACTGCTTTGATGATATTGGCACTCATGTTTGCTACATCTAGTGTTCCGACTTTTGCCGCATTGATAGTAGCAGTACCAGTGTATAGGTTGACAGCATCTACTACAGCTGCTTTCAAGTTGTCAGTTGTCAAAGAACCGATTTGTGCGGCATCAATTGTTGCTGATGTGATATCCGCGTTTATAGCTGCAATCGCATTGGCAGTCATACGCTGAGCTGCAATGTCCCCAGAAGTAATCTTCGTCGCACTCAAGTTGCCGATGTTGGCTTCATTAATAACAGCCCGTCCAGTAACTTGGGTATTGATAGCGTCAATAACGCTAGCGGAAATATGTCCTGCATCCAACTGAGGGATAACCGCTTGGTTGATGTACGCTGTACCAATATTTGCATTGATTGCATCAATAACACTTGATTGAATATGAGCCGCATCCAGGTTTGGAATAACTGCACTATCAATCGTTGCTGTTGTAATCTTTGCGTTGATTGCCTCAATCACACTAGCTTTAATATGGTCTGCATCCAGTTGAGGGATAACAGCCTTATCAATGTAAGCTGTTCCGATGTTGGCATTAATTGCTTCAATTACAGAAGACTTAATATGGTCAGCATCTAGTACACCGATTCTTGCATTATTGATAACCGCACCTTCGATAGATGCATTCACGGCGTTGATGACAGATGAAGTTAAGACAGCCGCGTCAATAGAGCCGCCGACAATCTTGTCTGCATTCAAGGTATTGATAACACCTTCATCAATATGCGCCACGCCTACATTTGCATTGATGGCTTCGATTACATTTGTGCTAATCTTATCAGCAGCCAAGACACCAATCTTTGCAGAGTCGATAGTCGCATTCTCGATACTTGCATTAATTGCTTGGACAACAGCCGCTTTTAAGTTATCTACACTTAGCGTACCAATTTTAGCCGAATTAATCGTAGCTGTCTCGATACTAGCATTGATTGCTTTTACAACTTCCGCTTGAATGTTTTCAGCTTTCAAGGAACCAATCTTTGCAGAACCGATAGTAGCAGTTGAAAGGTCAGCATTGATAGCCGCTACAACATTTGTCTTAATACGGTCAGCAGCAATATCGCCAGCTGTAATCTTATTCGCATCCAAATTGCCAATGCGAGCTTGGTCAATCTGAGCAACAGTAGCTTTTAAGTTAATCGCTTCTACTACGCTGGAAGCAATGTGGTCAGCATCCAGATGAGGAATAACCGCCTGGTCGATTGTTGCAGTTGAAATCTTTGCATTGATTGCCTGAATGATATTAGCTGACATAACATCAGCATTCAGCGTTCCAATCTTGGCAGAATCAATTTTCGCTTCTCCGATACTAGCATTGATAGCAGAGATAACGGATGCCGTGATGTGGTCTGAACTTAATTCAGGGATAACGGCTTGGTCAATTTTTGCTGTTCCAATGTTTGCATTAATCGCAGAGATAACAGAAGCTTGAATCTTGTCTGCTGTCAAAGCGCCAATCTGAGCTGAGTCAATGGTTGCACTAGAGATGTCGGCGTTAATAGCAGCAATGGCATTTGTTGTCATGCGTTCAGCCGCAATGTCGCCAGCATTAATCTTACCTGCATTCAATGAATGGATTAGCGCTTCATCCAACGTTCCTGTTTGGGCATGGAAGTTAACAGCATCCAATACATTGGCTTTCATATTATCAACAGATAATGTACCAATTTTAGCAGAGCCGATTGTTGCATTCTCAAGACTTGCATTGATGGCTTGAATAACAGAAGTTGTTAGGTTGTCTACGCCTAATTGCCCAATCTGAGCTGCATCAATTGTAGCTGTTTCAATGGAAGCATTGATGGCTTTAATTACTTCAGATTGAATATGTGCCGCATCCAAATTAGGAATAACAGCCTTGTCGATTGTCGCTGTGCCAATGTTGGCATTAACAGCATCTATGACGGAACCAGAGATTCTGTCTGCGCTAATTGTACCAGTAGTAATCTTGTCAGCAGAAAGGTTTCCAATTTTACCTTCACCGATTACGGCTACACCCGTGTAAGAGTTGATGGCTTCAACAACCGTAGCTTTCATGTTGTCTACACCTAGCTGTCCAACAATCGCATTGTCGATAGTTGCTGAGCCAATGTTAGCATTGATTGCTTCGATAACTGCCGCACTAATATGGTCAGCATCTAAGGCAGAGATATGAGCATTGTCAATCTTCGCAGTACCAGCATATAGATTAATAGCATCTACGATATTTGCCTTCATATTGTCAACGCTTAGAGTACCAATCTTTGCAGCATTAATGGTCGCATTTTCGATAGAAGCGTTCACTGCAGCGATAACCGAGGCTTGCATATTGCCTACTTCTAAAGAACCAATCTTGGCAGCGCCAATTGTAGCTGTATCCAGTGAAGCATTGATGGCGGAGATAACACCAGCTTTGATTCGGTCTGCATTCAAGTCGCCAGTAGTAATCTTAGTTGCATCTAAATTACCAATCTTCGCTTGGTCAATAGAAGCTGTTTCAAGTGAAGCATTTACTGCCGCAATAACAGACGCCTTCATATTATCTACGCTTAGCGTTCCAATCTTAGCATTGCCAATTGTGGCATTCTCAGAAGACAAGTTAATGGCTTCGATTACTGCGCCCTTGATGTGTTGAGCATCTAAGTCTCCGATAGAAGCAATATCAATCTTTGCACTATCAGCTACCATGTTCTGAGCATAAGCATTAATGGCATTAACGATATTGGCTTGTAATCTATCGGTAGAGATGTCGCCTGCCGTAATCTTATCAGCGCTTAGGTCACCAATCTTTGCTTGGTCAATTGTAGCGGTTTGAGTTGTAAGGTTGATTGCATCAATGATACTTGCTTTTAGGCGGTCTGCGTCAATGGTTCCAGCAGTAATTTTCGTTGCATCTAGGTTGCCGATTTGAGCCTGGTCAATAACAGCATTTTCGATAGAAGCGTTAATCGCAGAGATAACACTTGCTTTGATGTTATCTACATCTAGAGAGCCAATCTTAGCAGCCTTGATGGTTGCCGTATCAGCATTCATGTTGATGGCATCAATAACAGCCGCTTCGATATGTCCTGCAGACAATGCACCAATCGTAGCCGTATTAATCGTAGCGTCGCCTACTTGCATGTTCTGTGCATACAAGTTAATCGCGTTAATAACGTCCGCCTTGATGCGGTCAGCCTTGATGTTACCAGCTGTGATGTTATCCGCATTTAAGTTTTGAATGTAACCCTGTTTAGCAGACAAGTTAATCGCGTCGATTACTCCAGCAGTAATACGTTCAGCATCAATATCTCCTGCCGTGATTTTGTCAGCAGACAGGTCACCGATAACTGCTTGGTCAATAACTGCAGAGCCAATCGTTGCATTCTGAGCATATAGGTTTAATGCATCTACAACAGAAGCAGTGATGCGCTCGGCATCAATCGTTCCAGCTGTAATCTTGCTTGCATGTAAATCCCCAATATATGCTTCGTCGATTCTAGCTGTTCCGATATAAGCATTAATGGCCTCAATAACATTTGCCTTTAATACATCTGTTGGGATATTACCATTTATATCTCCATAGTCGAATGTAGATATTCTACTAATGTCGATGGTGTCACCTGTGCTAGTATTGATAGAATCAATTAGGCGTTGCCCGTCATAATTCTTAATCTTCTTATCTTCTACCGTACCATCCTGTAGTAAAGTACCAGCAATCGTATTCTCAATGATTTGCAGTAAATCAAATGGAATATACATGCCCTCATACTTATAGGTATGGTCGGAGTTATTCATAATGATTTTACCGAAAGCTGTTTCACGACTAAAAGTATTTGTTGCAGTATCTATATCTATGATTGGTCTATTCATATACCAGTTGCCAGCGATAGGCATCCAGTTATAGAAACGAACTTCATTGTTTAACTTTGCGTAGCCTTCTGTTACTGGATAGAAAGCATCTACAGATGTTAATAAGGCTCCAGTATGTGCCCAGTTATAATATGTTTGTGCAAGTTCTGGGTCTGTATTAGAAGCAATATAAGGAGTGGCAAATATGCGAACGCCTAAATCCCAACGATGATGGTAGATAGGAAGTATCTTCTGTGCAATCCCATAGGCATCTGTGTAAACTTCAGGAGTAGTTGTATCAATCGCAAATTGCTGATAGTGGTAAACGTCACCAGGCTCGATATGCGGAGCCACCCAGTTAGGGTTCATGGTTTCATCATAAGCATCTGTAAGAAGCTTTTCTGCATCTCCAGACTGCATGATAGCGACCATTCCATATTGGTGAATAGAATCTAGGATTTGGTTTTGACGGTCACGACTTACGCCGCTCTCATAACCAAAGTTATCAAGGTAGATACCGTCTGCGCCCATGTCTTTCCAAGATTGAATCTTTACTTGGATTTCAGCTACAGATAGATTAGTAGTGTTAACACCAGAATCAATGTAACCATAGACATGAATCTCGCGGTTCTTCTTGATGATGCCAATTATATTTTCTGTAATCGCATGGCTTTCGCTTGTTGTTTCTTCAGCATTGTTACCAAATACGATATGGTCAAACTTAACAAAGTGACCAGTTGCTTGGTCAACAGTTGTAGCTCCATTAATCTTATCGACTTCACCCAAGTAAATAAGAAAAGATGGAACGCGCATTGCTGATGAGCCTTCAAGAAGACTAATACGTTCTCCCACACTTGTCTTGCTTCCTTGCGGATTTAATCCTAAGGTTTCCTGAATTGCACTGATAGAATCCTGTAAGGAGTTTATGTCGTCGGCCATTACGTCGTCGCCGTTAGGGTCTCCATCAAATGCTGCATCTTTCTTTACTTGAAACAAATCTAGTTTTTCAGGATACTTTGATAAGCTCATTTTCCCACCTCCTTATTACTTCTGTTTCTTTACGATTCCATTTCTGCCATCGAACGGAACCCATTTTCTTTTCTCTTCATCGTAATACTGGATTTCAAAGTATTCGATATCCGCTGATTCTAAATAAGACCAGGACAACTCCGTAGAGTTTGTCCCAGCGTTATAGACCTGCGTGATACCTAATGGAATGTTTTTATCCATAGGTTACAGCTCCTTATACAAAATCTACAATAAAGTAAATACCATACGCGATGTATTTCCCTACTATAGAAGTAACCTGTTTCTCAGTGAATTGTCCACCCTCTGATTGAAGAATCTTCTTAGGAAGTTCAATTATTAGGACGCCATTCTTGTAGTACGCCTGACCATCCCATGTACCCATATCCCAGTAGTTCTTGGACAGTGGCTGAACCTTCTTAATAGTAGATTCTTTAATGGATGTTTTTAATCCGCCGCCCCGTTGACGAGTATCCATTACAACTGCATCCTGAACTCTAGTGTGTTCGCGCAGATGAATAATACCAAGAAGCATAGCGGCTGGGTTTGTCTTCTGTACATTCTGCCAATCTTCTAGGCTGTAGCAGTGACGAACACAGTCTTCATTGTAGTTTCCAAAGCTGTCTTTGTGAGGAACGATATACACATAGACTTCTTTATTCATCAGCTTGGCTGTAGGAACAGACTCCCATGATGTGAACGTTTCACCAGTGTCGCCATCCGTTCTTACAACAGGCATTGTTGAGTAATGCCCTTCAGATGGATTTAGGTCAAGACCAATAAATGTTCCGATGGAATCATCAAAGTACCCACGGTATTCCAGATAGTTTTCTGCATAGTAATAGTTCACATAGATTTCGTGCTTGAAATCAATCTCATCCTCTAAGTAGATGAAGCCGTTACGAATATCGTAATCTCTTATCTTTAAGAGTTCATCAGTTGAGTACATGTATTGCACGATTACACGGTCTGAAACATCTTCCTTAAATGTAACCGAACCAGATGAATAGTCAATAGTGTATGAAGTGACAGGGGCAATTTTTTCTTCGCTGCCATCATACGGAACTATTTTAATAACTGGAGTAGGGAATGCCAACCAGTTCTGGTGAGCAGAAGCAAATGTCTTCTTGTCTGTTGATTTCATTTGTTCGCCTGTCACAAGAATGTTGTTGTAGGTACGCTTCCATACTTGCAGGTTGTTGTAGTCATAGTCCACGAACACTGTGCCGACTGGAGCTGATTCAAAGATAACGAGTCCGTTTGTATAGTCAACGTCAAAGCCTTCTAATCTTTCTACTAAGTTACCATCCATTTGCTCGTCCACATAAACACGAGGAATGAATGACTTATCCCATTCTGACGTAACCGTTTGTGGCTTGTAGATAAGACCTGCTGTGCCGACCTTCGACATTGGCTCTTGTCTTGAGCTTCCTGTCATGACATACAATGGATGGTTTTGAACCTTAACCGTATTGTCATTGACGTATTCAGCCATCTCTTCTCTTACTCGCTTGTATCCCATTGCTGGCTTAAATACTTGACGATTGTATTCTGGCAATGAATAGTAGTGAGTACCGAATAAGCGCTGTTGGAATTCATAGTAATAGTTGTCGTAAGCAATCAATGCTTTGATGTCATCATAGTTCAATTCTTTTTTCACGAATGAACCATTTTGTACACGCAAAAACCATGAGTCACGATTGTCGATAGTAGATGGGTAAGCAAGGCTAATCTTATTCTCTGGCTGAACCAATACACCATAGCGACGCTTTGCAGCACGGATAGTGTAGTAGTTTGTACGGGCTTGAAGAAGGATGTTCTTGTTCTCGCCGCCATAGAATAAATCCATATATCGGATAACAACATTACCATTTCTATCAAAGTAATACTTACCAGCTTTTGTGTCATGGATTTCAAGGTTCACGAATTGGCTATCAGGGTCAATTCCATCTGGGCCGCCAAGATATACTTCGTAGTAAATATCATTCGTGTCTGCCCATTCGATACCAGCATTTAATGCAGGGAGCATAGTAGATAAAGAACCAAGATTAACCACACCATCTGAGCGACGAATAGATACGGTTCTAACAGCGGTGTTTCCGTTTAGCTTCATATAAATACCAGCGTTATTGTCCCATGCATAAACATAAGAACGAATGGTGTATGTGACATTGATGATTGGGTCATAAGTTGTAACATCAGAATCAGAGTATCCTTCTGCTTGAAGATTGAATGAATCTCCACGCGGCGTTACAGCAAATGCATAGAGAGCACTTGAGCCATCATTAGCAGGAGTCATGTAGATACTTCCTACGCTAACAACGGTCAGCATGTCAACCGTTACAACGCCTTCTCCATTTCCATCAACAAAACCGACGCGAAGGTCAACTTGCTTAGCTGTTGAAAGAGAGAAGTTGCAGTCCACTCTCACCCAGTCACGAGTACCAATAACGGGAGCACTCTTCGCAATAACAGTACCGCTTGTATCGTAAGCTGCTACCATTGCACCCTGAGTTGTTTTTCCTGCTACGCTTTCTACCTTTATCCACGCTGTTGCCATATAAGAACCTGGCAATAATGTTCCTGTTCTGTTATTCCAGTAAGCCTGAGCACCAATGCCGCCAGTTGGAACATCCACTTGAACAGCTTTTGCTCCACGCTGAGAAGTGCTAGTTACATGTCTGAACGTAGGCGTCTGTCCTGCTAGGAACTTCGTATCCCACCCAGGGATAGCATTCGCTGTCGTAGCTGTCCAGCTTGTGATAGCTGACCTTGTATTTGGATTATAGCTACCAGCTTCCATGCTTCCGTTGTTAATTGGAACATCGGTATTGGATTGAACTTCTACTTCATAAGCTCCACTAGCTGCAAAGAACTCTGCTGGGAGATAAGGAAGTAAAGCAGATTTTGTTGTTCCCTTTAGGATTTTCTTTGCCACGATTTGTGTCTGGTCATAATCATTACGTTCATCAACATAAACGGTTGAGCCGCCAACACCAGAGTATTCTTGCTTAAACAAGTTATCACGATGGTAAACATAATCCTGTTGCCATGGGCCGTAAATCCATCTGTTCTCTGCCATGTAAAGAATAAGGTTAATTGCAAACTGAACAGCCGTATCATCATTATGGAATAGAGAACGAATAATACCAGAGTTTGATACAATCATTGTCCCCTTTTCAAAAGGAGTTCCTGCCCTTACATTGCTGACCATGACAGATGCATTCTTATTAGAATACTGAATGATGTTTGTCCAGTTAGTAGATGCTTCGCCAGAACCGAATGTAATCATTGGATTAACAGCAATGGTCTTGTATGTTCCGTCACCTTGAAGCTCTTGTCTTGAATAGCCAAGGTCAATTTGCGTCTTGTTGCCCATTACGTAGTAACGGTTTAGGATGTCCTTCCCAAGTTGTGTTGTGATGTCTGGAGCTTTAAATCCAGTTGACTCTGTTGTACCAGAGAATCCAACTGTTGTTAAGAATGTTTCTGTACTACCAGATTTGAAGGTAAGGACTTTTCCTACTTCACCCGCATTATCAATCCATATCTTGCCGCCATTGTTCATATAGTTACGAATGGCATCATTGTACGGAGACATATCAAAGTATCCATATCCAGTGATGATGATTAAATCATAGTCATTCCATTCGTCTCTTGGCATTTCAATGTCTGCCACCCAGTAACGTGGATTGGATTTCAGATAGCTTCTTACTTCAGGATGTGGATTAGCAAACTCTAGGTAAGCTGGCTTTGCACTATCTTCGTATATCTTCTTCAGTGAGCCTGTCAAATCTTCTACGTTAATGATGCTATTGTTTAAGAAGATGATTCCGATATTTACATTGCCTGGATTAGTGCCAGAGAAACGAGTACTCATGTTGCTCTTCACACGATACTTGAATTGCTGTGCGGGCCGCACTGTATTGTCTGCAATCAAGACTTGAGCTGGAGAGTAAACCTGATAGTTGTTGTCATCTGTTTCTACAACGCAATAAGCTCTAACATCTAGATTATTTGCTCCTTGTGTGAGGATATCAAAGTCTGCTTCACTGATTTCATCAAAGACAGGAGAGGGATTCAGAATCTCTGTGTAGTCGGATACGTGTGTGCCATCCGTATTATACTTCTCATAGTGGAGAAGGAAAGATTCGCTATCGCTCTCATGGAAGTTTGAGTAGACATAAATATTGTAAGCATTCTCTGGGAGTCCCGTTCCCTGTGCCTGTATCAATTGAATCTTATATTTGTAAGCCGTATTGATAGGAGTACCATCTAGATTGGTTACCCTTATCTTTGTTCCAAGATAGAGGAGGTCATCAATTTCCTCTGGGTCTACTTGAGCATAGTCTACAACATTATCAGCAGGGTCTTCACTATATCCGCCAATGTATGGAGTTACCAATGCTCCCTTTGCATCAAAGTAGCCGCTTGCTTTTGCTTCATAATAGAGAGGAGCTGGCTCATCTTGCGAACTGACTGGGACGGAGAACTCATCCGTCACCAGCACTTTCTTACTAGGAAGCTTTGAATCACCAGACAGTTCACGCAGTAAATACTGGTCATCTGGGTACATTGTTTTTTCTGCTTGATAAGTCGATGGCAGACCATTTTCTTTTATGTTTGCAGACAGGTCATTGATGAGCAGGTTTCTCACTGGACTCATCTCTGGTGTAGAAACATAGGCGAGGTTCGCACTGTTTTGTGGAAGTGTTTTCCCAATCCGTATCGAGTAGCCCTTGTCAGCGCCATCTTTCATTATTCGGTCATTATGAGCTTTTGCCACGATTCATCACCCCTTAGTTGTTCTTGTCCCAATTTAATACATCAGTGTATTTGTTGGTTAATGTCGTTGTCAGTCTGTTATTTGTCAGCCATGCTACTTCGTCCATATTAATGACTCCATCACCATTGAAATCAAGAAGGTCTCCTAGTCCACTTGGCAATGCAGTTTTCGGTTGCCCCATATAATCAATAATGAATTCTAATAAATAAGCAATCATCTTATCATAGTTGATTTCAATTGCTGACTTCTGAAGTTGGCTTGCTGAATAGCTGACTGGTATTTTAATCGTTACATTAGAACTTTCGCTAATGTATTTACGTGCATTTGCAATGAGTACGTCGCTTGATGATTTATCTACCGACTCCGTATTAGCACCATACTTTGCATTTACCTTTGCAATCATGTCATCCGTATAAGCAATATCTTGAATGGTTGCTCCATACTTAGCAGCAATCTTCTCGATGGTGTCACCAGTCTGAAGAGTATAATCCATTGTTTCAAGTGTCTTTAGTGTAATTGGAATCTGTACACCAAGACCCGTTTCGCTATCCATAATGTTGATATGGTCTTCTACTTCCACGGCATTCACATCAGACATCTCGATGATTGGCGGACGATACTGATACAGGAATCTTCCTGCTCTTTCACGAATCTTAACGCTATCTTCATCATAGGTTGGAAGAATCGTTCCAAGCTCACATGAAACAGTCAGCTTACAATGGCTGATATAGTTTCCGTTGGAATCCAGCGGCTCTGCTACAATCAATGCTTGAGTTCCACCATTAGCTGGTAGATTGTCTGGTGTCGCACGAACTCTGAAAGAAGATACGCTTTCCACATTCTGAGTGATGTATAGGAACCCTTCATGGTTTGGATTTAATAATGGATTCAATTCAATCATCGTTGCAAGCTTCTGGTTTGAAAAGCGATTGCCTTCATACGTAACCGTCACTGGTTCTCCATCGTATTTTCCAAGAGTGACACGGAAAGAATCAGGAACACCAATATTGAAATCAACCGTATAAGATTCTTCTAGCTGGTAACTTACCGTCATGGTTTGCCCATCTAATACATCTTTTTGGTCATCCGTCAATGTCATGTGGACTTTCTTTCCATCAAGAGTTAACGGGTCGCCCCACATAACTCCCTCTTCATCTGTTACGCTGATTGTAAATGTTTCCTTATCAATATCATCTGCATGGTAAGAGATAGGCAAATAATCATAAGCTTTGTCATACATAACAGGCTCTTGGTTAAATGTTCTGTATTCTCCAGTAGTCCAGTCAAAGAAGGAAACCTTTCTCATGACGCTACCATTCTGTTTTGTAACGATAACAGGAGAACCATAGTTTGGAGCAAGCGTTGCCTCAATAATAGACTTATTGAAGTTGGCAATCGCATGGTTGAAACTTGCATGAAGAATAACAGAATCGTTATCTGCAATCGGGTCTGTTGTATCAGCCAGTGCTACTGCTTCATCGTCTGACAAAACTTCTGAATAGATAACCGTTTCATCAATAACACCATTGAACATACGGTAGCTTGCATTCTGGCTCCATCCGATACGGATAACATTGGAGCTGCCAAGCGTACTATAAACGCCTTGTGCCGATGTATAAGATGTGCCAATCCACAATTGGATTTCATCTTCATCCCACGTAGCTACGGCATTGTACCAAGTGTCTTTCACTAGATTCATGGTAATTCCAATAGAGTTATAGCTTCCATATTTAAAACGCATAGAACCACTTGGGCTATAGTAAAGCAGAAGCGGCTGGGTGTCACCATATTCAAATAGGATAGTGTTGTATGCAGTGTTTGCATCATAATCCAAATCAGGTTTGAACCACATAGCCAGTGAGCCTTTATATGGAAGAATATTATCCTTAGATGGATAAGTAATAATAGAACTGTCACGAACTGCTGGTACTGACAAGCTCATGTTGTGGATATAATCTGTCGCAAATCCTTTGTCTTCAAGCTGGACGTTGTTGACCTTTACCGTCTCATTATTCGCCATGAAGCGAATTTCTACCGTTGCGCAGTCAGCACTTAATGTCTGCGTAAAAGATGCCTCTGTCCAATCCGATTGCAAGCCCATCTGCTGGCTATAGACTTGTGGAGATGCTCCGTCCCGTTCGAATATCGTAACCGTACAAGAACCAATATAATTGAAGGAAAGAGTATGGGCCTTACCTCCAACCACCGTTAATGTCTGCCCTGCATAAAGGTCAGTTGTTGTTGGGTTGTTCAAGTACAGATATTTATCTTCATTATCTAGCTCCTGAATATCTGCTATGCCGCCTGGAACAGTATCTATATTAGTAAACCATCCATCTGCGAAGTTGGAATCTACTGAAAGGTTCTTACAGCTATTGCCCGCTGTTGAATATATGCCAACGCTTCCCCTAATCATATTAGGATATTCAATATTAAAAATGACAACATCATTTAAGTAGATACGATAGTTTGTTCCTTTGATAATAACCTTGAATGCATAATCCTGCCCCACATCCAATGGGTCAAGCTTCTTGCTATCAAGATGGAATGTTTCATATGTTTCTTGCACATTTAGATTTGCATATGCAACGATTTGTCCAGTGTCCATATCTTCTTCATTATAGATAGATAGGAACATATAGAAGTTTGTTGCATAGACACGCGGAGCAATTCCAATGTTTCCGCCGTTAAAAGTCAATGTTGTATTAAACGTTATGTCTTGCCAATTACCGTCCCCAACAACATAGTAGCCTTCTGAATCAAACACGAGGGCTTCATTCTGTGTGTCTACATGTGTTGATGCTACTATATAATCCGACATCTTCCATCCTCCTTTTTTGAGATGCTCTCCATCATTTGTAACCACTATCTCTCATAAAAGCAATACAATAGAAAAAGAAAAACCACCCCGAAGGGTGGCTTCCATAACCATTAAGGAGTGACTTCATTCAATGATAAGTCATAATACTTTCCTACTTCAATGCCAGACGCATCTTCAATTATAAAGGAAATGTTTCCGCCTGCTGCAATAGCAGGGTCATTGCTTTGGAAAAGAAGATTCACATAGAAACCTGCATCTTCTTCTTGAGGAACGATTTCGATACATAGTAAGCTTAGCTTGTTCATCTCATCACCTCATCTAAGTATTATGGAGCTTGATATCCTTGAACATTGATGTACACGTTTGCTCCAGTTGTTACAGCGTTCACGTTTAAAGCAGTAGCAGCTGTACCTCTTAGAGGCTGGTCAAACGTAATGTTAACTGGCATTGTCATATTAGCAGATGCATAACCTTTCCATAGCACAGTCACACCATCAAGAATCTGAATCTCAGTTGCAGTTGCATTAGTGTTCTGGAATTGGAAACCATTTACATAGTTACGAATACCAGCCGCACCAGCAGCCTTAGCAGCCGTAGCCGTAGTTGTCGTTTGAACACCAGCATAAGACCAAGATGCTTCTGGGATACAGTGCTCTCTTACTACTAATGCACCATGCATTGTTGAGTAAAGGTTTGTCACGTCACCAGTAGCAGAAACAGCTGTTGGCATTACGTTAATTGCACGTCCACCAATTGTTACTGGGTTGTTGGCTGTTGCAGCATCATGTGCTTGAGAGCCAGCAGCAATTGCTGTCATAGAACCACCAACACCGTATACTGCCATACCTTGACCAGCGGAGATGTTTCCACGACCTGCTGTAACTTCAGCTGTTAATTCTGCATAGTCATTTACGTTCACAAATTGGAAGTTAACAGTTGTAGCAGAAGCAGGAGCAGTTGTTCCGTTCTTGATACGAAGACGAACTTTGTAAGTCGCATTCGGATTAGGAATGTTTTGGTGACGAACGTTAGAGTAAGAGCGTCCGTTAGCAGAGTCCATTACCTTTGTGTGGAACCATAACTCGTCAGTGTAAGGTTCGATTTCAAATAGAGCATAAACGCCTGCACCTGTTTGAGCCGCACCTGTACTTACAGCAGATGAATTCAGCATTGGAATTCCCATTGCTTGAGTCTGATAAACAGCATACGTATTCGTTGTGCTGTCTGTACCAGATACTTTCCAAGCTGCTACGTTTGGTGTTACCGTATCAACTGCACCTGTAACTGGGTCAACCGATACTAGCTCCATGTAGATTTCGTTCTGAGCAATCTTTTGCGAAAGGTTTAAAGCAAACATTGCTTTCACAGGAATTGTAAATGTTTCCTTAGACATAAGGATTGTTTCAGCACTTACTGTTGTACCCATAGCAACAGATAGAATACCGCCTGCTACAGTAACAGTTTGGCCTGCACCTGTTTGAACAAGGTCCCACATGGTAGTGTTCAGAGATGTTCCAGAGAAATCAGCTTTCCATTTCTTCTGGTTTGTTTTCACTCTGTACATGTCATCAGCTTTATCGTAACCCACACCGCCTGTAGCATAGACAGGAGTTGTCCATTCCACGTTAGCTGTCTGGTCTATCGGTAATGCAGTAGTCTTTTGACCAACCGAATCTTTTGGTAACTCTTTTACAAATTGAGTCATTGATTCTCCTCCTTAAAATGGTATGTAACATATATAACCACTTGATGGTCATCTGTAAATAGGAAAAGCGCGACATTATACAGTCGCGCCTAGTCCTGCAACAGTGCTCGTGAAGCTCATCTTGTACACCGTTGTTGTTGTATTCGCTATATCAAAACCAGAGTTGCGGATAAGGTTCTGTGACCCTTCCTGAAGTTGAGCAGCATTCTCAAACTTACCTGGTACGAAGTTAACGTTCTTTGCTGTCGGAACTTCTTCTTCAGTCGGCTGAATGACAATCGGTTCGCTGAACAAGTAGTATTCATCCTGACCAAGATAATAGTATCCTGTTTGGACAGTTGGGAACCAGTTATCTTTTGGTACTCTATCTTGCAGTGAACCAACGATAACCCACTGGCCCTTACGTTGTTCTGCCCATGTCTTTACCCAAAGGTCATTATCTTCAATGACATACTTCAAGTCTTCTATACTATTATCAGGAAGTCCTTGCCACTCACTGAAGTCTGGTAGGTCAGCTACATAGTCAACGCCTGGGTAGCACATTCCTTTGAATTCCTTTACCTCAGGAGAACGCCAGATACGGTCTACGCCGCCCTCTTCATAATAAAGAGTAGACATGTCAACAGTAATAGTCTTTGGTTGCTTATGCTGATAAACAACGTTATAGACTGTTCCAGCAGCTGGTTCTTGTCCGCCCGTTACATTCCAGTCAATGTAATTCCCATTGAGTGTGAAGTCTCCAATATGCAAAGTACTGTCATACTCATTGTAAGTAGTCATTCCATCATCTGTTTCGATAGAAGTAATACCTGTTACCATTGGACTTGGAATCAAATCTTTTCCGTTGGCAATATCGCCACGAACAATTTGAGCAGTAGATTCCACTACTTCATAGTCAACAACTAATGGAGCTGATATAATGATGTCTTCTGGAAGAATCTTTCCATCCTTCTTCTTCACGCTATTGTAAACAATAGTCACATTGAACGGCTCATCAGAAACGATTGCCATAGGGTCAATCCAAGGGAGTGAGAATGGCGGTGGAACAAGGATGACTTGACCTGGAGTTGGTTGTGAATCTGCTCCTGCATCATTCAGCCAGCGAAGGTCATCTTCATCTACGCCCTGTACCGCTGCAATACTTTTATACGTATCATTCGCAACCGCTGTATATTTAAGGTTCGTGCTTGAATCATCAGACGAAGCTGGATGCACGCGACCATAATGCTTAGGAACATCATTCAGGTTTAGAACACCATCAAAAATCTTTTCTTCTGATACCCAATCCACGTATCCATAAATGGAACTTTGCTTTACAGATGCAACAACAGAATCACTCTCAGTAGAGCTATTGCCATCAAGCAATGAGTTGGTAGAAGACTTGCTTGTAATATCGCTGTTCGTTGACTTAAAGACTAAGATAACATTGTCATTCAAGCTATCATTTGGAATCTTCAACCTCTGGTTCTCAAGCAATGTGCCATCCGTATTGTAGCGAATCTTAGGATTGATTGTAGTGAAGTCCTGCTCAGTCTTGCCATAGATAGTGGCAATATCATTTAGCGTATCTCCACTTTGAGTCGTGTAATACTCTTGAGGCCATCCTGCATCCAAGTGATAACGGTAGTGCAATCCTTTTGTCAAGCTTGGAGTGAAGTTGTTCGCCATCTGAATTTCTTCTGTTAATGGATACTTAACCTGTCCGCCGCCATACTGGTATTTCTTCATTAAACCTTTCTTAGTCTTTGAATCATACACTTTGGTTTCGGCCCATACCTTATTGGTCTTGCTTGTTGTGACATTCGTTCTACTAGCTAATGACTTTTCACTATCAAAGTAAAGGGTGACATCATTCGGGCGCTTTGTGCTATCAATCAACTTGTAGGTAGGATTGTTTGTTGCCGCTGGAACGACCCATGTATTCTGAATAGTAGTCATATCAAGAATAATATCTTTTCCCGTGTTGTGATTATCAACAGCAGAGAAGTCTTTATCTTCTACCGTATAGTCCTGTTCATAGTGCATGGACGATGTTAATTTGATAAAGTCTACAACAGGGGTTTGCTTATTCGGAGAACGAGACAAATTGATTCGAATGACGTTATCAAAATTCTTTAAAGTTGGATTTCCCTTTAGGTTGTGATTAAATGCCTTTGTCTTATCAACCTTGTGATAAGGAGTCAACACGTTGTCTTTCGTTCTGTTTATGAATGTATAAATGATACCAGCGCCATCTTTGTCTGGTGGGAAGAAAGATTGGTCTGTCCATGAAAGCCACTCTGTTGTTGAAACATATGGAATGTTTTCAGCAGGAGCATTGACTGGAGTATCAAGCCATCCACTGTTATGCCCATCTCTTAATCTAATACGGTTAACACCCTGTTTATATGGAACCGTTACATAGTCCTTAAATCCTTGTGGGGTCAAAGATTGAGAACGTACTGTCAGGGTTGTTGTAGCAGGAACATTCTCTGTCCATACCACTTCATCTACATAAGAGAAGGAAGCACCAGCTTGCGTAGCGATATTTAACATATTAAATGTTGCCGTCCACTGTCCATTATCTGTACGGTTACTAGAATCCCCAGCCACCACTTCAATGTATTCAACTTCTGGAGTTGTTTCATTATCAGAAGAAGCCAGATAAATTTTAAATTGAATATGGTCTTTTCCTGTGTAGCTAGGTGTTGTAGCAGAAACAAGATACTCACCTGTTATTGCATTAAGTGACGTAATCGTTGTGTTCAGCTTCGTATAAGCCGCATCAGGATATGGAGTAGGCCATGATTCAGACAGTAGCCTTGCTCTTGATTCAATGGTTAAGTTCGCTGTTCTTGCTGTAAATCCTTTGAAGTTAAAGTTAGCGCCAGCAGGACTATCAGATGCCATTGTAATTGTTATCTGTTGTTTACCAAATGGAAGTCCAGATATTTTAAAAGCCGCATTTGTTGAAACGACTGTTGATTGGGTATTCAATACGTAGTTGTTTGTAATGTCTGCCACACCAGGCTGGACAGTTACAACTTGAATGTTTACCTTCGCCGCGATTGTACGCTGCTCATACTTGATTGTAATCTCATCTGCCGATGCTTGCATATAAAGCTGAGCATTTGTACTGCTACTGTACAGTTTTCCAAGTGTCGCATCGTATGTCCAAGTGCCAGCCATCTGGTCTACAATCGGGTCGTTTGGAGCATATGTTGCTGTTGGAAGAATTGCTTTTAAGTTTACCGTAACCGTGCTTTTCAAAGGCTGCTCTGTAAAAAGCTCTTTGGTTTGATACCATCCAGCAAAAGCATTGGTTGCACCGTAGTAGGATGTACCATACCAGTTATGTCCGTATTGAGCCACTTCATTTTACCTCCCTTTAGGAGGGGCCGAAGCCCCATTATTTTTTATAAGTTACCTCTATCTGTGCCCATGTATCGAATTTCATGTATGGCTTTCCGTCTGGGTCATGCAACATGATTCCAGTTGCCTTTCCATCTCTTATCCATTCGATATAACTGTTTGGAAGGTCAACCCATTTCCGTTCACCCATAACGAACGATACGTTGCTGGTAGCTCCAGCTCCAAGTACAGGAGGAACGCCACCATGGTTCTTTGACCACATCTCCGTAGTACGGTCATGCAGGTAGAACTTTGGCTTATATGCTGTTGTGCTATATCCTCCACGGATACGTTCAATCGACATTCGGACATTAGTAATCTGAGCGCCCTTTAAATCATCACGCATATCTTCATAAGAGAAGTACCACTGGCCTCTGGTATTACCGCCGCCTTCCCACTCACCATGGTAAGCATAGGTGTGGTTTACGCCTTGGTTAGAGTACCAGCCAACACCGCTATCTGCCCATGTATGGCAGTGAACGCTATCGTAATACTTCACATGAGTTGGCTTATCTGTGTGTACGTTGACACAAGCCCAGTCACTGCTACCCGCTCTGTTATTTGCCCTTACAAAGAAATTGTAAATGGAATTAGATGCCAAGCTAGTATCATGCTTAACCGTTGATGTCGTGTCTCCAAGATTCGTACCGTCATGTGCGCTATCACCATAATAGTTGTATCGGTATCTGTGGATAGTGTAATCTTCGGCTGTAGCAACAGCATCCCAGTCGATTGTTGCATCTGTAACTCCAACTTGAGTAACACGCAGGTTCTTTGGAACACCTGGAGGTTTCAGTGGGTCAAAGGTAACGCCGCCACTATATTTCCAATCTGTTTTCAAACCTGTATCATCAACTGCTCTTACACGATAGAAGAACTTCCCTGATGCTCCACTTACCTTGTGGGTAGTTGCAAGTGTGGTTACGGCTGTTGAGACATTTGACCATGTACCATTCGCATTGTAAGTTGTGCTTGTTAAGGCATTCTTTTGGTACTGAACTTCATAATGGTCAACACCCATAGGGATTTTAAAGTTGCTACCATATGTAACAGTCTTTGTCTTAGGAGTAGACTCATTACCCCTATGGTCGTAAGCTGTCACTTTTAGGACATGCTGTGCTTCAGAAAGATTGTCTGCATCATACAGTCCATCCCAGTCCATATCAAATGTTCTGTAATCTCCATTTGTCAGTTCGCTTTCTTTGAAGTAAAGCTCAGATGCGAATGCTCCGCCTGGGCCATATGCAAAGTCAGCCAAGTAGTATCGAATATCTTTACTAGGAGACAGCTCTGTAAATACCAATCTCCCACTCTGATTTCCAAGAGAGCCATTCGTCCATGATATACTGATACTCGTATCTTCTTTTCCATCGCTTGTAGCCGTAACGGAATTCATCTGATACATATCTGGAGTGTCAGTCGTAATGTCGATGCTCTGAACAGGCTTTGGTGCAATACCTAGTATTCCGTCGATATAGTTTCGAATCTTCTCCAAGTCTGATATACCAAGGGAATCGGAAACCAGTCCATATATATCAATATCACCAGATGCTTGTTCAAGTGTCTGCTCTAGATAGTTAACTACATTATTGAGTGTATTGAAGTCCCTTCTGCTTGGGACAACCTCACCAACAAATAACATATTTACTCCTGCTGTTAATGTTAGTGGAACGTCTTCATAGTCTCCTAAAATATTTAAGAGATTGTTTTTGAATTCAGCAAAGTAGGTATCCTTTACGATAACTTCACCCTGCTTAGGAATATATGTCCACGTAACAGTAGGAGAGGCAGGACAATCGCTGTAATAGAATGCAGCTTTTACGGACGGGTCACTTACTAGCCCATCCTTATTGTAAGTTGTAACCTGCCAATAGTACTTAATGTCCTTGGTGAATACATAATTGAGTTCGCTTAAATCAAAGAACATTTCACGAGTAGTCTTTGTGTATGTTTTCAAAACTACACTATTAATATCGTAAAGAGTCACAGTGAATTTTGTTTGATAATCGCTGTTGCTTGTTCCCCTGAAAGTCCAGCCAAACTGCATAGAATCAGGAATGTCTGGACTCACCATACTATAGTAGCAAGGGGATAAGCCTTCAGGTCTTTTTAGTGCCATCTGCTTCTACCACCTTACATATCGAATACGGCTGGGTGAACAGGAGTGATAAAGGCGCAATCAAAGTCAACGTTTACGCTGCCTGTTGTAGCGCTTCTTACAGCTGTTAGCCAGCCAGATTTTGTTGCATCTAAGTTCTCACGCTCAAACACCATATAGAATGTTTGGTATTCATTTGCCGCTGCAAAATCTGTTCCTTTTATGCTAACATAGCCTCTTGATTTGGATTGAGTATTGTCTGCTTGGTTTTTATCAGAGTAAGACAATCTTACGACTTCACTGGATGTAAGAGAGCTTACTTTTAATCTAATAGCAAATACGTACTTACCACAAAGCATATTGGTAATTCCTGTGCTAATGATTGTTGCTTGTGCAGTTCCGCTATAACGACGGGATACACCATCTGTTGTATTTGCATCGTTGTTGCTCGAACCAGTTGTAAGGTCGCTTGCTGTCCACTCTTTGTGAGTGCGGCTAGTAAATCCGCCTTGTACTGTAAGGTCTCCCTGGATTGTTCCACCAGTTTTCATGGAAAGCTTATCTGCAATTGCATCTGCTATTTTAGTAGTATCCTTAACAGATAGGATAAGGTCGGAACCCGTAATACCGCTAGCTTGTGTTAAGTCAATGTGAGACTTTGCAAGTAATCCTGTTATCTCATCTACTAGGTTAATCTGAGGAGCCTCATGAAGGCCGCCGCCATGTGTATGTGTTAAGATGGTTTGTCCAAGAGCTGCTGTCCAGTTTTGTCCACCATAGCGAGCATCATAGTAAGCATCTTTGTCTTCAGCTGCTGCAATACGAGCAGCCACTGTCCCTTTGTCTGCGCCTTTATAATCAATGTAAGGCTCAATACCTAGAACACGTTGAATAGCCATTACCGCGTCACCAAGAGCATTGACGTGTTCAGCCATATTCCAATCTGGGTCTTGTCCTGGCGACATATGAGTATCTCCAGCACTCCAGAAGCCTCGCATGTTTGCGTTATATGTGTTAGCCGATGCATCCCTTGAATCAATTGCTTTAGGGTAGCGAGTCATGTTCAGGTCGGTGAATTTTGTATTACCAACGGCACTTGTTTCAGAACGTCCGCCTGCTGCCATATTTCATCATCCTTTCTATTTATCTGGTAAGTTCAGTCTGAGACTACCAGTGTTCACAATTTCAACTGTACCTGTACGAGTTCCTTCTACAAAAGAACCGTAAGTGTCAATCATGTCATAGTAATCGCCAAAGCCGAGTTCAATCTCCCCAGTTGTCGTAGCAAATGTGTCGAGGAACTCTGTATCAACATAGGTGTCGTTCTTTGTTAAGTCATTCTGGGTATCAAGCTTGTAGCTATGAGTAACACCAGCCGTGTCTTTCCACTTTACTGTAATATCTTTTAGCTGTGGTGTATCTGTAACGGAATTGGTTGTCATATCTACAATGACTTTATACATGTTATAATCCGAAGCATTTGTTTTGCTTAGGTTCTTTGTTCCAGTAATAATTTCAATGGAAGGATTCGAATCGTTATCATACTGGTAACCCAATGTCACAGGATTAAAGTCAATATTGGTTGTGTAGTTGTAATCCTTCAGTGCCTTAATCGTGTAATGCAAGTAAAGGATTTCAGAAGCAACAACCGTATACTTATAGACCTCTGGCTTGTACTCTTCATTCAGGATTGTTCCATTTGCAGTAATCTTGTATTTAAAACTAATCTCAGGGTCTACACGTTCAAGACCGCTGTTCTTACCACGGACGCCCACATAATATTTGAAATTACGGATATTGTCCTGTTCTATTGGAGCTGTAACTAAAAGCTCATCTCCATCCCCAACACCGCTCTGGAAGTCTGTCGTAAGCCATCCATCTGTTGAGGCATCCCATATATGCGGCAAGTATTCAAGTCCGATGTTCTGCTCTTCGATAGAGTGCCAGTAAGCTTCACCCCAGCTCATGTTGTCCCATGTAAAGCCAAATACTTTATTTATTTTGCCTACATAACCTAATAGCTTTTGGGTAGGTGCTCCCGTCTTCTCATCTAGTAAGCTTCCTCTGAATGCCTTGTTCGCAAATTCATTAATGGTTACTTCTGATACATCAAGACCAAGGTCTCTTGATATCCCGTTCAACATACCCTGCTTAGTTGAGTTAGCTGGCTTACGGAAGACATCCAGTATACGCTCTTTAAATGTACCATTACGTTCTCCGAATAGGCGTTCAACGCCGAGCAATAAGCCAAATTCATCGAAAGCATTCCATATATGATGAAGGAAATATTCATAATGTCTTGTTCCATTAATATCAACTGTATCAAATGGCTGAAAGATATTGTCTGGTGTAAGTGGATTTCCCAGCTCACTTAAACGAATATACACAAGACCGTCCACCGTATCCAAGATGGCTTTATGTTCAAACATCTCTGTACTATCATCATCATAGAATTCCCTAAGCGAATTGCAGAGTTGGCAAGGTAAAGAATCCTCTCCTATGTTTACCACGACTCTATCCAATGTTACCATGTCAAGAACAATAGGAAGGGCAAGCGGCACCTTATATGTGATGTCGATTTGCCCAAGTGAAGCTGAATTAATGTATTGATTTCCTATTGCGAAGTCGAGGTATTTTTCTACTTGCTCAAACTCAAGTCCGAATACGTCCAAGAATTGAGCACCTATAGAGTTAGGGTCTTTAGCCATCTTCATCCAACGAGGCATCATTGACTGCATATTCTGGGTGAATTGACTTAGACTAACGTCTGCCATAGATAAACCCCCTTATTATCAAGTGATGTCAAGTGTGTCCAAAAGGAGTCTTTCGTTCCACTTGCAATCTAAATTGCCGATAAATTTTTGTACGTTGTTAACTGCCAATCCATAAATATCTAAATCTATTATTTTAGGACTGACATCCATCATCTGCTGAATAGCTTCATTTAATATAAAGCTTTCTCCCATTGACAGGTTATTAGCATAATCAGTTAATGCTTTTGAAACATTCTGGCGAATAGTTCCCTTTTCAGCAGCAGTAGCATCACTACTAAATACAAGCCTAACCATTAGTTCTACAGGAATCAATACTGGGCTTAAAACTTCTGCATATACTCCATATGCTTTTGTATCGTCAACAACAGACTGTACTGCCTGAAGTGTGGCACGGTCAGCCTGTGGACTTTCTGAGATAACATAGCAGCTGAAAGAACCAGCACCATGAGTATATTGCTTGAATACTAAATCCTTTACTCCTTCAACAGCTAATGCTTTTAGGCGAATGGAAGTAAGGTTTGCCCCTGCTACTACATACACCTGATTGGTAATGCGGGCACGGTAGTTGTCATCTGTTTCTCCAGCATTTCTTGTACAATCCAATAGCTGACCAATAAGATTTAGGTAAGTTCCAGTAGCTGTGCTTACGAATCCCATCGTAACAGATAAGTCTAGTTCACTATAGAACTGATAGAATTCTTCTGACAATACATCAAGGAAGGTACGAGCTACGCTTCCTGGGTCAACATTTGTAATGTCTGTTTTGGAAGAAAGACGAGTCTGTAAGTCTGCCAATACTTCACTGGTTGTTTTTATCATTCATCTACACCCTTTTCATTAAGTAGTCGGTACATATTCATCCATTAAACCTGTCTCTAAATTGAAGGTTAAAGGAAGTCTGAAAACTCCAGTTAATGTCTTACTGATTTCAATAAGGAACAGCAATTCATTTTGGCTGATTGGAACAGCGCGTACATTGACTTGGGTAGCGCTATACAGACCACCATAGGTAAGTGCCGCAGTGATAAGAGCTGCGCCTTTATTCCCTGTTTCTCTTGTATTCGGCTCTCCAATTAAATCAGTTAGGTTGCCGCCCATTGTTGGGTAGTGATACCAGTCTGGAGAATCTGTACGAAGCCTATTAAAGATAGTTTGCTTTTCTGCATCAAGGTCATAGGATACATCCAAGTCTCTTATTTCTTTTCCATCTTCGCCTTTCTCTGTATCAACTGAACCATCTTTATGCTTATAAAGGATTTTGCCATCCGTATCTGTCTGCGGCTCACCCAGCATAATATCTCCATCCTCAGTAAAAGACCAGTCTATCTTAGCCATTAGCTGTCCTCCTTGCTTACTTGTTCAACAGGAAGGCCAAGCTCTTGCATAATCGTAACCATTCCTTCACTGTATCGTATAGGATTATTTAATGTTTTCATGATATTTTCATCCTGCTGAATAGCTGAATTGAATGCCTTTCCATTCCAAGTGAATCCATCTGGTCTTGTTTTCACATTAAAGTTCTGCGCTATCACATTTATATTATCTCCGAATAGATTAATAGATTTAGTGACAGGGTCAAACCGAACACCAAGCTGTTCATCTGCAAAAATATCTATAAAGCCATCATCTGTTAATTTCACAACAGCCCCTGTATCATCATGTTTAAGAGCTATTTCTCTTTCTTTGATGAAGTAGTCCTGTGTATCTTCTGACTCATGCTTTCTCTTGCCATGGGTATAATGTAAATCCATTAATGAGCCTTGCCATTCAGCCATTACAACATCCCCATTCCTTTCGGGATTCCTGCCCCGTTTTTCGATTGATAATCTGCTCCTCTGAATCTTTTGTGGACAGCAGTAATATACGGACTTTCAATGCTTCCATGTTTGAAATCAAGGGTAACTTCATCGCCCTGTTCCAGTGCCTGCTTGAATACGCCGTCTCCATCAACTGGCAGAGGCACATTTGCGTTTTCCCTTTCTGCACCAGATTGAGGGTCTTTCCAATAGATACGAGCCGTATTCTTGTAGTAATCTATTGCTTGGATAGTACCTGGAACACTATTTCTCTTGTTATCTACCATTGGTTTAACGACTTGACGAATCGCGGCATGGATAGGATTCTGACTATGCATTCCACTTCACTCTCCTACCTTGAGCTTCAAGTCTTGGCTTGTAGTAGCTATTATTCATGTCGATATAGCTTACCTTACCAGTACCAGTATTACCATTATCTCCAATAGCTCTGTTGTTTCCTAGGTAAATACCAATGTGACCATAGCTCTTGTATGTATTCCAGAACACCATATCACCAGGTTGCAGGTCTGAACTCTTGATAGAAATCAAATCTTTGTTAGCTAAGATACTGTCTGTGTTTCCCCCAAATGCACAAATCTCATAACCGCATTGAGCAAATACATATCGCACCCATGAAGAACAGTCGAACTTACCAGCAGCAATATCAGCTTGAGTACGTCCGCCGCCAAACCAGTAAACGTTTGGTTTAGACAGCCAAGAAGTAGCTTCCTGTATGACTTTCTTTGCATCACCTTTAGCACCAGAAACATCACCGCTAGGAGGGTTCTTGCTCCACTTGTCATAATAAGCTTGAGCATACTTATAACGGTTTTCAAAGTTAGGCTTACCTGCACGTTCAAAGGCTTCTTCGAATATCCTACAAGCTTCCTTGTAATCTGTTAATTTCTTAAAACCTTCAAAGCCGCCACTACAGCCTTTGTTTGTCATACGCCTACTAATATCAGCTGTGGTTAATTCTTTCCACATCCATTCAAGCTGAGTCTCAATTGCCCACTCATCTTTTCCTGCACCTTTAGCCCATTTCAATAGAGCATCCCAGCGTCCGCCATTAGGTGGATGTGTTTCCCACTGACAGATACCACGACCAGGTCCGCCACCATACTGTAACTTCTTAGGGTCAATACCTGACTCTTGCTTTAAGTTACCCATGACACCAGCGATTGCCGCTGCGGATAACCCTTGTCCTGCAAGAAAGTTCCATGTCTTCTCTTCTGGGCCATTGCCAGCTACTTGTCCTGCAGCACTTCCATCTCCACTAGCGCTAGTTCCACCGCTGCCCTCTTTTAGCTTCTCAATTTCCTTCTCCAAATCTTCCAAGGTCAACCCTGGTAATTTAAAGGTAGAGAGGAACGACGTGCGTTCCTCGTACCAGCCTTTTAGGAAGTCGAGCTTATTGGTGTATCTATCAGAAAAGCCTTTTTGCTTATCAGATTGAGTCATGCTTCACCACTCCCTATTTTTTATTAGTAGTTGCATCGTAGATTCCTTTTTCAAGGTCTTCTTCTGTAACACTGTAATCTATTCCATTTGCGCCAGTCAAGTCGTTCCATTTTTGCATTAACCATTCATGCCATGTGTCATCGTCCTTGGCATTTAAGCCCAAACCAGAATAGTAGCTGTCAAGCTTACCCATAGAATCTCCAATGACCATACCCTTATGTCCGTTGATACCAGCAGTGTACTGACGACCTTGATAATGAACTGGCATCATCATGACCGCTTGGATAAGAGCTTTCTTTCTCCGCCAGTTTTCAGCAACACCTTCAGCAGCAGTTGAGAAGATAGCCGTTGCAATACCTGTAAAGATATTGTCTTCCAGTAGGAATCCTCCAACTTTCATAAAGGAACCTAAGACTTTGCTTCCGCCGCCGACGCCCTTCAGTACGTTTTCGATAACACCAGCCGCGCTCTTAACGGCTTTGTATTCACTCTTACTCATGACTTCTCCAGTATCTTTAAGAAGTGTTCCTTCTTTGAAGGAGCCTTTCACTTTCTTCGTGATTCCGTTGCTGACGTTTCTCATTTCCTTGAGGACATCGTCCTTATCTGCTCCGTCTGCCATATTCGAGTACTTCTCGTAAAGGTCTTTAAACTTCTTGATGTCCGCATCATTGTCTGGCAATTTTGCCACATGCTTCTTCAATGTCTTGACGGCAGTCTCCTTGGAAAGCTTTCCGCCACCTTTGATAAGCTTAGAAATAGCTTGGCTTGGAATTACCTTTCTTAACATACGTGCTCCAAACTTCTTCGCCATTAGGATAGCTGCAAACTCAGTTGCTAGTACCCATCCCCAGTGAGTCATTGCCATCATTGCTTTATCATCATTTACTACACAAGCATCAGGCTGAATAGATGAAACAAATCCAGTCTCATGTGAGAAGTGATGAGTGACAGCCTTACAAAGGATGTTTCCTTGCATGTCATTCATGTTGTCTGTCATGAAGATGATGTCGTGAGGCTTAATCGTTGGGTCACCAAGAATAAGGATTTCACCTTTATACATATCTTTCATGTAGTCACGAAGAGCACTTGCTCCGTAGTAGATAGCCTGTTGTTCTGTTGAGAAGAAGTCCAGACCTTGTCTCTTCTTATGAACAAGCTGAGCATCAATAACAGTTGTTGTTTGCTTGTCGAAACGAATGTCCCAGTCAGCCATGATTAATGGAGTTTGCTTACCATCGTAGTTCACGATGACGTTTGTATAGATATCCTCTGCCGAAGCCTTCAGCTTATTACTGATAATATCCATTGTTCCATCTATGATGTGAGCTTGCATGAATGGTTTGCGGTGTTCAACGTCACGATAGCGAGTCCATCCTTTTTTCTTTTCATCCCACTCATATCGGCTATCATACTGATAAGCCATTTCCCAGTAAGGTTTACCAAAGAATAGAGTAGAACGAAGTTCAAATGGATGAACTGCCGCGATATAATCTGGAGAACAATACGCAATCGTCTGAGCAATATCCCAAGTCGTATTATTATAGAAAGGAACAATGATGTTTGCTTCGTCACCTTCAGTTCCCCACTTCCAGATTGGACCATCTATGTTAAATGGAATTTCTGAACCATCCTGATAGTTGTATTCACTGAATGTATTTAATCCGTTACTTGAGTAGATATTCTGTGCCGCTTCACCATAGTCATGGTTGTACCACATAATGTTACCTGGAGGCGTTGCCCCTGGAGTTCCAAAGTGCATAATACCTAGTGGATTGTCACGGAAGAATTTATCTCCTGACTTCAAGTTGATAACGTCCTTCAACCAGTTACCCTTAGATGTCATAAGCTTACAAATAAGGTCACGAGGCTCTGTACAAACCAGAATATTTGCATTCGTATCACTTGGGTCACCTGAAATAACATTTGTCAGTTCCAGTCCATCACCCTGAGCAACAATCTGCACGACCTCTTCTGTATTCATTTCAGTAATTGTACCGTTGAATACAACTGGAAGGTCTACTACACTTGAGCCATATCCCATCCGTAAATGGATTCTTGCACCAGTTTGTAGATACATAGAGTCTAAGAGTTCCTTACGGGCATCCAGAATTTCATCGTTCGGATTTCCCCAGACAAGGTTGTCCCAGAACTTGTAATCCCACTCACTGTAAGCTGTATCCATTGCACGGCTTGTCAAGTTACTGTAGATGTTTGTCATTTCAATAATGGCAGTATCAGCAGCAATCTTACGGCTCTTATGAATGTCGATAGACTGAATGGCATTGTATCCGTACAGGTTATCCCATAGTTTGTAGTTCGTCATCCATCGTCCTTCATCAATGATAAACATTTGGAAGGTTGGGAATGCACGAAGCAAACGATACTTCTGGTCATAGCGAATCATGTCTGTGAATAGTCTAGGGAAGATATCCTGCGGCGACGAATTAAATAGAAGGTTGTTGGCGTCCGTCATATACTTGTTGAATTGCTTGTACATCGTATAGTTCGTTGCCCAATCAGGGTTGCCGTAGTTTCCAGCTACCACTGAATCTATTAAATCATCTGTTCCGTCAGGCATTTTGATAAGACCAGCATAAGGGTTTACCTCATAGGTATCATCATTATTCTTGCCGCCATTCACATAGTTGCCATTGCTTATCTTCTTCTGCATGTACTCTTCATAGATTTTCTTCACATCATCAGAAGTCTGCGCCTTCAACCATTTCTTCGTGTCTGCTTTGTTCTTCTTATCTTTAAGGTATCCTGCAGCCAGTAAGTCTGTAATCATATCATCCTTGTTGCCTTTGATAAGGTTTAACTGATGAACAGTGTAGCCATTCTTCCAGCTCATGATATCTACATCTACAGTTGTTCCTGGTGATGCATACAGATACTCGTACTTGTTGTAATAAGATTCAAAGATAGTATAAACATAATTGAAGAACGGGCTATTTGTGTCGCCTTTGTCAGCAGCACCTGTGTCTGAGCCAAGAGCAATATTGCCAGTTGCATAGGCATAAATCATCCAGTCCCACGGAGCAGCATTATACGTAATGTCCTTTTGCTTCACTGCTGCATCCCATGCCTCGGCTAGGAACTTGAATCCTACTTCCATGTTATAAGCCCAGTCCCATAGAAGACGTTTCGCATCTTCTACCTTTTCTGCTTCAGATGCAAGTGGAACACCCATGATACCAGCCGCATTGCCAGTTCCATCTATCATCGGCATACCCGTATCGAAGAATTGCTTCCATTTACTTCTTACATGGATAATTGCTTTGACGAGGTTAGCCATACGCTCTCTTGGTAGCTTGCTGCCAGTCACTTTGTAATCAGATAGGCTTAAGCTTCCTTTCTTCGTATCTGAATCTTTCTTTGTCAGATACTTTGGATGCTTGCTTGCTACATAATCATAGTTGACAGCATACATATCATCTTGCGTAGAATAGGTAACTTTCTGCCAAGCCTTATTCGTTACATCGACATTTGTATCATCAAAGAGCTTGCCTTTGCCTGTGAAATACTTGTCTATCAATGAATATATCTTTGTGTAGACACCCACTGTAGATGGATTCTTTTGGTCAATAAATGAATTGTAGTCTCTGTACTGGAGGTCTAATCCCCATTTGTTGAATTCCTCTTCTGTCGGAGGAGTCTTTATGTTCTCGCGGTTGCTAACAAAGTCTTGAACTTCTTTGCTCTTGAACTTAGCCGTAGGCTGTTCATTGGCTTTCTTTTCGTCCGTTACTGCTCCGTCCCAACTGAACTTAGGGTCAATCTTAGAACTCTTTCCATCAATCTCATTCAGCAATGCCCACTGCTCGTCCGTACCATCCAATAGATTAGGAGATTGGGAGCTAGTCACCATTTCAACACCATGCATATCTCTCATGCTCATGCTGACTTCGGTCTTTGATTTCTCACGTATCAATTCACGAACGGTAACAGGTGTAGCCATGTAGAAGTCTGGGTCTACATAGATGCCGCCAGTACGGTTCTCATAGATACTGAATCCAGTTGTAATGTATTGCAGGTCACTATTCAACTCATCGTAAGTTGGAAGCTCAAGGTCAGGATACACTTCGAGGCGCTTCATCTTCATCTCGATGATAGCTTCATCAACAGCTGGGTTGTAGCTGCTTGCTTCACGAGTTTCTCTGCCTGGAGTTCCATTAACAGGAGAGATGCCTTCAAGAGTTTCAGTGCGCTTCTGTGTCTTGTCAAACCCACATAGAGTCATGCTGACTTGGTAGCGCCCAGGGAATCCTGGCACAGTACGATACACAAGGTTTTCTATCATACAAGTTTGAATGCCGAATAACTGCATTAAATGGTTCTTTACGCCGAAGAATCCAGACGTGATACCAGTACGATACTCTCTTGCGTAACGCTCTGTTTCGTCCACTAGCCATTTCAGTTTATTAATCGCGCCATCGTCTGCTTCAAATTCAAGCTGAACATATGGGTCTTGACCACCAAGGAATTGGAATGTAGGCCTTCCTAGTTCTTGAAGCTGAACTGTACTAAATTGGTTTTCATACATCACTTGAACAGCTGTACAAATCAGACCAGGGATGTCATAATCAATCAGATTGAAATACGCCTCTGTTTCATTTGCAACAGCCTGTAAGTTTTTGTATTTCTCAACCTCTTTAACATACTCTTTTTCTGCTTCCATACCAGTATCAATAATGCCTTGTAATGTACCAATCTCTATTCCAGGGACAATAAGAACGGTGAACTCTCCATCCTTTGTAGCATTATCTCGGTATTGTTTAGGGAAACGTTTGATGTTGCTATCTTCGTACAAACGAATCTTAATAACACCATTGTCTTCCTCTGTGATGTCTGGCTTATCTGTTGTTGCCATCCAGCTGTGTGGAACAGCATAGTGAGAAACGCTTTGGATATAAGCTTCGCCTTTGTCACCATAAATAGCTGACCATGCAGGATTCTTGGTATCCTGACCCATTCCAAAATGTTTTGCTAACCACTCTGCATCTTCTTTGACAGTTCCATTTTCAATAGCTTTCAGATAGTTTGAATACATGGAAACAACGTGTTGGGCCGCCCATGCATCGGCATACAATCGTCCAAGCTTTGTGTTGTCAGGAGAATTGCTGTTCAATGGATTCTTTGTTCCATCCTCCATCGTGCTTCCTAGTGGATTCAATATCTTATCCGCTGTAGGCATCTGGGCTGCAGGATTCTCAAACTTAGACTTCGCCGTTGTAGGGTCATCCATATATCGCATATCACGCATTGCCTGTTTTCTGTCGATTAAATCTTGCTCATCAACAATCTGGAACTTGAACTCATTTGTTAATCCAGAGTCAGGAATAGGCTCAAGATAAGTACGATACGGATTGCGGTCTGCCATTTCTATATCGTCACGCATAGATTGCTGATAGTACCAGCGTAGTAACGGATAGTTAATAGCTTCACCAAGGAATCCTAATTGAGGCATATAGGCTTCATGTTCAAACTCTGCCAATACTAATGTAGCAGATATAGAATGTGGGAATCCTGGGACTGTCTGAATAGACAAGTTGACAAGAGCCACGCTCTGAATACCTAATGTTTCATTAATATATACGTTATCAATAGGAAGGAAAGGAGCCTTTTTAAATTGAGCAATTAATGGGCGTAATCCATCCATTGAGTAAAAGCGACCTGGAAGGTCTTTATGCATTAGCTGTTTATGTCCATTGATAGAATCAATATCATGGAAGTAGAGCTGTAAGGTTAGCGTCGTCGTAGAAGACCCAGATTTAATCATCATGGACTGCTTACTACGAAGCGTCTTTATCTTTTGAATAGAAGACGTACTATTTACCTCAATCGCAAGTGGTGGAATAACCAGCGACACATCTCCAATGCGGACTCTATGGTCAGTTCCGTATCCGTCTTCTTTACGGTCATCATCAGGAACGATGAAATCAATTTGATTATTGTAAGACTCTGTTAGTTTTACTTCAACCGTATAGCCGTCTGTGATTGGTGTTGTTGGTCCATCGTTATTTGCTTTCTTATCTTCTGCTTTAAGTTCTTTGATTCTATCTCCAAGACCATAATCATCATCTGACTTACGAATACCAGCATCTATTAACCATTGTTGCGTATCAATCCTACCTGGGTCATCATCAATGAAATGGTAGTAAGGAATAACTAGAGGAGCAGATGGAACAATTTTTGATTTTGTTGCCATCAATGTTTTACAGATGTTCTCTGCATAAACAGGTGTACCAGTGAAGAACACGTTCGGGTCTTTTTCATCTGTCTTGTAAACAGCCGCCGTCACACGTCCATATTTGTCTCGGTTAAGAATGTCATGAGTATGTCCATCTGTATCATAAATAATAGATTTAGAGTCAGCTTCTAATACGATTAATCCGCTATTATCTCCAGATGTACCAAGCTTGCCTTTCGAAAAGTCCCACGCTTCCTTACCAATCTGGAAAGCCTGAGATGAGCTTACATTATAAGCCGCACAATATTCGTAGTTACGTGTAACCCCTTGAGTATATCCGTGCTCAATTGTTTCAGGAGCATTGATTCCTAGGAAACGGATATTAAGGTTATCACCCTTTTTAATAGGAGGGTCATACTGATAATCTGTTCCATCTACGGTGAACATAGGAACAGCTTGAGCTACTTTCTTACCTACCGCAAGTACATGGAATCCGTCAATTGTATCACCGTCAATAACAGCTCCTAAAGCTGCTTCGCCAGTTTGTGGGTCAACATAACCATCCTCTTTTGTAGCAAGTCTACCAACGATTAACCAGTCAGATTTATCTAGCTCTTCTTCATTTCCTGCTGTAACTCCAGTGCTTGCCCCGTTGTCTCCAGCAGTAACCTGCATCTTGAATTCACTTGCTGTAATCTCTTCGCCTTGCTCTGTGGCAATTGGAATCATATCCATTAAGCCTGTGCCAGCATTATCACTTGCATCAACAGTAGCTAGTAAGCGAAGAAGGGTAACATTTACATCTAAATGAATTAGCTCGTCCCCATTCATTCGAGCATCAAATAGATTTGTTGTATCGTTTAAGAAATCTCTCCATGCATATTGGAATGGATAGTTATCTACTTTGCGCTCAATGGCAGAGAGGACCCCGTCTAAACGAGGCCCCACACTTGCTCCACCATCTGTTGCGTCAATAGAGGCTCTTAACATTCTGCCGCTTGGAGCGACATAAGAGACTATCCATGGTTCACTTGTAGAACGCTTGAAGAGGGCTTGCACCCTCAGTTGTCTTGTCTCCATCCTTTAACCTCCTAGAAAGCATAGCCACCTCCGATGGCTTTTGCTACAACTCCCTGCAACCAGTTCGGGTCTATGTTTTGAGTGTTGTCATTGACATTGATGTTTGTATCTAGCTTTGTATTCGTCATTGCGCCAAGCTCTTGGTGAACAATAGATGCAATTTGCTGCTCAGACATGTTCTTCACATTCTTTGCATTTACCTTGATGTTTACATATTCACCATTGTTTTGGGTAATACGCGCTGTTGGATTTGTGTCCATTGGCGGTGCGGCTGGTGCAGGATTCTGCGTCTGTGCCTGCAATCCTTCAGGAGTAGGACCGCTACGGATGAGCGCACTTGCCGCCCACATTGCACCGAATGCCAATGCTCCTTTGCCGAATCCTCCGCCACCATGCATTAGGTTAGGAGCAAACTTTCCAATCATAGAGGAAAGCTTCTGACTGCCCTCTTCCGCAACAGTCGCTCCACTTAATTGATGGTCGGATGGGTCAAATCCTTTACCAAGAGATTCAATCAGTGATTGGTCTCCGCCGCCTTCTATTCTGCCATGAGTAGTAAGTAATGACCTTACCCATCTATCCTGGCCTTCCTGCATTACCTGCTTAGTATCGTCATCAGCCAATTCCATTAGGCTGCCAACAACTTGTGTCGGAGCAATATGGTTTTCCATGCCCAACATGACGCCAGCAACTCTCTTCTGCTCTTGTCCTAGTGACTGTCCTAGCTTAAGAGAGTTATTGAAGAATCCGCCAGTACGGTTGTTCCACACTGCTACCTTCTGAATCATATCGAGAGCATTTACCATCTTCTTTTCATCTTTGAAGACTTGAATCTCTTCGTTATGTTTAATGAATTTTTCTTTATTAGCATCCGTAGGATTCATTAAAGCTTCAATCATGTCTTGAAGTTTATTGTATCGAACATCTACGGCTTCCATCGCACGCTGTCTTGCAGTAGCCATGTGGTCGTCATTATGGAAATCTAAGTCTTTATCAAGACTAAATTGACGCTCAATCTCAGCCTCAACGCTAAATTTCTTAGCAGAGATGGAATCCTGAGAGAAGGCCGCAGTGAATTCTTCAATAGCATTACGGAAGTCAGCACCAGCTGTTTTAAATCTACTTGCCGTGTCAGCTTTGATTTTTCCATGAGCTTCTAATGTATCCAACGTTGCCGTAGAAAGGTTTACGATTCTATCACGGGCGTTATCAATCAAACCGACGAATTCTTTACCGAGACGAGCTTCACGAGTTTCAAGAATGTCTTCAGGATTTAAATACTTACTCTTGATTCCTTCGTTGCCGAATCTCATGAGCAAGGACTTCTGTTCCTTCGAAAGCTCTGCGCCTTCAACACCTTGAGCCATTTGCTGTTTAACTGCTTCAGCTTCATTTACCCTCTTGGATAATTCACTAACAGTGATGTTCATATTCTTTGCTGCATTGAACATATCGTCCTGCAAGTCTGCTAGAATTCTAGAGCCTTCAATATGGGCTAGTTCAGATTCCCTTGCATTTAATGTTTTTAACTCACCATGGATAGCCATTGCACGTTTTTCATCTGTGCTATAGTGAGCCATAACAGAGGATAAGAAGTCACCATCATAGTCGGCTTTTAGTCGGGCCGCAGTACCAACTGTTAAACGAGCAGTACGGTCAGTCGGGTCAATCGAGTCATCTATTTGAATCCTCATTGCCTGAACAGTGGACTGCTTGATTGTTGGATAACGGTTCACAAATCCATATAAACCTTTCTCGTTAACATTAGCAAGTACTTTATTGACTAATTCTTCGCCATGCAAGCCTTCCTCGTAAATGCCCATTGCTTTGGCAGCATTAATAGTTGTTTCATTAGCGTAGCCTTTACTGTCCGTAATCATCTCTTTAAAACGGTCACGGCTGACATACAATGAACCCTCTTGGTATTTAGCTGTTCTTGACTGCGCCATCATACCGTTTCCTACGTCTTCGTAGTTGGCAAATGGGTTAACCCCTTGAATACGGAATCGACCAGCGTTGCTCATCTTAGCAGCACCAAAGGTTTTCTGTATCCCACCATCACGAGAGTTTGACAGCATACGAGCAGCTTTGTTTTCGTACTCATCAGCAAGGTCGTTGATGCGTCCTTCTAATCGTTCGCGCATCTCATTTGCTTCACCTTCGGACAGCTTGCCGTTCATATTCATCTTGTTATACTGCTGAATATTTCTCCACAATTGCTGTTGGATAGTCTGCAGTTCCCTTGTTACAGGAATGACAGCTGTGTCGCCTTTCGTAATATCACCGAAGTCAACAAGGCGAAGGTACTTACGGGTAATTGCCTCAGAGCTTGGAAGTTCAAGTAAAGCTGTTCCTCCATTGTTCTTGAAGGCTTGAGCAAATGATACGCCGTCTTCAAACTTACCTTGAGTACGTCCAAAGTCAATAATGGTTTGTGCATACATCTGTGCTGTTCTGACTGTGTCCTTAGCGGTTACGTCTGGAATATCCTGCAGAGCATGCATAGAGATTTCGCGCACGCCATCAGCTCTTGTGCGTCCATGTTCTCTACCGTCCACGTCGTCATCATGCCAAGAACCTGTAGCCGTTGTACGAATGATAACATCGCCCTTGTCAGGAGTTACTTCATCAGCATACACAACAGATTTAACCAATGCCTGACCAATTCTACGCACATCTTTGCTCTGTGCTTCAGCAGATGTTTTAATATGGTCTTGCAGCCATCCAGTAACAGCACTTCCTCTTCCAAGGATGCTATTAGCACGGGCTGTAATCATATCAACTTCTTTACGTCCATAACGCACAAGACCAGCGGAGTTTTCGTCTACAAGACCGACGCCGTTTTCCCAGTCATATACGTTTTGTCTTCCGATACCAAGATTACCGTGATGAACGACTCCACTTGCGTTATCTAGCTTAACACCAGAGAACATATCTGTTCCTAAGTATTCATTCATCTTGCTTGCAAACTTGTCCATGTTCTGAGCGGTATAAGCCATCTTCGCTTGTTCGCTTCCAAGGTGCTTGTTAAGAACAATTTGACCATCCTTAATGTAGCTTAGAGACGAACCAATACCGAAGCTTTCCTGCATGATTTGATTAATGGTTTGAAGCGCATCTTCTTTTGCAATCTTACCAGCTGTTACGATGCCGCCATTATCAATCTGCCTCTTTGCTTCATCGACAGCAAGAGCAACCATTCGGCTAACCTCTGTACCATGCATGCCTTTGCTTGTTTCAAACTGAGGCATGATAGCTTGAGTAGAGGCACTTCCAGCTAAGTCTTTGATAACTTGTCCTGGTAATAATGTAGCAGTGGCACGGTGACCAGCTTCTGTGATGTACTTCGTAGAGTTCATGGTGTGAACCTGTTCTTCAAGGATTAACTCGCGGTTCTCTGCGTCCCAACCTTTAATCCATACATTGTTCGCATACCATTTATCATAGACCTGACCTTGCTTAACAACTTCCTTCATGGTCTTTGGAGTTAAGCCATCATAGACAACATTGCCATCTGCATCATGCTCTAGAATGTCGTCTCGCACAACTTGGCTAATGGTAATCTTGCCGCCATTATTCTTGAAGCCGTTTCTCGTGTCAACGGTGCTTCCAAGGTTGGTCAGAAGTTTTGGCTGACCCTTGATTCCATTCCAGTCATCAGGACCGAAGCTCATAGTATCAAAGTTAAGCAGCTTTTCCTTCTCACTCCACAGTGCAGGGTCAAGCTTAGACATCATAAGAGTTTTGATTTCTTGCGTTAACTCTTCGCCTGGTCCGAGCTTAATTCTCTTCTCACGAGTTGTATTGAATGCTTGAGCAGATTCTTCAGACATTAAGAACATACCGTCATAGGTTGAAATTCTTTCCGTATTCTTCACTGACCGAGCATACTTCATATACATAGCACGTTCTTCAGAACCCACTGGAGCTTGTCGAGCCTTACGCAAGTACTCTCCTCTTAGGTCTGCGGCCCGCTGTTGCAACTGCTCATCGTTCATATAAGCAGCACGCATATTTAAGTAAGACAATTTATCTGATGTTTGATACTCTTCCATAACGCCTAGAGCGCCTTCAGATACAACGCCGCGGGTTGTCATACGTTCAATCTCTGCATCTGAGTAGCCTTGTGCTTTCAAGCTAGCTTTAACTCTTCCTCTATCAAGAGAATCATAGTTTACGGTTTTCATGATGTTCTCACGACCCATTGGGTTATACATACCGAAAGCCAGTAATTCACGAGCATCAAGGTTAGCACGTAAGTAGTTGGATACGTGAACGTCTTTTACAGAGTGCATGCCGACATTCATGCCAGTCTTCTCATTCCAGAACTTATCGGATTGACGCTGGAATACACGACGGGCATTGACTCCCATAGAGTCAACGAACAGCTCGCCATTCTTAGCTGCAAGCTCGCGCACTTCTTCTGGAGTCTTCATTCTCCATAGGTCAATACGGTTAGGGTCTTTCATCTTTGTTTCATTATAGAAAGATGTGTACCAGTCTTCTGCTGTATCAGAGATATCAACGAGACCACTACGAACCCAGTTAGCTGCCAATGATTTGGTTTCCCATGGATTGTCGTGCCCAGTCATCGCAGAATAGCGGTTATTCATAGAAAGATTTTGCATGGCTTTCTTTGCCCTACGGTTCAAATAATCATGGACTAAAAGCATTCCATTATCTTTGCCTTCTTTTTTCGCCATGTTCTTCGCATCATTTAACATAGTGCGAACAGTCTTCGCATTGTATTTTAATGTGTTAACAATTTCGTCGAATCCAGTTACAAGTTCATAGCCGCCGCTACCTTGTCTTCTCGCTTTGAAACGAGCCACACGGTTCTGGCTTCCAAGTGTTAAAGAACCATCTTTCATTAACCGAGGAAGGTCAATAACGGCCACCTGATTGCTCTTCATTAAATCATTCATACTTCCATTTAATAGAGCCTCAGATACACCTTTGTCTGCCAATACCATCTGCAGTCCCTTACGCTTTCCGTCATAACGGAACTGAACGTGCATATCTTGCGAGTGGAAAGCCTGAGCCAATTCAGCCAATGAAGATTTGGACGACTTCAAGTTACGAAGGTCAATGCCATGCGCCTTATCTAATCCATTACGCTGCATCAACATCTTAATCGCATTATCGTGAGTATTAACAAGGTCAAGAGCACCATCGCCAAATAATTCAATCGGGCCATCATGCCATTTCTTGACGAATGGCTGCGCATCATTCATTGACTTGGTAAAGATGTTTTCGAAGTGGGCTTTGAAACCTGCCTCGCTCATTCCTGCAGCCCTAGTCTTGTTGAGTCCAGTAGGGTCTTCTACAGTAACTCCACTTAAAGCTCCTTGGAGAGTAGCATTCTCTTTTGCTCTCATAACAGCATTAGAAATGTCAGTCAACATGTTGTCGAGAGATACATCGCTACGGACATTATCCAGCGACTTATACATGGCTTCGAATTTCTTTGCGTCAAGTGCGTTATACGATTTCAATTGAATTAATAATTGTTTATAACGTGTTCTCACAGTGGCAAGGTCTGGACGGTCAGAATGGTATTTATAAAGCTGTCCATATAATGCACCGCGAACCGCATCAGCATTTGTTAAATTAAGAAGGCGAGTATCACCTGCAACAGTAAGCTCAAGAGCCTGACCTCCGTTAAGACTTCTCTCTCTTGTATTAATGCCGAACTGGGAATCAAGGTTCTTTCCGAACTCAGAAAACACCATGCTTTGAGCACGATAGCCAGAGAAATCGTCTGGTTTTGTAACAGGCATTGCTTGCTGAATCCGATTCATGAATCCTCTAATCCATGTTTCCTCTCCCTCAAGACGACCTTTCATAGTTTCAAAATCACGAACGAATTCATCTGTATTAAACTCGCTGGCATTCATGATATTCTTCTTTATGGCATCTACGCTTAGTCCAGCTTTTTCGCCTTCCCTCCAGATATCCAATGCCCCGTACATACGGTTAGCAAGCTGAATGCCGCCGCCAGATTCCATCGAAAACATCTTATTCCAACGACGCATAGCACGGTCTTGATTTTGTGCTTCATGTGCATTAGCCATAGAACCCCATTTAGCATCTGTGTATTGTAGGTGTTGGTGAATAGCATTCTGCAATTCTGCTTGAGTGCTACGGAAGACAGTGTGGTGCAGGTCATCATCTTCATTATAAAGGTGAATACCGAACATCTTCTTGCCATCAATATTAATTCCGTCAAAGAAGTTTTTAATGGTGTATGTTGTATTACGATAAATAGGGTTTGGCTTCATATCGTAAGCAGAGTGGAATTTTCCATCCTTCATACGGAAGATGCCGTCAAACTCCCCAGCATTGCTGCTGTTCATACCAGCCACGCCAAATAAGTGGTCTCCTACTTTCAGAGTTTGATTATCAAAGTATCCGTAAGCACTTCCAGCTTTATTGCCAGTACGCAACACATGAGCTGTATGCGGGTCTTTAATTAATGAATTTAATTGAGCGATGGTTGTATTAACGTCAGACAAGGCATGGTGAGACTGACCATCCTGAATACCCAAAATATCCTTCATTCGCTCTAGAGTTGTTCTGTCACCAAATCTTTCATAAGGGTCACGATATAAAGTACGGACAGCATGTAAACCATCTATTTGATTAAGAGCCATTTGGTTCTTTAATGTCTGTAAAGCTTTTCCTGCTGGACTGTTCGGATTGTGCTTGCCAACTCCATTGTTTAGGTAGTCAAGCATCATTGGCTGGTCAAAGCTATATACGTTATATCCAGCAAACTTAGTATTCATCATCCCTTTCATGAACGAGTTCATTTCTAGGATGGCATCTTCTGGAGTTGTCCCCCATTGCATTAGGTTTTCCAAACCACGTCTCATATTCGCAATCGTGCTGGAGTCTGACAAAGCCACTCCATTCATTGGGCGAAGATGACGAGATTGCTCGTTTACGCTAACAATACGTCTACCATCCTTATATTCTTCCTTAAACATTCTACTAGTGTCGCCAGCGTAGAGTGTTAAGTCGGACAAAGTACGGCGCATATCTTCTGTCAGACCCGACCATTTCTTGCTAGCAAGGTCATTAATAGCAGCATCTAGTCTTTTATATACTTCTTCATTAGGACGTAAAAGCATAGACAAACTTTTACTTTGTTTTTCTAGTTTTCCGTTAATCATTTTTACATGTTGGAATCCGATTTCTGTAGGGGTATAAAAGTCAGCGTGAGCAGCTGTCTTTCTATTAAATGGAGTTGTACCTAAAATCTCTGTATCGTAAACTACTAAGTCTGCTCCATCTTTCATGTTCATTAGTTCCTGCATACCTTGAATGGCCTGTTGACCATATGTATGGGAAGCGTAGCCAGGTGTTACCCCGCGCCACACTCCCATATCATTAGCCATAACAGTATTTCCTGCATTCATTCGGTTGAGGACAGCAGCAGCCTTACTAGCACCGACGGAATCTCCCACGTCTTGCTTAGGAGCCGACTTACCAGGATAGCGAGAATCAAAAGCCGTATAAGAACCATCTGCATCTGCGCCATATCCGCCGTACTTTCTTACGATATGTTTATTGTCTGCCATGTTACCACCCTCTCCCCTAGGGGATTAACCATTGCTAGGGCGAGCACCGCCAGCAGAGATAAGTCCACCTAGGTTATTGTTAATTTCTTGTATGATGTCATTGCTTCTATCTTTAAGGATATCCATAGCCAATCCGATTCGGTTTTCCCCTTGACCGTGAGTAGTTTCCATTGTCACGCTTACGTCATGGAGTCCTGCTCCTGCAAGAACTCTCTCGATTCGTCCTACGTCGATGGCAGCACTAATGCTATTCATTGGAAGAACATTGGCATGCGATTGCTCAGCACGCTTCTCGTCATCTCCCCAGTCGCCAAACTCTGTAAGCTCAAGACCTTCGTTCTTAATCATTTTGACTTTGTAGTTCTCCAAACTTACGTCGGCTTGCCATCCAGACCAGCCAGCGCCAGGTAGGTAATGAGTCTTGAAGTAAGAGTCAACGCTCTCCTTCTTATCAACCTTGAGTCCCCACTTTGCTTGGAAGAATCGGCGCTCATTCTTAGGAACAAGTCGAAGGATTTCTTCACGCTCAGATGGAGAAGCCTTCATGAATTCTTGGAAGAACTCTCTATCTTTGTTTGGTAATGCACGGAATATCTTTGTCATATCCCCGTTTTCATCAGCACCATACAAAGTAGATTCATATTCCGATTTATAACGCAGAGCAAGCATTGACATTGGGCCAAGCTTACGAAGAGGTCTGTCAGCATCAATCTTGTCAAGCTCTCCTTGAATGCTGTCCAGATGCTCATCTGCTGCTTCTCTATCACCATAACCTAATTTCTTGCTCAAGGAAAGCCATTTTTTCGTGGATTCTAGGACTTTTCTCTTGCCCTTATTCTTCTGTCCACGCTCTTTATTATCCTGCATCAAGTCTTCAACATCGACGCCTTCACGGACAATAGCTTCATGTCTTGCCTTCTCATATAGGCCATGATACTTCATGTAGCGAAGCATATCGAAATACTCGTTGATGTCGCGTTCCTTACGGCGGCGCTCAGGAATCCATGTTTCATCTGGGTCTGAAGATGTTAGCTTCTTGAAGTGCTCAGAGAACACACGAATCGTAGAAGCAGCTCCACCAATGATAGCACCCACATGAGTACCCCATACCCTTGCTCCAGCTTTCGTGAACAACCATCCAATACCAGCACCTTGAGCTGCCCCAATAATAGGATTATTTGAAGCCATCTGGTCAAGCATTGGTTGAATCCAGCCGCTCCATGGCGCTGTCCAAGGTCTCCATGCTTTGCCGTAAATCTCTTGACGCTTGTACATTTCAAGAGGAGAACGTACTTGCAAGAACTTGTCTGCAATGGTTCCGACAATTGGAAGGTTAGGAAGCAGGTCATGAGTTGTCCATTCCCACATCTTACCGACAGTTATCATATCGTTGCTGTATAAGGCATTGGTAGAAGTAGCAGTTCCATCATTATGAGTAGAGGCTACATAGCGTCCACCAAGACCCATAAATCCGCCTTCCTTACGGTTAGCCAGTTTAAAGTTTAAGTTTCCTTCTACTGGATTATAGACAACTGCACGAATGGTTTGGTACGTATCATCACGAACTTGATTTAGCGGGTCAGCATCCGTTGCGATACGAAGGGTCGCGCCCTCATGCACATATTGCTGTAACCATTCTTGTGATGCTTGGTCATCAGCCTTGATGTCCACGCCAGCCAGACGGATTGGATTGAATGGATGTTCCTTCGTCATGAAGGTAGTCGCATCTATCATCCGAGTAACGTGAACCGTCTGGTAATCTACATCTGCTTTGCCTTTTGTAAACTGTCTATCATAGAAACGGTACTTCGCTTTCTTCGCTGCCGTTTGCTCACGAATCTCTGCGTATTCTTTTTTCTCTGCGTCATCAAGCATTCCAGCGCCATTCATCTTAGAGACGATAGCCTTATAGAACTTGAATTGCTGAGAGTATGGAGCTACATCTGATAAGATACGGTAACGGTCAAATGCGCCGTATTCACCGAATGCATCTGGGTGTAACTTATATAATGTTTCATAAGCCGCACCAGGGAGTCTCATTTCTCCGTGTGGAACCTTCACATATGGGTCACCATGTTGGAAGTCAACGAAGTAATCCGCCCCAGGCATCCAGTAAGGCATTCTATTTCGGATTGGATTCCAGTAGTTCTTGTTCGGGTCACGAGGCAAGTAACGACGGAAAATCTCCGATAGTCCTCCACCAAGACCGCCAAGCTCATTGTCCCACCAAGCTCTTTGGTAGCTGGTCATTCGGTTGGATGTATCAAGAACCATTCCTCGTCCAGATTCATCCCAGCCAATTGCACTCTTCGATAAGAAACCGTAGATACCACCAATCTCAGTAGCACTATATACAGAGTCACGGAAGTTGCCGCCTATGCTGTACATATCGCCAATGTCATGAAGGTTCTCGATAATGTCTGGGTCACGAAGGTCTTCAAGAGATGTAACGGAGCGAATATTCTTACCAGTAACACCAAGAGCTGGTCCACCGATATCGGCCATAGCAGCGTTGACAAGGGCTATCTGTTGTCTTGAAGCACCAGTGGCACCTCTGCTACCCCTTCCGCCTCCAATGCCGTATGATACACCTCCAGCGCCTCCTCCTGAGCCTGAGCCACCGCCTGCACCCATAGGGCTTCCATCAACGGCGTAATCTGCCTCAGTAACCTCACTATCCTGAAGAAGTCCTGTTCCACCAGCAGGCATACCTTGCAAGTATCCACCCATTGCCATTTGGTCATATTGGGCTGCAATATTCGCATTCAATTCTTCTAGGTATTCACGGTGAGCTTTCCGCAGCCTGTCATCTTTCAGACGAGGCTTGAGGATTCTTCCGACTGTATTATCAACAGCAGAACCAATGAGTGGAATCTGTTGCAGTTCACTGAATCCGCCTGTCTCTGGATAAGGACGGTCTTCCCTATGCTTATTCTCCCAATGATATGGGTCTAATAGGAAATGATTAAGCGGCGCAAGTGGATGAGTTAAAGTTGGGAACCAAGCATTTGCATAGTACTCATCTTCACTTCCATATAGCGTGTCGGTGAACTTGTAATCTGACCGCATCTTGCGATACCAGTTTGGTTCGTATCGGTCAATACGTCCACCAGTGTAAGGAGTTCCAGAACCAATACTCCAGAAACGTCCTTTACGGACTGGGTCTTCACCATGCTCCCAGTAGTATTGCTCGTCTTCACCAGAACGATTGTCTCCGAAGACACCGAAAGTAGCCATGTTGAATGCTCTGAAGAATGGTGTTTCTGCAAGCTGGTCAGCTCCAGTGAATACGCGAGACCATTGACGGCCTATATCATTCAGTCCAGCAAACTCTTTCAACCACTGGACATCTGTACGCATGTTAACGTATGTGCTAGCAGCTGTATCACTTGGTTGGTCGCCAAGCACACCATCAGCCCATTGAAGCTGTTGATAAGCTACATAAGGCATTACAATGCGTCGTAAGAATTGATTTGCTAAGATGCTTTGGAAGGAGCCACGATTCTTCTGTGACAATCCTAGCCCTACATAAGAAACCGCATTATCTAGACGTTCAGCATAGTAGTAAGGGAATAAGGTAGCAGTAGTAACATCACCAATATTCTTACGTCCAGCAAAGAACTGTCCGAATACTCCTTTAGCAGAACTGAAGACAGCGTCTAGCGCATCTCCACCTTCTGATATGGTCTTATTATAGTTCTCAAGCGCCCAGCGATAACCCTTTGCCTTGTTCATAGATAAGTTGTTTACAAATCCAAAGTACTGAGGCGGCTCTTGTCCTGGTCCCATTGCAAGGAGAGGGTTCATATCCTTCATCGCCGCTTGCGTTGTGTGGGACAGTGCATCGCCAGGGTCTAGTACACGGTCAGTAAAGTCAGCAAGCGCAGTTGCTTTGTCCTCTGGCCTTCCCTTGTAGACATCATCCCACCATTGACGCATTGTACTTAGGGATTCAAGGTCACGAACTTCTTTCAGAGAATCCTTGTGAAGAACACCTTCATCAATACCCTTCTGAACAAGAGAGGCAACAGTTATCTTCTGACCGTCTCCTGTCGCATGTTCCAATTGACGAAGAGCATGCATGTGGATAAGACGCTTAACGTCATCCACTTTATCAATCATTTGAGTGTCCTGCATGTCGAGTGCAGACATCCACTCAGGAACATACATAGCATTATTCGGGCGGACACGTTTATTTCTCAAGAATGCCTGTCTATCATTTGCATACTTTAACCATGTATCATTGATGAATTTATCTAGGCCTTCCATCGTGCCGTCTGCTTTAGTAGAAATCTTCGCAATGTCAGAGTTTCTTGTCAGCATAGCCTGATTGATTTTGCCTAGAGCGTCCATCGTCTCTTCAGGTGAATAAAGCTTTGTTATATCTACGCCAATATTGCCATAAGCATTTTTAACATACTGACCAATGTAGTTGACGGTATCATCAGACAATGCAGATGACTTTGCCTCAAGCTGAGAAAACATGAGCTTGTAAACATCTTCTGGATGAAGCTCAGAACCACCTGTTTGATACTTCCAGTTATACAAGCTACTGTGAAGATTGCGTCCCCACTCAGGATTGTCAAACTTCGTGAAGGCACTAATAATACGCTTATATGAAGGTTCTGTTTCCTGTTTGCCCACATCGAATAGCTTTTGAAGAGAGCCTAGGAATCCTTCTTTATAGGTATACTCCTGTGTATGTAAGTTTGCCATACCAGCAAGAGCACGCGGCACCATACCGAATCGCCCAGAAGCCTGATAAACATCTTGTTTAACTAGGTCACCAGTTGTTAAATCATACAAATTACCATTGGATGTCTGCATGTAGTTACGTGCTAGAACACCTACGGCTGCATCCTGGTTATGGGCATGTGGATGGGCATACTCTTTAACAGCTCCATGCAACGCAGGGTCAATTGTACCCATGTTACGGAAAGCAATCTTCGGAGCTTCCCTCATGCCTTCCCATGTAGTGAAGTGCAATAAGTCTAATGGGTTAAAACGAAGGAATGGAATCTGAACGCTTCTTCTGAAGTTATCAGCGAAGTTAACAGCTCCATGAGCCATCCATCTGTTATCAAGGAATTCCCCACGGTTGTTTATCCAAACATGGCGGTCTACAGCCAAGTCGCGGAAGCGCGGGTCCATCTCCATCATCTTATTGACTTTACTTGAAAGACGCGTATCTATATGCGGCTGACCGAATCTCTTCGGCTTACTTCTTAAGCGGAAATCAAACAGGTTTCCATTCTTGTGCATTGCAATGTCTTCAACGGTAGCAAGGCGATATCCATTGTTCGCCATAACTTTTTCATTAAAGGCATTACGTTTCTTCCTGTTCTGCGCAATGAAGTCATTCCACATATTATGTTTGTTCTTGCTTAAGGCATCACGATAGGCTTTCTTCCTGCCGCCTTCGTTGAAACCAGCTGAATGTCTGGTCTTATATCTATCTAGTGTTTCATGGACACTATCGACAAAGTCTTCACGACTCATCTTATTGGCATGAAGTTTGTCCGCAAGAGCCTTGTTATTCTCAAGAACATGGTCAACGAATGTACTTACGCTTTGATGGGATAGGTTATTCCCATGCATCCATGATGAGCCATAACCTGTTAAGTGACTTCCAAAGTCCTTCTCAAAGTTAAGCCATGAATGTTTCTGTCCCAGCTCTTGTTCAACGTAATTGATACGTTGGTTTTCAAGCACCTTATTGTGAAGCTGTGCCATCCTTGTGCGGAGTTCTTCTACCTGCGTTTCAAACTCTAGGTCGTGTCCTCCGAACGGAACGCCAGCCATCCGTCCCCTAGCCTCAATAGAATGCTGAAGGGATTGCTGGAATCTATCTTCGAATCTACTAGGGTTTCCCATATGAGAGAAGATGCTTCGACCATCCATCGCGTGATTCAATGCTTTACCGAATGCACCTATATCTTCTATTGTATCCTTGAACTTAGCATTACGGGCTAAAGCACTAATCCCCATGCTGCCAATTGTTCCAGTGAATTCTCCAACAGAACGTAATCCTGACCCTATTTGACTACGGTATCGCCAGCCAAGAGCACCTGCTCCAATAACACCAGCGACTCCAACAGCCATTCCAAGACCTGAGTGGTGCTGCGGGCCTTGTTGTTCATCATATTGTCTTATTTGTCTTTCGTCAGCCACGTACTACACCTCGCTTATCCCATTGGAGGAAACCCTGGAGCTTGGTTCTGTTGTTCCTCCCTTTGAATAGTTACTCCTCTTAAGTTCTCTAATGTCCATTTGGCTCTTGAGTAATACCACAACATCTTCTCAAACTGCCAATTCTCTATCTCTTCAAGAGAGATGTCTGGGAATGCTTCCTTGATAATGCATGAAATCTGATTATCGAATGTCTGCATATCCATTTCTAGTTTTAGTATTTTTGCGTCAAGCTCTTTTATTGTGAGCGTGAATCCAGATTCTTTCAGAATATTCTCTGTCAATGTCTCTGGAATACCAGCGTACATTTCTTCGCCCCAGTCATCTATCTCTGGGAATAGAACGCAACAGCGGCAAACATATTCAGCACGGTCAAAGTCATCTTCATACCATTCCATTGCCTTCTTATATTCTGCCCTTGTCATTCCACGCCAGATGAATGCCATGTCCTCAATCTCCGTAGAGTAGACATTGCCATAGAACTCTTCTTTCCAATGCTCTATCATCAACTTAAACTGTTCATCCATTAAGACTTCTTCGTTCATATCTTTCCCTCCTCAATGAAAAAAGGAGAGAGCAGTTCGCCCCCTCCCGTGTAGGTCTGGTTATTAGAGTTTCATAGCTCCAGTCTTAGCTTGGAAGCCTGACTTCTCCATGATTAATTCAGCAAGTAGAGTTGGGATACCAGCTTTACCAGCAGTCATTGCCATGAAGTTATATCCTTGTGGATAAAGGATACATGCTTCGCAGATACGCTCTTCTTTATAGAAAGAATCCGCATTTTGTACCTTCATTACTTGCTTGTATTCTTTACGAGTAATCGGTCTCCATAAGAAAACTTCTTCCTCGAATTCTGTTAAATAAACTTCGTCTTTGAAACGAGATTTCCACTCTTCAACTTGCGCAAGAGCAGGGCCACCTGGGAATAAAAGCTCTTCTCCGTTTGGTCCAAGCAATTCCTGTGGAATAGAAGTTTCTGGAGCCTCTGGAGCAGCAGGTGCTTCTGGTGCTGGCACTGAGCTTTCTACTTCTTGTTCTTCCATTGCTTCTACTACTTCTTCTTTAACAGTTTTCTTTGTAGCCATTTTCTTTTCCCCCTATGATTCTATTAATATTTTGCTGTTACATTGCCATCCATGTCTCTGGCAATAAAGGTATATTGCTCTTGAACTGGGTTGCCGTCTCCCCCAATGATTTGACTGACTCCAGTTAATTGAACACCAACTAGTGAATGCGCTGATTCAGGAGCGTTCATGCCCCCGACCTCATTCATTGGGCCATAAGAGATAAGAATGTTAAATCCATGGTCCATTAATTGTTTTTGAGAATCTTTGCTGTATGTTGAAGCACCAGATTCGTCTGTCCCTGTTTTAAACTCTGGATAGAAGTAACTGTTCTGTGGACGATTCTTTGTGTCACTCTTAATGTCGGCGTTCTTTGTGTCGCCCCATAATGACTTTTCAAATTCGTCAGCAATGTCATCAAAGTTCTTATTGTCCACTTGCTTCATGAGGGCTTCGATATCAAGTCCTTTTTTCCAAGTCTCTTTCGAGAATCCTGATGAACTACCCGCCTTCATTTCTGAAGTTAAGCTATTCAGCACTTGTTGTAAATAGTAACTTTCTTTAAAGTTGATAGAAAATGAACCTTGAATGTAACGGTTCCCCCGTGCTACTTTATCCCATGTATAAGAAGCATATCCGAAGATAGGTGCCACCTGTTCCTGTAATGTAAACTGAAGACTAGTAATCTCGTCTACCCATATGTCTCCAAAATAGATTCGGATATCCGCGCCGCTGAAATACTCCGAACTGAATCTGCGATACTCAGTTGAAGAGTTTGCGCCATAGCTATATCCAAATACGCGTCTTCCATCTGCCATAGCCTTTACCTCCTATCCTCACTTTCCAGTTAAACCATTGGGTGTCATTAAGTCAATATCCATTGCGAGATATTGCATAGTATTTTCTGTAATCATATCTTCGATTGACATGGTTTGTCCTTCAGTAAGAATGTGACAGCCATAGATATGAAGTACAGAGCTGTTACCGTATTCATTCATGAAGGTAACTGTGATGTCAAACGGCGGCATCTCATCTGTTTTCATGTCCTTGCTCATCTCAGTAATCTCATCAGCTGTAATACCAAATGTATTGCTACCCTGATAACTCTTCATGACTTCTTTTAATACGTGTCTGTCGAATACCGTAAATATCAAGGAGCCAGCGATTGTACGTTGTCCTCTTACTACTCCTTTAGGATTTATTCTACCTAGGGAGTATACAGGAGTGGTAGGTCGGTAAATACTATAAGAGATGGTTTGCAGTTCACCAAACACGATAGGCTTTCCGCCCATTGGCGTAATGCTTGTGACAATGTCTGCACCAGAGAATGAAGTAGAAACACTCTTGTAATTATTGAAGTAAGCAGAGGCTGGAATCGCCAATTGCTTGTCGCTTGGTGGATTATAGTTGATAGGCATATTGTTTACCTCCTAATAGTAATAAAGGGCCGCCGAAGCGACCCCTCAATAATTATACGTTCCAAGGCTCAGCGTAAGCGTCAGAAGTCATGTCGTCAATACCACGAGCAATGAAAGTACAAGCCTTTTCAGTTGTGATATCGTCAACACTTAAACCCATTCCTTCGTTAAGGATTTCCACTCCGAATAGAGTCATCTTAGAAGACTGTCCGTATTCGTTAAGGAAATTGATTGTTACATCAAATGGAGGAATTTCGTCAGAGTACTTAGGAGCTTTCTTTTCAGCCCATTTTCCAGGTACGTCAGACTGGCTCATGTTGATATCGCCAACGTTAGTTAATTGACTACCATCAAAGTTACCAGATTGAGTAGAGTTTAATCCTTCACGGAAAACAGGGTTGTCAGTAGTTTTCATAGTATGTAACGCATCACGGTCAAATACTGTGAATACTAAAGAACCAGCGATACCGCGCTTTCCACGGCTGAAAGACTTCGGATTTGGGTCGCCCATTACATAGATTGGAGCTTTCTCACGAGTAACAGAGTAAGTGATAGCTTGAAGCTCTCCTACTACTTTACCATTGAAAGTCGCAATAATGTCGGCACCAGAGAACGAAGTGTACGTTTTTGTGTAAACAGATTGAGTAGAACCTGCCATTTTGTTTCCTCCTCTAGATTAGGGATTGCCTGGTTAACCCACCAGGCGAGGGATATACAACCTACCTCTTAATTAGTTAAGAGAGTAAGGAGGTTTTAAAGCAACGTTTACAGTAATACGCTTAAGCTCGAAAGCAGGGATTAACTGTAAAGTAACAGTAGCTTCAGATAAAGTACCGCCAGTAGCAGTAACAGTGAAGCGGTAGTCCATGATAGCTCCCTGATTCTTCATTGACTCAAGACCAGCTTTGATTGTTGCGTTAAAGCTGTTGTATTGAGGCATACGGTTTGGTTCACCGATGAATGGCTCAGTAAGGTCACGGATTAACTGTGTAGCAGCCTGAGTGATACGTAGAGTAGAAAGACGAGCAAAGTCAGAAGACTGCTTCAATCCACCAAGTACGTAATCAGGAGCAGTTGTGCAACCGTCAGTTACAACGATTTGGTTTCCTTTCAAGCGGAATGTCACGAACTTGTTACCAGTTAAAGAGTTTAATTGGCGAAGAGACAAGTTGTAACGGATACCAGCAACGCCGTATACACGCTTGTTAGTTGGAGCAGATTCTGCACGCAACGTAGATACAAGAGCAGCGTAAGTTACAACGCCGTTAGTGTAGTAAATGTCAGACTTGCCAGGTAGTAAGTAACCTAACTCAGGCATAGCCACAACAGATACATAACCGCTGTACTCGTTAGAGATACCAGTTAGCAAGTCAACTTGTGTCTTAACTTGTGCTAAAGTGTTTCCAGCAGGAGCAGAAGTTCCAACATAAGCGATAGTTGCGTTGTGGTTTAACGTTTGGCTTTCTGCAAATTGACCAGCAAGTAACGCATAGTTACCAGTAATCTTTTGTACAGCAGCACCAGCAGCTAAAGTACCAGCGTTAGTTCCAGTTGCAGTTGAGAAGGCAACGTCTTGAGAAAGAACTAGCTTTCCGCCAACGATTTGAGCTGTCATGTCGATACCAGCAGCATCAATCTCAGCTTGAACTTCAGCAAGGTAAAGGTCTTGAGTTGCATAAGAACCAGCCTTTAAAGTCATAGTCTGAGTACCGATTTTGATAGTGTCGTTAGTGCCAAGAGTTACTGTGATTGGGAACGTTAAAACAGACGCACCAGTAACAGAGTAAACTTGCTTAACACCTTCAGAAGTAGCAGGCATAGAAGCCAATGTAACTTCTTTGTCAGCATAAACGCCAACAAGAGCAACGTGGTCTACAGTGAAGTCAGCTAAGATACCGAACATTGCATCTTGAACATTCAAGAATTTTGTAGCATCGTCAGCACCTGTAAGAGCCATCAAGTAAATGCGGCGGCATCCACCTTCGAATGCAGCTTTCCAAGCAGCAGCAATTGGGTTAACTACGCCACCAATAACAAATGTTCCGAAGCCCATAGTATCTAGGTCAGAAGACTGACGTACTAAAACTGGCTCAGTAGGAGCATCTACTACTAAAGATGGAGCAATGATAAGCAATGACTGTGTGCTTGTGTCCTCAGGTAAGATTAATCCACCGTCGGCGATTTGAACTTCAATTCCTGGTAGATTTGGATATTGTGCCATCCAATTTTCCTCCTTTAAAATAGTTTAGAAGATTAACCATTCGAAAATGGGATGCTTCCATTTATAGAGCTATCTGACTGATTACCAATGGTAACCTCGCCAGTAACTTTCGTAATTACATCGCTGCGCACTTCATTGAGGTGTTCAAATCTTACAAAGTATTCAATCTGACGGGAGACAAGGTCATCCTTCCAAGCTGAGTTGGTATCGTTAGAGAATCTTTGGAAGATAACTTCTTTTACTCCCTGACTCTTAATAAAGCCAGTGTACATATCCAAGAAGTCCATGAATCTAGTAGCCACCTTGCTTGCCTTGGTGTTGTTCTCTTCCCAGATTTCAAAGACCACATTAGCATCAAGAATGCGTCCAAATATTTCAATGGCAGTGGATGGGTCATCCTCAGGGAAAATAGTTTCACGAAGACGTGGCTTAATTTCCTTTGTATCTCTGCCAATCTGACCTGGCCTCATTTCTACTAGCTTATATGTAATAATAGGAGTCTTTACATTTGCTGGGTCTGTCCCATTTGGGAAAGCCTCGCAAAATGTGCCCCAATCAGGTCCCCATGCGGCGCTTAACAATCGGAAGATGATGTCTGTGAATCCTTCAAAGTCACAGGACTTCTGAGCTTGCAATCTTGGATTCTCCATTAGTACGTCACCTCACGCGGGAATGTTAATGTCGTAACAGAACTGATAGCTGTTATTTCAGAAATAGGAGTAAATGATACCTCTATAGTGAGCGATGTGTTGTTGTCAGTAAGACTATAGTCTATGCCATAATTCTTAATGACGTTTGCAGTTTGCAGGTCACTGAGAAGTGACTTGGCTCCATCTATCGCATTCTTCACAGACAATATGGTATACTCGCTACCAATCAATGAATCTACTTCATTTGCAATGGCAGAAGAGATATGCTGAGAGATGCGAACATTGTGAGGTCTGGATGTTGCCGCCGTCGAATCCTTTGAATAAGAGTTCGAATAGAACGGAACAAAACCTCTACGAATAGATGGTACAATACATGTATAACCATTACCCGACAACAATGCAACATCTTCTTTAGATAATGCAAAATTTAAGTTCCTTATTCCATAAATAGCCTTATTTGACATCATGGTATTGTACGGCAACATGGCTTGAATTGCACCGAATGCATAAGCACACGATACGGATTCCCCATTGCTTTCAGGGTAAGTGGTGTGTCCAACAATCACCTGAACATACTTGTAAGCTTCAGTATCAGCCAATGATTCTGTTAGGGATACAAGGTCTAGTGCTCTTTGATGAACATCATCATCTGCATAGAGGTTTCTTGTACCAATAACACCGATACATCCTACTTCCATTTCAAGTGTCTTATTCATACAGAATGAACCCAGCATCTCTGTAATCTCTGCGTCATCATCGTGGAACATATCTACAAGAACAATGATTCCGTATTGCATAGAGGCTAAATCCCCGTATGGTAATCTACCTGCTACATTGTCTGGGTCTTCTCCAAACAAAGCATTTGCAAGCTTAGCCTTTAAGGAAATCATTAAGCTGCCGCCATCTGCATTTAAGTCTGTTGGATTTGCATAGCTTAAAGATGATGGGTCACGTTCAAACACAAAGTTTGCTTCATCGTCACCATCTGTAAAGACAACGTTTGTCTCTGTGCTAACAGCATTCATCATAGGAGCATACTGGTTGATTAACTCTGCATTGAATTCAATAAGGCCATAATAAGCGTCTCTATTGAGTCCATACACTAAATCATCTACAGTAGGGTACTTATCAAACCAGTAACTACGTGATGTAGCTCCGTCTGTATTCACTACAGTCAAATGGTCTGGATAAAGTACTACATGAATGTCATCATAGTAATCTGCCGCGGACACTGTCTTTAAAGAGAATAGTTCATTCCCATTCTCATCCTTTACAGTAGCCACTGAATGGATTCCATTAATGCGGTAGGCAACAACACGGCTAGCACCAGCTCTTCTGGCTGCAGAATAGGCATGGGCAAGAGGAGAGAATCCTAATGCCACATATGGGTCTACATTCTCATAGAGTTGGAAGGGGACGTTCGCTGGGCCGTCCAGAGCCGTGCCAACCAAAACAACAGTTGTTTCTGGAGCGATATTCACTTGGTTTACAATAGAGAAATGTTCTAATGTTGTACTCATCCAGCTAGTCCTCCTTCTGCCGCTATCTCATAGTTAATGATTCCATTTACATTGGCGATTCTAATTCCTCTTATTTGCTTCTGCACAGGTTGGTCTTTGCACAGTATTTTTTGGAAGGCAATCTCACCATGCTCAAACGCTTTCCTGTCCACGTTCTGCACTTCAAAGATTCCACCGCCATTGTAGATAGGCTTGCCTGTACTTGACCAGTCAACTTCTATAATCAAGCACTGTTCTTTTACTCGTGCATCATGCTTCATATAATACTGTCTTCCTGTTACGTTCATCTGTCCGATTTGTCCATCCTGCACAGCCATTGCTAATGAGTTAACAGGCCCAGTGTATTGATTCCGTGCTGTATGTTTTTCTACAGTTGGAACAAAGCCCATACCAAAGCAAATAGGGCATAGGCGGTCTGCTTCCTGCTTCTTTTCATTCCAGCAAGAGCAACGTAGCTTCGCATCTGTTCTAACCAGTAAGATATCACTACCGTACTGTGCAAGTATCTGTTCAAATTCATAGCGTAAATCCATGTGTTAGCCCCCTTATGATAACGCCTTGTAAGCGTCACGAGTCATATAGCTAGGGTAGGCTTCGACATTTTCGCCTCTAATAGCTACTAATGGCTTCGCATATCCTCTGTTATGCTGTCCTTGCATTAAGTCCATGTAAAGCTTCATCTTGCTTTGCAATTCTGCTAGGATACCAGAAATACTTCCAGCTTGGTCTGCTGCTTTTGTTACCGTTAAATCACCGAGAGTAACAGCTTGTGTAGCACCGCCGCCACCAGAACGCATCTGGGAATTCAACAATAAGTCATAGGCCGTTCTAAAACGTACATATTGGTGGACTTCATATGGAGCCGCACCATCCTTATAGTTGTTCGCATCAAAGTTCTGTGCATTGGATACGATTTGATAAGCATATTTACTAGATTCATTCAGGTAAGCATACAGTAGCTTGTCAGAAGTAGAACCTGCAAAAGAACCAAGGTCTTGACGAACCAAGTCTGCATCTCCGTAAAGAGTAGAGTAAGTAGTAACAAATGACCAGTGATAAGCAATTCCAAGGCTTGCGCCAGTAGAACTCTTTACTGATTCCCTGACAATGACTGTATACTCTGCATCCTGTTCCAATGTAGCTGTTAGAACAACAACATTTGGAGTCACAATAGGAGCAATGGTCGCCGCTACTGCTTTTGCTGGAGCATAGTCCGTCATGAAGTCTACCAAACTAAGAGTTGCCTTGTCTTGTTTCTTTACAATATAGACTGTGCCATTGTTAACAGTAGTTGGGTCAACATCACTAGAGAACACAATTAAGATTTGTTCTGGCATAATGTCGGCATCATCACGACGAGGGTATGTATCTGCCACATCGAAGGAGAAGATATCTCCGCCACCAGCAGAACCACCAGGGCTAGGAGTAGGTGTAACGGCTGTCTGAACATTGAATTGACTAGATACCCAGTCACTTGTTTGGTCTCCATTAATAGCCCTTACGTAAGCGTAGTAATTGCCATCTGAGAACTTCTTCGGAACATTTAGCACTGTTGTACTAACTTTGTTAATGTCGCCCGCAGAAGGCCACACAGGGGCTACAAGAGGGTCATTGCTTGTGCTTACCATCACTTCATAGGTAAGAGCAGTAGAGATGTCATAGCTCTTTGGCTGTATCCATGATACGGTTGGATATCCATCATTCACGACAACGGTAATATCCTGCGGCACACTGATTCCAGACACATAAGCAGTTGTGAATTGGTACGTCCGAGAGACGCCCATATAATCACCAGTAATGGTCTTAACTCCTGTGGTTCCGCCTACTACTGTTATTTCATATTCCTTTCCAGGGTTTAGGCTTTGTTCCGCCATGCCAAGCTGAGAAGAATAGTTTGGAATAAGAGTGGCAGTCATAGAAGTAGAATCATATTTAACAGAAGAGATGACAATATCTCCATTTACCTCTTTCAATACGACATTGGATGATGTAATGGTGCTGGCATCCATATACTGAGAGAAGGTTACGACAACTTCCGTATTAACAGAAACGTTTGTCTCGTTATTGCTGGGGTTTACTCCGATAACTAAATAATTGTTAATTGCCAACTAATATCACCCCTTCACAAAAATAGGCGGGAAAGTTCCCCCTCCCACCTTATTTCGCTTTCTTCTTATTTGGTTTCTTTTTAGGTTCTTCAATCTCTTCAACTGCTACTTCTGCTGGCTGCTCATCAAGAACAACTTCTTCAACAGGAGCTTCCACAACTGGAGTCGGCTCAGGAACAACTACTTCTTCAACGTTATTGTTAAGTGAAGGGTCGCCCTCTACTAACATCAGATTGTTTAAGCGAAGAGACTTCTTAATACCTGTTAAATCATATCCTTCTGGAATCTCATAGATAGCTAACCCATGAGTGCTCTTTTCGAATTTGATTCCTGTGTACTCATCTACCCATGACTTACCGCCAAAGAATGGAGACACAGCTACCTTAATACGTCCCATTAAAATTCCTCCTTACTTAGTAAGAAACCCCCACTACATTAGTAGTAGTAGAGGTCTCTTTAAAAGTTATATTAGATTTGGTCACGGTCAACGTAGTTAGGGTTAGATGGGTCCATGTCAGATGGCAATGGAAGACCACCAGTGAAAGTACGTCCTGGAGCTGGGTAAGTCTTAGCAAACTTGATGTTGCGGGCAACGGCTAAGCCAAGTCCACCGTTCAAAATTCCTACGCCGTAACGCTCTTTTACTTTAAGAGAAAGAATGTCGCGTAATGGGTCTTCGAACTGCTCAGTAGAGATATCGTCTTTAACAACGATAACACCGATGTTGTTACGGTCAACGATGTAGAAGTCAAAAGTCTTTGCTTCTTGGTTAAAAGGAATGAATGGTGAGAAGATTACATTCAATCCAAGTGCATTTGTAGTAGTGAACTCCATTGGGTTTTGAATAGAAGTTCCTTGACCAAATGCTGCTACGTTAGAAGCAGATTCTAACATTGCATTCTTGTGGAATAAAGACCAGCATAATGGGTGCATAATAATGTCTGTAGGCGTAAACCCAGCTGACATGATTGAGATTGCCATATCTGTTAAGTCTTCTGCAGCTAATGTTCCGTTCAGTTCGCCGTCATAACCGCGTCCTGTAGGATAGCCTTCGTCGCCTTTGTTGAATAATTCAGCATCGAATACTACGTGTCCGTGCTTGTTGAACTCTTCGAAGATTACTTCTTCTTTCTTACGAGCAAGTGCGCGGCCTGCAGCTTTCAGGTGTAATCCGATTACATCCCACTGTGAGTCAGATACCATTTCATCTGTAATTTGCACTTTTAAGCCGTATTTCTTAACCTTAACATCAACAGTACCAGCGATACCTTGTTTTGTTAAGTTTAGAGTTTGGTTTGGATATTCCATACCTTCTCCGATTTCGAAAGCACGGATAGCTCCGAAATGGATGAATTCCATTGAACGTCCTTCGTTTAATTGTACTTTATGAAAGAATTGAGAAGCAAGTAACATTGGCTCTGCAGCCTCAACTACCACTTGGCTAATTACTTTCGGGATTAAAATATTTGCATCAGCTGTTGTTAAAGCTTCAGATACGTTAACACGAGTATCCTTAGATGGTTTGCCATCAAAAGACATCATTTTCGCATATTTTTCGACTAACTCTAAGTTCATGCGAGTTATCCTCCTTCAATATCCTATGTTTATATTTTTATTGAGGAGGGACCGTAGCCCCTCTCCCTTTGTTTCTAGCAATCTGTCAAATTACTTTTGTAGTAAAATACGAACAGCACCAACAGAACCTTGGTAATCCCACTCAGTTGGAATTCCAGCTTGAGGGTCAACTACTAATTTAGCATCAATAGTTAGGTTGTTGATTTTTTGACCAGGAGCTAAGTAAACAACGATAAGGTTGTTGTAAAGGTCAATAAGAAGGTCTTTAGCAGCAACTGCTACACCATCAGCTTTAACAACAACTGCATCAGCTTCAGCTTTGTCAATTGGGTTACGTAACTTGATGAATACTGCGTTGTTACGAGAATCAGCAGCAACTTGAACACCTTTATCAACAGTTGTTCCGTTGTTAGCAGATACAGTGAAAGTACCAGATACATCATGTCCGAATTGAACGTTACCAGCGATACGAACGTTTTCGATTTGACCATCGTTGTTGTTAGTCTTATCGTAGATGTCGTCCATAGTGATTCCGTTTTTAACAGTTTTAGCTTTGAAGTAACCATCAGTTAAGAATGGAATACCTTTGTTGATTGTTGGTAGCAATAGCTTTTGGAAGTCAGCCATCCAGCTCTTATTAGTGTAAGGAACACCGTAAGGGTAAGCAGCCGCAGAACCATCTGGGTTAGCACCTGGAGATGGAGCAGTACCAGCAGCTTTTAACCAAGCTTCAATTTCAGGAATGTCCATGCTTAGGTAGTATTGTAAGAAACCAGCAGGTGGTAATTCACGTTGAATGTCTAATACTTGACCTACTACTGAGAATGGAGATGCTCCAACAGCTTCAGTGTCAAGTCTTACGAAGTTACCATCTTTACCTACAGCAACATAGTCACCAGCTTTTAATTGAGCAGCATCGTTAGTACCGTAAGCAGCACCGAAACGCATTGCTTTTGCAAAGCCTTGAGCAGTTGTTACATCAGCGTGTTCGAATAAAGGAACTTCGATGTAAGAACGAGTGATAACAGTTGGGTTTGGTTGGTTGTTACCAGAGAAACGGTCACGACGAGTTTCGTAAACGTTGTGGTGTAGAACACCGATAGCGTGCTTAGAGCCTTCAGCAGCTTGCTTGATTGCAGTGATGTTACGAGCAGTTGTGTAATCGTACTCAGGTACACCTAACTCTACAATTTTACCTTTTGCTAAAACTACTGTTTGATTGCCTTCTGGACCGAATTCATATACGAACGGGTCAGCAGCATTGTCAGCCGCTACAATCCATTTTTCACTTGGAGCGTCGCCCTCAGAAACTACTAGGTTTGTATGGGACTTACCAGTGAAAGTATAAGTTGCATCAACACTTGGGAATAAAGCCATGAATGTTGTCCTCCTTCAATTTCCTTGTATTATTTTCTTAGACCAGGGCCACCGAATAATGCCATAAGAGCGTCTTCAGTAGTCATCTGTTTCTTAGATTCTTTAATTTCTTTTGTGTCAACAACGCTTGCAGGGTTTTCAATCTTCTCTACTGTACGAACAACAGGTTGTGCAGGAGCAGTAACTGCCTCTGTTAACAAGTCTGCTAGACTATCATTTAGAGATTCGATAGAACGCTCTACAAATTTTGCAACAGCTTCTTCGCGGTTAGACTCTTTTCCAAGAGACAAACGAAGGTCTACTACGCGCTCAGCTACCATTTTGTGCATTTCAGTTGCAAGGTTAGCATTTTCTTCAACTGCTTGAGTACGAGCTTGCTTTTCTTCTTCTAGAGAAGTTTCAAGTCCTTCCTTAGCAATAGTCAATTCAGCCACCTCTGCTTCTTTAGCAGTTAATGTTTCTTGGGTAGTAGCTAACTCAGTTTCTTTCTCAGCAAGAGCTTGCTCCGCAGTTTCTTTAGCTTTAGTAGTTTCTTCTACATCTGTTTTAAGCTGTTCAACTTCAGCTGTCAACTGTTCTTTTTCAGAAACTAAAGTTTCGTTAGCTTCTTTAGTAGAAGCAAGTTCATCTTGCAACGCTTTGATTTCTTGTTCTGTAAGCAAGGTGTTTTCTCCTCTCCCTGGCTGTAACCCTTCTGCTAGAACAGATTGTGGGTCAACCAACCATTCTGTAGTTTTCTTTCCTAGATTGATAATCTCCTTGCCGTTATAGGCAAAGGACTCTGCTTGATGTACGGTATTAGAACCGCCAACAATCATCGCATCCTGGTCAGCAGGAACGTTTACCCATGATAATTCATCAAAGAATACGTTACCGACAATCCATTCTGCTACTTGACCATCATACTCTTGCCCCTTCATGTGTCCACAAAAACCTTCGTTAATTATGTCCGTTCCACAAATTGAGCAGTATGCTGCGTCAGTGGTTGCTCCAATACTGACAGTAAGGAGCCTGCCGCCAAGTATATCGTTGATAGCACTCTCTTGAGTGATTTTAGGAACAACGATAATCCCAGGCCGACCAGCTTGTGTTATCTCAGAGAATGAGGCTGCTTGAATACGTCCAGATGCTTCAGTGTTAACATCGTGATTATAAATCACTGGCTTTGCAAATGGATGTAACCAAGAGTAAACACCAGACTTTAGTGTAGCATCACCCTTGAGCTTCTCTGCTGGATAGCGTGTGAAGTTACGTGTGGTTCCTGCATGAATAGCTTCGATACGTGGCATCAGGTAAGTTCTACCGTCGCCCGCTGCTTCCTTGAAGGCTTTGCCGCTCTCAGCTAGCACATTAGGTTTCACCGTAATGGATTCATCTAATTTCCTAGGATTTATGTCCAGTCCTCTGTACTTCACCTAGGCTACACCTCCTCCGCTGATATATTCAGTTGTACTAAGCAATCACAATTTGGATGATGTGGCGGAATCACGTCAATTAAATTGTGGTCTGTCAATACGATAGACTGTTTGTTCTTCGTGTCACATTCCTTACAAGCTTTTTCAGTACCAGCGGTATGAACCTCTTTAACTCCAGCTTCCTTAGCTGCTATTGCTAAGCCGTAATTGTATGCACGTAAGATTTCAGTCTTAGCCATGAATGAAAGTCTATATTGATTGGAATTGAAAGCTCCACGAATATTCGCTAGTTGGTCCTCGACTGCTTCTTTTTTCTGTGCCGCAGTTACGAGATGAATGACATCGTCAACAAGTCTATTAACATATTTCTCTGACTCTGCTATTACTTGATTCACAGCAAAGCTGACTGTTGTCGTTTTCTGACCTGGCTGCCTTAGTTCCTCTCTCCCATTTGCTAAACCTTTCATCATTGCCGTTGTAATGTACTGACGGTTCTTACTCTTTAAAGATTGTCTTGTGAGTTCGACTGCAAATGCTTTAATCTCATTTAGCGAATCGCCTCTCTTGACTCTGCTAACCACGTCATCGGCTAGAGTGCTCCAGTACTTTGACATGGACTCTTCATAGCTTTTTATTGGTAGCTCAGTTGTTAAAGTAACCACTTTTGCATCCTCAGTCAATACCTTTTCTTCAACTTTTTCTGAAACACTTGCTTTAGGCTTCCCTGGTGACATCTTAGTGCCATTTTGATTGGTTGGCTGGTTCTTATTCTGCCCTGCATTATTTGCCGCTTGTTGGCTTTGCTGAGCCTGTGCAAGGGCATTATCAGCTGCCTGCTGTGCAAGAGCACCTGTAACCATGTTGAAGTATAGTCTTGATTCGTCTGCTACTGGGTCTAATCCCATTAGTTGTCTTAACTCTTCATGAGTAATAGCATTCTGAGTAAACAATTGAACGAGATAATTGTCTCTCTTAATCTTTGCATCGAGTTCAATCTCTTCAAAGAAGAATGTTACTTCATCATCTGGTTTTAAAGTGGGGTCATATCCGCCCTCAAACAGTAGCTCATTGATAACTTGCTGTTGGAATTGAACAGCAAATGAATGCTGGTATTCCTTTACTCCATCAAATAGGTCGGCTGCTTGATTATCGGACGTAGAACGGTTTGATGTGCCACCGATACCCATTACAGTATCAGATACATTCAGACCAGTGAATACACGTTGACGATAGTAAGCTAAGTATGGAGAAGCATCGAGTGCTGAACCACCTGAACCTACGACAGAAATATTGTGACGCTCAGGAATAACGATACCGCCATCCATAGGCATATCACGAATTTGTTCTCTGATGTCTTCAATCTCTTCATCTGTTGCTTCGAATCCTGGCTTATCTAAACCTACTTGATACGTATAAAGCGGGAATAGATTTCGATAGACTAAACGTGCCACGTTCTCCTCTAATTGACGAAGAAGCTTAACATCATCTAGTACGTTGGAAACCATTGGTACGCCATAAGCTCTTCCTGTTGGTTGGCGATACTTAAGGTGAATAATATCTTCTGGCTTAAATGTAACAGTATTACCGCCGCCTGTATCCTGCTCATACCCAGTAATGTTCCCCAAGTCGTCACGGGCTACCTTTACAGTAGTAGGAGGCAAAATAAAATAACCAGCGACTGGTTGCTTACCCGTATATCCTGCAGCCTGCACGCCTTGTGCCATTGCTCCACCTTTTGCTCTTGCTTTAACAAGATAAGCGTTACTGAATAGGACGAAGTCAAATGCCAGTTGGTCTAGTAATTCATCAATTGGTTTGCCAGTACCTTCAGCCATTAACTTAAGTCGTGTCCATACATACTCTGTTCCTTTTTCGTTCTTTCCGTTGAATCCCCATCCATTCTTGAACATTAATCCAACGTGCTTATCAATCGCTCTCCGAATATAAGAGTCTGTATGATAGGCAGCTTGAATTTCTGCTAAGTCGATTGGGCTGTCCTCGAAGCCTCCTGCTCCACTTCCAGACCCCTTGATTGCTTGACCTACTTTCTTAATGGCCGTTTTCTTGGGGTCACGAGCGGCAGCTTCTTCTACCTGCATCTTTTTCTTAAGCCCGATGGCTTCTTTAAACGAATCCCACATACCCAAGTGGAGCCACCTCCTTATACTGTTACTCTAATATCTTTATAGTCTGGACGTAGTTCAACGCGAACCAATCCAGTAGCGCTTGGCGCTAAACCTTTCATCTCTGGATAAGCATCCCAATATTCTACAAATGAACCACCGACTACATAAGTACGTTTATGCGGTACAAGCTCCCCTGATTCATTGTCGAACATAAATACAACATCATGATGAGATTGCTTTCCATGTGTGTGACCGCTAAAGTAAAGGTCAGCATTTGGTACAACTTTATTAATCTTCTCTGCTGTATTTGCCTTAGAGCCAGTTGTAGCTCCGCCGCCAGCACCGTGGAAGAATGCACAGTTGTAATTGATATGGTTTACCTGAATACGGAAGTATCCTTGATAACCAAAGTAAGGAACACCCAGTTTCTCTGCTAAAATTTCCATTGGGTTTAAGCCAATCATATTGGCAATACGTTCTTCGTGGTTTCCTGGGCCGACACCAAGAATCTTCCCTGCCTTAGCAAGAGGCAATAGGATTTCGTGCAATGCTTTTAATTGCTCTGGGAAGTTCATGTTTTCCTCGAACATGGCCTTTCCTACAGACACTTTCGTTGCCGTTTCTGCAAGGTCGCCGTTTAGCACTGTTACTGCATTTGGTACTTTCAAGATATAGTCAACGAATGCTTTGAAGTAAGGAATGTTGGCTTGCTTATTCCCTAAATGAACATCCGTAATCGGCACCATAATAAGGCCATTTTGTACATAAATATCCTCATTGAAAGCATATTGGTGAATCTCCTTCCCCTTTTTAGGAGCTGAATCCCGAACCTTGTAAAAGTATTCTAATGAATCCCAGTTCTCTTCCTTTGCTGGTACAGAATCAAAAGCTGATTTAACTTTCTTCATTCTCTCCTCTAGCATTCTCCTAATCTCTCCCTTTAGCTAATATTGTTTTGTGACATAAAATCATGAAGCCACGTCGAAAGGCTAGCTTCATCAGGCCATGTTGTATTTGTGTTTTGTGTGTATTTCAAAACCATTTCCATTAGCTTATAAGTGCTGCGTGCAGCATCCTTATCAATGACAGAGCGTATCTTGTTCAAGCGAACATTGGTATCCATCACATGCATCTTATAAAAGTCGCCTGCTTGTTGGTTGTACATTCTCTCTGATTGTTTAACAGCATCGGAGATATGACCAGCAAGAACATCAAAACTAGGATTGTTTGGAATCCCGTCCAGGTTATTCATGATGTCATACACATCGTTGCTTATCTCGTTACGGAGATGAACACCATTTACAAGCATCTTATTTATCTTCCGCTTGTTTGTACCGCCTGCCATTCCCCTTAGTGTTTCTCTCATGGATTTGGTATCTACTTTCTTGCCATCAACAGACAATTTTAATAGGGCCTTCATCTTCTTGAATCCATTTAGCATGGCATCCCTTGTAGGGAATTGTTTCAACAGCCCATATAATAATTCATATTTATCGTCTTCAAATGGGTCGAAATCTACTGTATTGGCTAATAATGTAATAGTATCATTTGTATCAGAAGCTTTTCTGCCTACTAAGTCAACTATTTCTGCCTTGGTAAATAATTTCTTCTCAAGGTTTTCAATACGACGCTGTACATCTTCATACTGATGCAGTGCATCATAGTATTGTTGGGAGCCGTAGTCTGTTGCCGCCATCTCTTCATAGATTTGTTTGTTTACATTTAAAATCATTAAGAGCTGCGCGTACTGGGCGTCCAGTGATTTCTCCGCGTCATTAATAACTATCAGCTTTGTGTCGTCCGTAGTGTATTCAGTTGGCGCTTGGTCTACAGTCACGAGTTGGGCGAATAATCCCTTCTGAATGAAATCCTTCATATCTACCCAATCATTCTGCATCTCCATAACGTCCGTGAAGATTTCCCCGTTCAAAATACCATCCACATCTGCCATATAGTCTTCATATGTATCCTGTATCGCAATGGCTGGAGGACTTGTAGGATTCTTGAACGTTTCTTTATATAAACTAAAAGGGATACTATCCGTAATCCCTTGAACTCCTAACTCTTCTGCAGCTTTTTGAATCACTGTTTGCGAAGAAGCAGGAATCGGAACGGATATGTCCTTCAGCTTGTCGCTCAATGTATCTACGAGTTGGTTAATACTATTCACTGTGTCTACTACGTTTTGCCATACAGTTATGGCAGAAGAACCACTAACACTATCGGTTAATCCACCCTGGCTTTGATTGGCAGTATCAACGGGCAAGCCTTGACCACTAACAACAGGCTGAGTGTATTCTATCTTAGGCCGATAATTAATGTAGTCCCGCTCATACTGAGTATCAATACCAGAACCACCAATTTCAAATTCTTCATCAAGTGGCATATAATTCACCCTCTTTTTCTATTAATTTAAAAAGGACAACCAGCAGGGCAAGGGGAGGGGGAACCCCACTGGTTGCCATCAAAAAGGGAGAGGGAGGGAAAATGACTTGCAAAGCAAGCCTAGGGATTATGTGAAAGGGAGGAGGGGGACCTCCCGTGTCACCAAAGTTGGTTGGTTACCAGCGACTTCTTGACGGCATTCCGCTTCTTCCGCCGCCCGAACCTCTAGCACCCCAGCCCAATGAAGTTCCGCGCTTTCCTACGCTTGTTTTGCGTGGTGGCGGAGGAGTAGGTTCATCCCATTTCTGGATGTACTCTTGTTTCTCCTGTTGGGTTCTGTCAGTACCTCTATAGATTCGTCCAAGCGGGTCAACGAACTTAACGTCCGCAACCGCTACGGTTCTAGCTGGCTGTGAATCCTCAATGGTCTTAGCAATGTCAGGCATTTGGTCAATGAATGCAAAGATACCCAACATCATCGCATCGAGTGCGTGCTCATCAACATTGGTGTAAGTCGGTTCGCCAGTCTTCGGAGAAATACGTTCTACTGTGTAGTTCGTCATCTGTCTGAAGATAACTTCGTCAACATCCTTGTTAGGAATCATCAACTGACCACGTTCCAATATGAGTGTCGTTTGGTTAACCATGAACGGCTTTAACGGCTTGTTATCAAACTCACGACTATATGGGTCACGTACTAGATAAGAGCTGCCAAGTGCAATACCCTTAACGACATCGCCCAATGTCTTACGCAACATTTCGACCTGATATTCACCTGAGCCTCTGTCGGCATAAATGGCGAATGGTCTGTAAATGTTATTGAGTTCAATAATCTTCCGAACCGCGTTATCATAGGTAAATTCGCCCTTTGGTATTTCTACACGATTGATGACTTGGAATCGTCCATATTTGACTACTCCTGGCCCATCAACCTCTGGGCGTGGTCGCCTTTCTAAGAATGGATTCCATTGAGTAACAACGATTTGAGTCGCTGCACCCATCTTATCCCAGTCAACGCCAATGGCGATTGGGCTGTCCATCCTAGGCTGGCTGAGTAAAGCGTAACCATTAGACGCTGCCTCGTCAATATAATCTTTGTTAAATACCCCCACTAATTCTGTACCGAAGTTCGCCATAACCTCATGGTCGTAAGCCACGTCACTGTAAAGGTTGCGTAATTCCCTTTCCATCTTCGGTGACCAGCCTGGGTTAACCATCGTTGGGAAGTAGAACTCCGCCCATCCTTCAGCTAGTTTTCGGTCATAAGTGCGGATATCAAATTGATTTGCCAGCTTACCTTCTACATCAGGGCCACCTTTAAATAGTCTTACATCTTGATTTAGCTTTTCCTGAGTACAGATTTGCCAGAATTTGCCCCGTCGTCCAGTCGGTGTAGATGCAACCATTACGCCGATTTCATCTGGTCTTTCAAGGGTAATCGCGAAGATAGCTTCAAAGTCTTTGTCGCCAAGGTAGTCAACCTCATCCATGTATAGCCAAGATGCTTTCTGACCACGGAGAGAACCACCCTCTGTACCACTACGAGTACCAGCTGTGTACAGCTTAATACGAGATTTATTCTTGAAGACAATCTCATATGGAGAACGACGGATACTAGCAACCGCTGCTTGAAGCACTGGATTATTGTTAATGAAGTTGTTTAACTGGTCAAATATCTCACGGGCCTGTGTATCGTATGGTGTTGCAACCAGACATGTAGCACCTTTCTTCAGCTCTGTACCACCATTACATGTAAAGGCAACCCAAAGCATATGCGCTGTCATTGTCCATGTGTTATGCACCAATACATCTTCTACTACTAGGTTGTGAGTCTCTGGAACGAATACGTCATAAGTCTGACGCTTACCCAGTGGCTCAATCGCCGTCACTTCTTCCCAGATAACATCAGCACGAGCCAAGTCATAAAGGAATGCGGACTCAAGATTGTCAGCATACTTACGAATCTTAGAAATAGTCGGAGCTACGCCAGGACGAAGACGTTCGTCTTTGCCGCCAGCTACCTGAGCTTTCGACATTTTCTTCTCTTTACGCTCTTGGTCAATATGCTTCCACACTTCAATAGGAACAGTGTGTTCTACTACTTCTGTCTTCTCTGCTTGCTCCACAATACCTTTCATTGTGTATTCAGAGCCAAGAATATTAATGTCCATGCCGAAAAGCATTAAGCTTTCGCGTCTATGAATCATCAATTGATAGATAAAGCTGACGTTGTCCTTGTACTTCTGCCTCTTTGTTTGGAGATTTGTCTGGATACCGAAGCGAAGCAATAGGTGCTTAACATCCTGTGCAAGCTTCTTAGATACTGTTGCAAATCCAATCTCTGGACGTGTGCCATTATAAACCCATCCACTTACTGCATATAAGCAATTTAGGAAGATAGATATTTGCTCTTTCTTCAATCCATAAATGAAACTAGGAATCTTTCTTTCTATTACTGCCATAAGGATGTCTTCATCAATAGAAGAAGCAATGACACATGTATTCTCCTTATGAGCTTGGCGAATAACCTTTAGTCCATACTTCTCTGCATTATAGATGAAATCTTTCATAACAGTCTGAGACTTAGTACTGAATGTTAATTGGCTTCCGTTGTAATGTCCGCCTGCAATCAAATAAGCAATAAGCTTTACCTTTTCATAGAGCGTTAATCCGTTCCCGAAATAAGGCATAGCTGATGGTGTTGCAATGCGCATTCCCTTTTGAAGAGCATCCACTTCCACCCAACCATCTAATGTTAATACAGGATGATTGCCAGTCAGGATAACTTCTGCCCCGTATTTAGTGCGCACAAGAAATGTTTCCTTTACCCCATTGTCCTCTACAAAGAAAGCTTCACTTGGTTCTAAGTGATACTTCTCGTTTAATGTGATGAGTGACGGTTTGCCGCCATCTTTCTGCATTTGGAATAGCTCTTCTACTGACCAGTACTCTCCTGTTACTGGGTCTAATACACGTTGGGTTTCCTCAATACATTTTCCGATACGTCGTCCGCATCGAAGAACTTTACGGTGGTGAGGATGTCTTAAGATTTGCTCTTGATACCAACGAGGGGCCTCACCTAAATGGTGAGCTGCCCACTTCGCTGGGTCACGCATAATCTCAATCATTTCCCTATCGTGATTAGTAAATTGTTTTGCCATTAAGTACGAGTCCAGTTTTGGTTCAGGATTTGAGCCTCTCCACCTAGAGCGCTCCGTGCGTTTAACTTACTTCCTTGAATGGCTTGTACAGCAGCCTGACGCATTGTTAAGGCTTTCTGTGTATCGTGGTAATTGCCTCCAACTTGACCATTCAAGTGCATATTGTTGAACCATTGTTTTTGTTGATTGTACCATGTATAAGCAGCTTGGCCTGCCGCTGGAAGACCAGTAGCTAATTGATAGCCCATCATAGCTGGCATGTAGTTTGTCCATAGAACAGAGTCTACTACACCTTTCATAGCAGCTGTTCCGAAGTCATCTCCACCAGCCATATTACTAGCTGTTTCAAAGACTGACCATCCCACCATACCTTTAGTTAATAGGCCTGGGCCTTTACCAGCCGCAGCGCCTGCTGCATTTCCGCCTCTGTTTAAAAACTTCAGCGCATTCATTGGATTAGGCATCTATATTACCCCTTTCTTGCATTGTGTAGTCCGAATACCATATTACCTGTTGCATTCAGCGTAGGTGCATTTGTTGTGTTGCTTACACCATCAGCAGCGAATACTGGAGCCTCACTGCCATAGCTGACTGTACCAGGTTTAGGCGCGAACGCTGTATTCTTTACAAACATCCCATATCCAACAGCAGCTCCAGCTACAGGCATCGCAACTTTACTAAATGCACTAAGGTCACGCCCTGTATAGAAGTTCATTAGACTTGGGTCTGTTTTCTTTGTTAATAGTTTACCAGTAAGCTTGGCACCCTTAACAGTACCATCAGCAGCTTTATCAGCTATATAATCAAGAGGCTTCTGAACAGTGTGCAAAGCATCAACAGCTTCTTTACCTGTAGCCTTCGTCGTGTCAGCTACAAACTTTGCACTCTTCTTACCAAACTTCAAAGCGCTTTTCAGTATTCTATCTTCAAGTCCCACTCATATCACCTACTTACTGTATAGATTGTTAACACCACGAACAAGACCATCGCCTTGGCGCTGAGCAAGAATCTTGGCAGCCTGCTTACTTACCTTTACATTCTTACCGCCTGTTAAAGAATGAATGTTTAATGCACTAGATAGTGCTCCCTTACCTTTACCAGCAAACGGGTTAAGGCTTGTAGCGCCTGTTGCAGCTTGACCCATTCTTAGTCCACCATAGATAGTAGCACCTTTGAATGCTCCAGCCTTTGCTCCATCCCAGAAGCTTCCGCCGTTTAATGCAGAAGTTGTACCACCGATAGCACCACCGACTACTGCACCACGAACAGCATGATGCCCAGCCATTGTCCATGCACTAGAGAATCCGCCTTTTTCAACAGCTTCTTCCATATAGCCAGACATAATATGCCCAGTTTCTTTCCAGCGGTCCATACCTTTTTTGTCCTTAAATGCACCACTAGCAGCATCTCTAAGGTAGCGGTTCTTTGCTGCTGTATGTGCTCCTCCTTCAAAGACTCTTTCAGCGCCTTTTACTGTTGATTCTAATATAGTCACTTAAATCACTCCTCTAAAATGTGTATGTTTGTCCTTGAATCATCATCTGATTACTTCCAAACTTGGCATTACCCATTTTGTGATGACCAATGCGGTCTTGGAACATTTGAGTAACCATATCACCCATATTAATAGCTCCATAGGCTTGTTGATGGTACTTTCGTTCCATGTCGCGCTGTTTCTTGTCCTTCATCTGCTTTTCAGCATTCACCATTTTAGATGTCTCTGTTTGATGGTCTAATCTATCAGATGCATCCATGACAGTAGCAACAGCAAACGCTCCGATTCCGATAGCGCCCAGCATCTTGCCTTTTTCAAACCAGTTGGTGATTTTCTTCTGGCTGGCAATATTCTTCATACTGGTAATGTGCTTCTCTTTTGCAAGCTGTTCTTCAACCTTGCTTACGGTAACCTGCTCATGAGCTGGCTCATTGTGAGCGAATTCCTCAGAGACCTCTTTTGCCTTGGTCTTCCTCTGGTCAACAATTGTATCTTCGCCCGTGTCTAAGCCCTTTGGTCCGTGAGTAGGGCCGCCCATGTCACCATCTAAGACTCCTTGAGAGACAATGTCGTCAAGCCCTTTCGCTATCTTGGATAAGCCGCCCGTCATGAAGTTATGTATATCCTGCATTTCATGTGGCTTGAAGAAATGACTTAAACCTTTCTGAATCATTTCATGGTTATCCTCATAGAACTTATTGGCACCGCCGACTCCATTACGGAGCTTACTCATGTGACTCTTGAAGAAATCCAAGAAGTCTTCCCTTGATGCTCTCACAAGGTCTTTCTTGTTAATGTCAAATTCAACATTTGCTTCCTTATATAAGCTGTTAAGAGCACCCTTACCTTCTGGACTATCCATGTAGGCACGAACATAATCCCGTGTCTTATTTACATTCTCCATAAAGGCATCAGGATTCTGAGCTATCTTGGTAATGCCTTCCCAGTCAGAGTTCATGATGCTTTCAAAAGCACCTTTTACTGCCTGACCATGTTCAGTCTTGAGGATATTGTCCATTGCATCCTTCACATGCTTAGCGGCAGAAGAATCCATCACTTCTCCGTACATCTCTTTCCAGAGAGCACCTGTTTTCGTGTCCGTAAACTTGTTAAGGCTCTTTTCAGCAATGTCCTTAACGGTCTTTGTGCCTTTCGCCGCTTTCTCCGCTTCCTTAATGGATTTATTTTGGAAGTGACCATAGAGTTCATGGCCCATCATCGCAAGACCAGCACCACCAAGAAGGTTGAAGGCTGTACTTCCAGCGCCATCCTTCTCACCATTCATCATAGTATAGAGAAGACCAGCCGCCATACCAGCACCACCAAAGGCTAAACGACCCATATTAACAGGCTTCACGAACTTCCTCATGCTATTGCCGACAAGCTTACCGACAGTGAGTTTCTCTTCTCCCATGACAAAGTTTGGATTAGACTGATGAGGAACGATACCGCCAGCTCCTGCTTTAGGTGCCTTCATCTTATTAATGGTCTTATCTATCGCGTTGCCAACAAGATTAGAGCCATACTCTGTTCGGGCTAGACCTTGAAGAGCCATCTTCGTTAGAGCACCACCAGCGTAAGCCATTCCAGCCATGCCTACAGCGTCTCCAGCAAGTTCCCCTACTGTTTCATGCTTGTCATTAATCATGTCCAGTGCAACCGCGTGTGTGGCTGCTGTAGCGGCCTCTATGCCTAGCGCAAAGACAGGGTCAGTGGCATATTTGTAGAGACCTTTACCAGCTTTCACACCAAGGTTTACAGCTGTCTCATGTTGGCTGAGCTTTGCTGCTTGCTCAATGATGGAATCCATATTGAATGACGGCATTATTCCTCACCGTCTTCAAGCTCATCATAATCAACATCAATGATTTGACCAGGTTTCATTCCACCTGCAATCTGAGACATCAATTGTGAAGCGTAAGAAGATGGGTCAAGCGAGATAGTCATCTTATCTCCTGCTTTATCCTTACGAGTAGAGTTCATCAACTCAAGGACTTTAAAGCGCTTCGTCATAATCTTGTCTTTGTATTCAGTAGCCTTAGAAAGCTGTGGAGCAGTGATAGCCTCGCCGCCTTCAGTTACCGTTACAACGACATCTTCAACGAAGTCACCTTGAACAGCTATCTTATTCTCTGCACGGAATAACTGAACGTCATAGTCAATTAAGTCTTTTACTAAGCTCATATCAACAACATTGGATTCATCAATACCAAACTCACGACTATACTCTTCGTATTTTCTTAGTATCATGGCAATCTCCAATGGACATCTCTCAGCCTTCGGTGCTTTACCCATTTCAACAAGCGGACATACTGCCGCATATGGGCACTCCTCTGCCTTACATAGCATTGGAATAGATGCGTACAAACCATGTTTCGTATGGGACATTCCCACCGCTAGTTGGATTGCTTCACGTCCTTTATCGGATAACTTCCATGACGCGGGCATTTCCACCTCAGTAAGGGATTGTACTTGCTGCATCTTCATTAGTTCTGCTTTACGATTATTGGCAGACATAATTTCACTTCCTTTCAGGCATAATAAAACCAGGACACCTGAACCTACGTCTGAAGCACCCTGGAATGGTATGGTAGGTCAGGTATCGCCTTATGGACACCGTAACCACTTAGTATCAAGTTTGTAAATAGGTTTGATAAAGAATGGAGATGATATTATGGACATAAGAGGGACTGTGGCATCGTGGCATATTGTCAGTACGATTATAGCCGCCACCATCTCTGCTGCCCAAACAGCAAGGATAAGGAAATCTATAAGAGAGCACAATAGGACTTCTGTTAGCGTTATGATTGTTGGAGGTATTATTGCTCTCTTTGGTACTATTACCATTATGATTAGGGCAAAGAAAAGCGCCCATTTCATAGAGGAGAACAACAAAATGCTAAAGGGAATAAAAAGATGGGGAATTTGAAAAAGAAGCCGTTCCTTGTTGCACCCCCATGGATGATATTTTTCTTCTTTATATCTCATACCGCAATGTGGTTTGTTTCTTTTGGTCAAACGATTTGGATTGTTAGGGAAGTAAGAAAAGAAATTCGCGTTTTATATAATAAATTAAAATAATAACAAAAAAGGTATCCTTCTCTGACGGCTCCCATTTCACTGAATGTTTAATAGCCCGTAGAAGATACCTTTTATTGCCGAAGGCTCCGCGCCGCTGCGCGTTTTTTATACCTAACTTATGTCCGATATATTCCCTTCTGCTTACATATAAACCTTTTTACTGAAATATTGCAAGAGAAAAATAAAAAAGCCCTATAGCTGACGCTATGGGCATGGTTCGTTTACCTAGCTTAACATGGAGTAATGTAGTGTGTGTGCTTGTGTTGTATCCTTATTATAGGTTTCGCGTTTTATATTAACAACAAGTATATATTACCTCTTTACTCTTCCCTCTCTATGTGCTTCCCTATGTCTTTCCCTATAGCTACTCTCTATACTCTTATAGGACATATCAATAGGAGGCTTCGCCTCCATGTGACTCTCCTAATCCATTAATTAATTGCCCCGCCCCTGTTTCTCTATACGCTCATTACGCTCTATCATGATATAAGTTACAAATATACATACAGAAACAAAACATATAGGACCAACCATAAATAATAAAAGAAAAATAAGATTACCTACGCCGCCCGCTATTGTCATTTGATGCATACCTGCAATGAATGTACCTATGGAGAAGAATAACCCATTCATTCTATTCATCAGCTCTCACCCTCTGTTCTATATAAAGAAGACCCACCGCCATTAGCTGATAAAGAATGGAGATTCTTTTATAACTTAACCTTATGTGAAAGGTGATTCGGCGGCCACCGTTAGGTGGAATGGGTCTGTTTTTAATATGCATAAATGCATTCATTATTATACATTTCAATGAATATTGGGTATATTTTTTGTTACCTTAAGGTTATTGCAGTTACCTTAACTTTATGATATACTCTGTTTAATCAATAATTAATCGGGAGAAAAGACAATGGTTGAGTATTATGTAGAGCATGTGAAGTGTTCTTATTGGATTATGAGAAGAGACAAACGATTCTGGAAGCTAGGTCCATTTCATGACCAAGGTGATGCAACAATGTTGTTGGAATTATTAACGAGCGGAAAGCTAAGAGAGGGAGTTTAAATAATGTATTATATTGAAGCATATCTTAACGCATGGTTGATTAAAAAACAGTACGATGATGTATTTACTTTCGGCCCATTTGAAAGCCAAGGAGACGCCTGGTTTGTGTGTGAAATGCTAAACAATGATAAGTTGAGATTCGAGGTTGGTACTGGTTATGGCAAAGAGGCCCTTAAAGAATCGTATCCAGTTTACAAGCACGTTGACTAAAGAGAATTTCGCCGCCTTAAAGGAGCTGTCAGACACCACAAAGGTTCCACTATCCAAGCTAATGGATGAAGCAGTCGAGCTTCTCTTAGCAAAAAGAAATTGATTTGGGAGTAAAGCTAAAAAACGCGGCACACTGGGGTATAAGACAAATAAGTACAGTCTATAATATAGATAGCAAACATTCTTACTGGCATTCCTCCAGTAGGTATATGTTTTACCATTAATATGTTTTGGCATAGGTTCTCTCCTATGGAAAGAGGCTTCTCTAGCGGAAAATAGAGAGGTCTTTTTTTATGGTCTCTTTTAGAACGTATGTTCTCTTATATAGAGAAAAAATGGTGTAATTTATTTTGCAGAGTGTTCCTTTGATATAAAATGATGGCTTCATTCTTTCGCCCACCCCCTTCCTACCTCTGAGTTCCTCCCAATGTGTGCTCCCTTTATAGGTGAAAAAGAATAAAATTTTTCAGCGACAAGGTATATTTATGAAGTTTGGTCAGTGAAACGTTTCATGCCCACCCCTTACTTCAAATACAACTAACCTATTGGAGGAATGTAAAATGGCAAAAGTATATCGTTACATGAGTGTAAAGGAATTAAAGATGATTATGAATGGAGAAACAGTTGTAGGTCAATTGCAAGAAGATGTACGTTCAAGCACTGATAATAAAGCAAATGTATGTTTCTTATCTCAACAAACAAAGTTTAAGGCCATTGGAGAAGACCATGTATATACTCCTGAACAATGCTATGAGTTCTTAGGTGGTATTGTATCAGATGAAATACTAGTTGAATTCGAAACAAGTGCTGCTTTTGAGTATGGCTATGGTAGATACGCTAGTCCATATGGATTTGGTTCTTCATCTATTTATATTAATGAATACTATGTACCTGAGTATAGCTCAAAGGACTTCACTATATTGAGATATGGTACACCAGGCTATGACTTTAAATGGAATAAGTACAGCCGCCTAGCTATCGCACTACGTCCATTAACAATGAAGGTAGCTAAATGGTTCAAGCATATGAAGAGTAAAAGAGAATATAAGAAGCTTTGTAAAGCTGCTGGTATTAATGACTAAGGGCCTCTATACAGAGGTCTTTATATGGGTACATAGTGTAGCCTCCTCGTGGCGTACCTGGATAACCAACCAATACACTAATACTAATATAAAGGTGGAATATAAGATGAACAAAACATTAACAGTAATTGAGAAATGCGAAAGAATGGATGCACATGCACCTAAATGGGAGATTTGGATTGGACAAGAACTAGTACAAACTGTTGTATTCAGACAGTACTTAGAGGCTACTGTGGCCTACTACAAGAAGCAGCTAGCAAAGGGTGCTATATAGTAGGGCCTCTATATAAGGGGTGCTATATAAGGGGCCTTCCTATAAGGGGGGTCTATATAAGGGGGGGTCCTATATAGGGCCTCCTATATTTGTGTTTACATAAAAAACCTACAACTAGAAAAGAGGAAAAGAAAATGAAAAACGAACTTCTAAGAAAACGCATTGAAAAAATGTACCAAGATTACTACTCAGATTCTTCAAGCAAAATCAAGCAAGTTAATTTCGAAAAAAGAAAAGAATCAAAAATCGAAGGTTTAATTTCTTGGGTAGAATTGCCCGCTGATTCTGAAATGTACAAACAAAATATTTTAATTGGAAAGGAAGTTTTATAATGTTAAAAGTTTTAGATAAACCATCTGCTGAATTAATGCTTTCTACTGAACCTGTTTACACTGTTGATTCTGAAGGCTGGTATGTTTTCGATATCTTCCGTGGTTCTGATACTGATAATCTTGAAGGTATTTCTTGGTTTTCTACATCTTATGCTACTGCTCTTGTTTATGCAAATAACACAAATGGTTTTATCCAGCACCGCCGTATTCGTATTCCTGCAGAAAATGGTTTCCTAGTAAACCCTAATGATTACTTGCTTGGTGGAAGGTCACGAGCTAGAGGATATAAAGCTGGTCAAGTAGATACTGACATTGATACTTACTACTATGGCTTAAGTGAAGACATCTATGTGGAAGAAGAGATTAACTGGCACTTTGATATGAGCATTCATGAAAGTATGCTTAAAGCCATGTCTTATGAGGTTGCTAGATACGAGCGTACTCAGCTCCCGTCTAGTCCTCGCAGCATTACCTTTAATTTCAATTGGGACGGGGATTCTTAATATAGCCAGGTAGTTAGGCTATATGTGATTCGCCGTTCCCTTTATATCATGGCCCTTGTGGTCACCAATTAATAGTCGTGGGACTTTAACCCTGGAGGACAAACATGTCAGAATTAACTATCATTGCGAACCTATTAAGAAAGGACATTGAAATGTACCACGGTTTATTGGAAGAAGCCATTCGCAACAGAAACCTTCGTTTACAAGAAGAGCTTACTGCCGAACTTACCGAAATGAAAGACATCTTGAATCACATCGAAAAACCTGAATTTACTCGTAAACTTCGCCTTGTGCAAAACGAAGCTTGGAGAGAATTTAACAATGGAGGTAGAAACTAATGAACTTAGAATTCGATATTTTAACTGCTGAAATGGTAGATTTACAGATTCAATCTTTAAACGCAGCACTTAGGGTTTGGAACACAAACATTGATTCTTATTTAGAAACTTATTCAATGATGATTAAAGCACCTGAAACATTTAATCAAAATGATATTGATTGGATTAAAGGCTTACTAGAAACAGCGCAGTACCAGAAGGAAAAGACTTTAGCGGAAATTGAAGTTAAGAAATCCGTTAAATCTTTCTTATAAAAAATACTTTTAACTAGCAGGAGGAAACTAGAATGGCAAGAAATTGGGGAAAGAAATACGAAGAAGTTAGCAAAAGAATGAGCAAGAAAGGTAAATTAGCAGCAGAAGGTCATCATTTAAAGCAGCAAGCTGATAAGAAACTAGCTACAGAATCACTAGAAGATAAAATGAAACGTACTGGTGTTACTAATTTTGAAACTGAAGAAGTTGTAGATTACAACGTAGCAAATGCAGATGATGATGTTTGGGGTTTCATGAACAAAAGCTTTTACAATAAATTAATCGCAGATACTAAATTACAAGCAGAGAAAGAGGTAGAGGAAATGATGATGGAACAATTTAAAGCAATGTTAAACGAGGTATTAGATGCAAGAGAAAGCAACAAGCGTGCAGAGGAAATCAAATTGGCTGAACTACGTATCAGAGAATTAGAGCTTCAAGTTGAATTAGCTAAGCTGCAATCTGCTCCAGTTGAATTTGAATTAACTCCAATGGTTCCTGTTACTCATGGCAAGTTAGAAGAAGTAATCGAAGAGCATAGTACAGCTGTGAATACTATTTTGGATGCTATTGAGGTTACTGAAAAGCCTGCTAAGAAACAACGTAAAGCTACTATTAAGAAGAAAGGTAGCAGCAGGCTTACTCTTAGCACTATTTGTACTCCACTTAATAAGGGTAGAAGTGGGTACTCTGTGGCTTGGTCTAAGGTGCCTAGTGATGAAGCTGGATTCTTAAATGTCATTATCCCTATTGTTGAATTTGCTATTGATAATGGGATTAATGTTAATGACACTAATGAGTTCCGTAAGTTCCATCCTGTATGTCAGGGTGCTTACATGCAATACACTAAGAAGTATCCTGGTCAAAAGGGCGTTTGGAAAGCATTTATTGCTGAACACTTCAATAAGTAAAAACAATGGGAGGTCTTCGGGCCTCTCTTTATTTATATAAAAAACTAAACTAGCAAAGGTGGAGTCTATAATGGAAAAGGTTTTAGGAATGGTTGGTAAAGGTGTAGTTAAGAATGGCGTTATGACTTTTGTGGATGCTTCAGGTAAAGGATTTGCTAAGCACGTTAGTAAGCCTGCTGTTGCTCCTGTTGTTCGTCGTGAACCTGCTGTTACTTATGGTGTAAGCATGATTAAGGAAGAATCTATTGATGTTCCTAGCTTCATGAAGAACCGTAAGCCTGCGCCTGTTGAGACTATCATTGAAGAGCCTGCAGATAAAGTTGTTTACCTTAATAATGGATACAAGGGCGAGTCTAAACGTACTCTTCGCAGTGATGCAAAGAAAGTTTGGAATTGGCTCTGGGACTTGGAGGACTAATATGAAGCGTGTCGGTAGAGTAACTCTAAAGGATAAACAGATTCAGATTGCACGTATTGGCATCGAGAGCGTTATTGCACATTGTATTGCACAAAACCTTAAGATTGACCCTGGCTTTCCTGTTCATTGGTATATTGAACAATGTGAAGCCGTGCTTAGTAGAACTAACATCCCAGATTACTTAATTATCGACATCTTAGACGAGGCAGAAGATAAAGGAATGAATGAGGAGCCGCCTGCCAGTGGTGGTGCCTCTCAGCTACACCCTGAAAACAACAGTCAGTTAATTGAAGCTATTGAAAACTTAAATAAACTATTTTTGGAGGTAATGTAAAATGAAAGATTTAGCGAAAGTTATTAAATGGGCTATTGTTGTTACTGTATTAGGTGTAATTGCTTTTATTATCGTGTCTATGAACAACCCATTCGCATTTGATGGTAGGTCTCAGAAGGATATTGAGAAAGAATGGAATCAGCCTATCACTCCTAGTGAGTGCTATCACGAAGATTGCCGTTAATAATTCCTATGAGGAGGCTTTCGGGCCTTCTCTTTTTATCGTGTCTGGATTGGGTAGCCATTCCCATGAAGGACAATAAACCAAAGGAGGAGTTCAGATGACTATCATGAACCCACTAGAACACCTTATATACCAATTAGAGGAGGTGAGACAAAGCGAAGTTGACTACGAGTTAAACTATGACTCAGAAACAAACCGTTACTTTATTGACCTTGAGTACAAGAAGATTAATGAAATCAGTAAACTGGCTTCTTGGGAATTGTTTAGTGAAAGAGGTAGATTGCAGTTTGCGGCTAAAGCAGCTCTTCAGCGTGCTGGTTTTACAGTCATTCAGGTTAGGGCAAGTAAAGAAGGTTGGCTAATTGCTGGTATTGTCATTCCAACCAAAGGTGTTATTGCATTTGAGAACGACTATCTAATGGAACAAAAAGAAATTCAAGAAAAACAAAATCGGGAGGGAATCTAGCATGATTATTGATATCAAGAAATTTTTACTTGGGAAGAACAAGAAGCGTAACTCTGAGGTTTTGGCTACTTTCAAGAAAGAGCGTGAAATGATTCGTCGTGCTATGGAAGAGCAGGCTGCTGGTAAATCAATCTCTGGTGAAGCAAAAGAAATTCTTACTGCTGAGGAAATTGCTGCACTACTGCAGGACATGTCTCCATCTGGTTTTGTTTACAGAGTCAATCTTCCTGGTGCTAAAGAAGTTTATCGTTTCATTACTCTTAGCAATTACCAGGGTCTTATTGATGTACTTGGTCATATGGAAAAGGAGCATGAATTCCTTAGAGCAATGTGCTTAATTGATAAGTGTGAGGAATTTGCTGATTATGATTATATGGCTAAAGGCTTTAAGATTTTCGAGTATGTGGTGCGTCATAATAAAACCAATGCTCCTACTATTGCCTATGCTCGTCAATTCATCATTGAAATGCGTAGATATTTAGAAGAATTAAATCTGCTTTAAAACAATGGGAGGGGTCTTCGGGCCTCTCCTTTTAAAATAAAATTAAACTATCATTGGAGGAATCTAGAATGTTTGAAGCTACTATTATTTTATCTGTTGTTGTTGTTGCTGCGTTGGTTGCTGTTATTGTTGCTATGGTCATGAAAGGTAAGAAGTCTAAGTCTGAAGCTGCTCCTGTGTCTCTCTATGAAAAGCTTGAAGCTAAGGCAATGAAACTTGCTGATGAAATGTCCGCTGAGGAAAAGAACCGTCTTGTTGGTAAATTTGGCACTGGCTCTTATGACTCTGAAACTGCTCCACGTATCACGACAAAGATTGACAGCTTGAATGTACTATACGTTACTGCTTATGGTGTTCGCTATGAATCAGTAAGGGATGCTATTGAGCGCTCTGCTGAAATGAGTGAAGAAACAGCTTTACGTCTGCTTACTCTTGAGAAGGAGCTATATATTCTTCGTAAAGAGAAGTTTAATGCAAGCCGCCACTATAAGACTGTCAAATCTCCTCTATTTGGCACGATTTACTCTTACAATGCTTGTACTATCGGCATTGAAACAAAGACTGGTGCATGGGCAGATAAGGCTCCTCGTATGGCTATGGTGATTGAGCGTAAAGAGAATGGCTCAGTTAGAGCTATGGACATTTACCTTGCAGATGAAGATATTGCTACAGCTAGTAGTTACCTTCACTTTGATTTACGCAAAGAGGAGAATGTTAAACGCTTTGAAGAGCTTATCTGTAAGCAAGAGAAAGAATACGGTGAAGAGATTGAAGTTATTCAAACAATCCTAAGCCGTGTAGAGAAATACAATTTTCTTATTGAGGAAAAGCTCCTGAAGGTTGAAGCTGGTAGATTTGTATTCAATATTCCTACTGATAAGCAGCTTAAGGAATTAAAGAAGTTTGATACTGATGTTCAAGAGCATGAGTCTAACCCTAAAGTAGTAAACATCTTTGAATTCATGCACAGCTCTCAGGAGTAATATCTCCCGCCCTGGACAAGGCGTTAAACTGTCCAGAAAGGAGCTTGTATTGTAAGGTCGTCCGTCCCTAAGTCCAGCGAGTAAAAACTATACTATTAAAAGGTGGTAATTAATTTGGCTAATCGTCGTGGAAAAGTAACTTGTGAAGCAATCAAGAAGAATGGAGAACGCTGCAAGCAAACTGTTGGTTTGGTTAACGGATTCTGTGCTTCTCACCGTCCTGCTGTTGAAGAGTCTAATGTTTTAGTTATCTGCTCTTATGTTTGGCCTAATGGACGTAAGTGTGAAGAAGTGGCTGTGAAAGATGGTCTTTGCCAATTGCACCGTCATGACAATTTCGATACTCCTCCAGTGCATTCTGAAGCTGATTTAACAATCCCTTCTGACCTAGGTGATTTGGTTAATGAAATCAATAGCTTTATTCCTGGGGATGATGCGGTGATTGATTTACCAGTAGGAAGCTACAGTGTTGAGAATGCGGAGGAGCGCCCAGTCCAAGATGCTCTTGATTATTTTCACCAACAACAGCAAGAGTCTGAATATGACTTTGACCTTAGTCGTGTTGTGGACACTGGTGACATTGTGAATCCAGAAGATGTATTTGCTAAGTATAGCTATTTAATGGAGCATGTTGCTCTAGAGGCAGTTGCTAACAAAGATTTATTTGCTGCTTATATAATCAAGGTTGCAGGCATGACCTATCTTCAAGCTGGACTAGAATTTAAGTTCCTTAAAGCTCAGGAAGATGAACTATCTGCAAAATCAAAGAGCATGACGGAGGATGCTCACAATGAATACGGTCAACATATCCCACTAGATATCCGTATGGATATTGATGCTATTCTTGCAGAGGTAATTGACTACAAGAATAAGCGTGCGGTAGTTATGGCTCAGATTGAAATGTACGAAGCTCAAATGAATACAGATGAGCCTAAAGAAGAAAAGCCTGCTTTTGAAGATGCAGTTGCCGCCTTCTTCGGCAGTATCTGGGCTAAGATTAAGAAGTTTGGCCCTAAAGCGCTGATTACTGCTGGTGCATTAATGGTGCTGTTTGCTGTTGTCTCTATGTTTAACATGGGTGTTGATAAAGCTCCTTCTCCTAAGGTGCATCCTGAGGCTTCTCACAAGGCCACAGAGCAGTCTAAGCCTAAGGAGAATAGTCCAGCCCCTGTTGTTGACAACAAGCCTTCAGAGCCTTCTGATGCTGTTTCTGTCGATGGTCATGAAGACATTGTCCCTGTTCAAGTGGACACTGCTATTGTCCATGATGGTGATACACTGTGGGATATTGCTGTTGCTGTCTATGGTGACGGTAATCAATGGCATCGAATCTGGGAAGCTAACAAAGACAGACTGATGCATGACGATGTTCGCAATGCAACAGATGCAGGTCACTGGATTCACGCAGGTCAAACTCTAGACATCCCAGGAGATGCAGAATAATGATGACTATTGATGAAGCAATCCGTGCTGAATTAACCGAAGCCGTTCAGGATGTTTTACTTCTTGGCAATGCTGAAAGTTTCTTCTCTATTGAAGAAGTTCTTTCTATTGTATTTAAGTTTTACGGGGCCGTTACCCAAGCTGTACAATTCTGCGTCATTACGCCTGAGCAAGCTCATGAGTTACACTGCTGGCTTGTTGCAATGTTCGAACTATAATAAGGGAGGAACCTATCATGGCTAAAACTAGAATCAGTTTATGGGAAAAAGTTAAACGTATTGTTGCTCACGCATTTGAACTTGAGACTAGACTGGAGCGCGAAGAAAAGCGTCAGGCAAAATTACGCCTTGAGCACGAGCAGCACATTGCCAAATTAATTGAAGAAAACCATGCAGCTATCCTGGCTTGGAATGAGGAAAAGAAAAGACTCAAAGATGAGCTGGCTGAAATTGAAAGACAACGCAAGCTTCAGGCACAGTGGGAAGCTGAGCAAGCAGAGAAGGTTCGTCTGTTTAAAGACAATCGCGCATTACAAGAAAGACACCTTTGGAAATCTACTCAAGACATCATTGATGCGGAAGTGGTAGAAGAAGTAGCCGCATCAGAAGAAGAATAATCATAATTCAAAACTTACAGGAGTGAAACTATCAATGGAAACACTATTAATCATCTTATTGGCTTTAGCATCAATTGCCGTTACTATGGGCATCGCTATCTATGGACTAGCAGGACACTGTGGACATCAACACATCAACTTAGCACCAAAGACTTTGCACAATTTAGAAGACTTTGAAGAAGCAAGAAGGTATGCGGCCATCTTTGGTTTGACCAATGACGCTCATGATTTGAACATTCAAGAGCTATTGGAGATGGGTCGTAAATATGAAGCTTTCTTGGGTTCTGAAGCAATTGACAATATCGTTGAGCAACATGAAGCTTTCTATGCACCTTGTAATACTGTTAACATTAAAGAACGCATTAATGCTCGCCGCCACTATGTTAATCGAGTGGTTAAAGAGAGCAATATTGTAGCACACATCAATGGGTTGGCACATACGATTTTCATTCAAATCATTACTGGAGGTAATAAGGATGGAGAACCGTCAATTAATGCTAACATGGGAATTTGAGAAATACAATCGCTCTTACCACATTGAAGTCCATAAAGGCTTGGTAAATATCGAGGGCGTTGTGCAGTTTGAGGGGCAAACGTACAGAAAAGTCGTTGCTACAAAATCTTTCAGTCTTGTCGTTCGCGAAACAAGCATCAATGCATTGGGTAATGAAGAAATCAAAACTGAATACTTCATGGATTTATGTGCCCGTGCAGGTGAGTTTAAGTACGCTATCACAAAGATGGAAAGAGATTGTAAAGACCTAAAGGAAATCCGAGCTTTAGTGTCTAGCCTTAGACCGTTATTCTCAGTTGCCATCAAGAAGGATGCAGCTGCATTAGTCCGTAGAGCTTTTCGATTATTTGATGACGCACCTATGTATGATATAACAGCACGTACTAAAAAGGTAAAACCTCTTCCCCCAAATTACTATCAGAGATAGGGAAGTTGTCATCTAGTCGCATTTGCCACGGATTAATTAAAGCACAGTAGCCAGTTACCGAAGAACTGGTGAGGGGCATGTTGGTAACAGCATGCATTGGTTGGAGGGTGCTAGTAAGATTGCCAGGGTGGTATGGGTCCCTGAGCATAGTATGAAAGGAGTTGGTAAAAGTGCAAGGCCCGCCTAAGTTTGTCCTCGATGTATACAGACAGAGTTACACTAGGGAGAGGAGAAATGGTTGGCGGGGGTTTACTGGGGAAGCAACACAAGCAATGGAGATGGAAACTATCATGAAACAACACGTACAAACATCTGAAGCAACAGCAATCAACAGCAAGTACCCAGGTCGTCTGTCTTTTACTCACCTACCGAAAGGGGGTGGGAGCCTAACGTAGTTAGAAACACCCGTCGCGGGGTTTCTTAAATGACGGGGAGAGTTTGTTCTGTTTCCTGCTCGATTCGCAGTTCCCTTTATTATGTTACTAAATTTTAAATTGGAGGAATTAATCATGTCAAAAGAAATCAATTTACTAGGTTCAGAGTTTGTAAGCTTCACGGAGGAAAGACTAATGAAACGCATTACTATTCTTAATGATATCATTGCTGACCCTGATGCATTAGATGAAGAAATTGCTGGTGCTGCTATGAAGCGTAAAGAGGTTAAAGAACTATTGTCTGTATTCGCTATGGTAAAGCAGGTTGGTATGGACCCATCTGGTATGAGTGCATATGACGTTTTAGATATTGTTATCCAAGCTAGTACTGGTAAGACTGCTGACCAAGTGGCTAAGCAAACGAGTGGTGGTGCTTTAGCTCAGAGTCTTGGTGAAAGGACAGCTAAGGCAATTGATACCACTAAGAAGGTTACAAAGAAAGGTGCTGGCGGCCTTGGCTCTTGGTTAACTAAATGGGCCTATGGTGACATAAAGTAATGACAGGGGGAGCTTCGGCTCTCCTTTTTGTATGGCGTAGGAGGTGACCGTCATTGTTGTTGGGATAAATCTGTCTATCCCTGTCACTTAGTCATTGGTACGTCTGGCAGCCCAAAAAGGGGCGGGACGAAAGGAGAAAATAATCATGGCATTCACATTATCACAATTCAAATCAGCACTAGGAAATAACGGAGGTGCTGCTGTTGAAGCTACAACTCAATTCGCTAACAAGGCTTGGGATACTACTAAGTCTACTGCTGCAACTGTTGGCTCTACTGTTAAAGGAGTTATGCCTGCAACTAATAAGAAAGTTGATGGTATTGCTGCCAAGTTCAACACTCGTTTGAATAACGTTGAAATGCAACAACGTGTTGACGCAGTTAAGATTTCAATGATTGCTCAGGCTACTGGTGTGAATCTTCCAACTGATGAAGAAATCGTTGAGGCTATCCTTGAGGATGACCGTTTGGAAGCTCAGGCTAAGAAAGATGAAGAAGTGGCAAAGAAAGTAGCAGCTGTTGCTGATGTTGTTGTGAATCCTGAGGTAACTCAGATGTTGGGCATGTTAGCTCAGAAGTTATTCGGTACAAATCCATTTGGTGAAGTGGAAGAAGATGAAGAGGAAGAAATCATCGAGATTAAACAGCCTGAACCAAAGAAAGAAGAAAACGTGGTGAAGATGGAGACTAAGAAAGATGAAGGTGTTGCTGCTCCACTTAAAGGTGGTCGTCGTAAGTTAGGCCGCCAAGCACCACTAGCAGATTAATAGATAAATAATTGTCGTTGTCGGGAGAGTCAATGGTTGGTTTAACAGTGAGGACACAGATGGGTGAGAGGCCATCATAAAAAACTAACAATCAAAAGGGGATAATTTAAAATGACAAACACTACTATCGCAACTGTAATCGAAATGGTAATCAACGCTGGAGTTAAAACTGCTACTGAAATCGAAGCTTTCGTAACTGGTCTTGGACGTAATGTAACTGTTGCTATGCTTGACGAAGCTCTTGATTCATTAATGGTTGCTCACACTACTCGTATGACTAAAGCAGTTAAGATTAACCTTTTCGCTCGTGCTCTTGAAATGGATATTGACGATGAAGATTTCGCGGCTGATATGGAATCTCTTCGTGGTCCTGTTGCTGAAACTGTAGAAGTTGAAGGTGAAGTTGGTCAATTATCTGCTGCTAGTGAGACTCTAGTGGCAGAAACAAATCAAAAGGAGGAAGTTCAAACTATGACTGAACAAGAACAAGTAAACTACCGTAATCAAAAGGCAATCAACAACTCTAAGCACTTAGAGAAAGGTGCATTCAATGAGTTTAACGTATCTCATACTGGTGGATTGTCAAATGAGATTCAAGCTATGCTGGACAACGTGAACAATTCTAAGAATGAATACTTCCGTAGCATTGGTGACTTTGGTGTGCGTGTGGAAAACATCTGGTTCTATGCTGAGAAAGCAGAAGCAACTCGTGAAGAGATTCGTAGCCGTAAGTATGTTCGTCACAGTGAAGGTGTGAACAAGAATGGTGAGAAGTGGGAGCAAACAATTATCGGTGAAGTAACTGTGCGTATTCCTAAGGATTATATGCAAATCAAGTTCTTCAACCGTAAGTTGCCAAATCCAAACACTGGTCGCATGGGTATGGTTGAATGGTTAGACTTCAATGGCTATGATGCTGAAGGTAATCGTGTTGCTTATGATGCTGACTTCACTAAGCCACGTAACAACTCTATGAAACCAGCTGAAGGTAAAGGCTATATTGTACTACCAATCAAATTAGGTAAAGACGGTAAGCCAAGAGTTAACCTTCCAGTTGATGCTGATAAGAATGGTGGACGCCCATGGCCTGTATTCAAGACTGCTGATGTACGTTATATCAACAGCAAGAATGCACGTTTCAAAGATGAGTCTATGTATGTAGCTGATAACAACTCTTGGTTCAATGCTCAGGTAACTGCGTATATCCAAGTGTTCACTGGTGAGTTTGCTCAACAAGATGTGCGTAATATCCATGCCATCAATAAGCTTTGTACTACTTGTGCTCACAGTGTACGTTTGTTCCAACGTGATGAAGTAAACGGTGATTTGGATACTTCAAGAAAGTCTCGTTCTGTGTTGAATCCATTAAGCATCCTTGAATTGGCTCAAGTGGGTAGCAACCTGCCGTCCGTTGTTTGTGGTCTTTCTCAGAAGTTTGTGGATGTTGAAGCAACACTTGCATTAAACGAAGCTGAGCAATTCGAGAAAACAGACTATCGTGATGCAGAAGGAAGAATCCGTTATGTTGGTCACAATCAAATCCTAATGAAAGGTGAAGCAATCAACAAGTTTGAATTCCGTGCTGAAGGTACAAGAGGTGCGGCTGAAGATTGTGTTCACTACCATGGCAACACTCCTAAGTCTGAAGGTAAGGTAGCAGCTGAACGTGCATCATTACGTGAGCAAGGTAAGTCTGATTATGTTTCTCCATTCTACAAAGAGCTTCCACAAGTTGAGCGTCAATTCGTTCAAACATATGTTGAAGTAGAAGGTAAGAAACTATGGGTGCCTAAGTTCCCTGGTGAAGTTGAGAAGCCATTAGCTGTTCGTGTTAAATCTGCTGGATTAACTGTATACGGAGCACCACACGTATTCAAATACTCAGATAAAGGATTTGTTGCGCCAACTATGCCAGAAGATGTTCGTCACAATGATGTAATGAAGAAAATCAACCAAATCTTCTTTGCTGCATTCAACATGTGGAAACTTGATGAAGCTCAAGCAGAAGCAATCTTCGAATTAGCTGATAACAAGCCTGAAGGTTTAACTGATGCTGAGAACGATAAGTGGGACCTTGCTGTGTACTGGTTAGCTCAAGCCATCGTTCGTGCTCAAGAGCGTGAAGAGTCTAAGAAGATTCCAGCATTCGCACCATACTTCTTCGATACTACTAATGTGGTTCTTGAAGTAGAGCAAGAAGATGGGACTGTAATCGAAGCTCCAGCTCACTTAGAAGAAATCAAAGTGGAGTGGGTTATGGGTGAGACTATGGACCGTGAAGATGAAATCGGTTATGGTATGGGTTACAAAGATTTAATGCCAACTGAGTTCACTCGTTACTTGAATGACAAGGCTATGGACTATGTCTACCGTGTCATCGAAAGCGGTCAACGTTTCGTTCTTGTTGGTGATGACGCTAAAGATGTGGAGCTTGCTACTGGTGCATTACAGCATATGCTTCAAATCGAATTAACAAACAACTACTATGTGTTTGCTGATGGTTCTCGCCGCGATGCTTCTCTTGTAAGCAATGTGAAACGTGATGCTGACCCTAAAGCTGCACTAGAAGCCTTGAATGTTTGTGATGATGTGAAGTTCTACATCGCTGACCTTCTAGGACTATAAGCAATACCACAGGGGAGTCTTCGGGCTTCCCTTTATTTATTTAACCAAAAAACTATAACTAATAATAAGGATGGTAATTAATCATGACTAAATTTGTAAAATTCGTAGCAACTACTGAAGATGTTAAAGCTGGTGTTGATGTTCTTGTTGAAGACTTCCAAATGACTGTTAACAACTTTACTGCTGAGGGCAAGAACGGACTTGAAGAAGCTGTTGATATGTATGTGATGGAAGCTATCAACGGCGGAGAGAAGTCCATCGCTGTAGTATCTGATGATATCAATGTTGCTAATGCAATCGCTGCTGTACTAAACCAAGCATACACTAAGGAGATGGAATTAATGAAAACTACTAAAACTGCTGAAATCACTGTATCTGTTGAATCTACACCTGAAGAAAAGAAAGCTGCTACTATCGCTAAATCATCTGCTGCACAAAAGTTCTTGGCTAAACATGCAAACAAAGTTGAAAACACTAAGGAGGAAGTTGAAATGAAACAAGAAGAAAAGAAGGTTGCTGGTCGTCGTCGTTTAAATACTGGTGCTGCTACACAAGAAGAAAAGAAAGCTGAAGTAAAAGAAACTAAAACTACAACTAATGAAAAGGTGGAAACTGAAATGAATAAACCAAACCGTAAATCTACTAGCCGTGTACTAAAGAATACTAAGCCTGCTGCTGCTGAAGGTCGTCGTCGTCTAGGTCGCTCTGAATCAATCAAGAATGAATTCAAGAAGTTTGAAGGCCCTTGGTACTTGAATGCTGAACTATACCCTGTATTAAACCGATTAGAAGGAATCCTTGAAACATTGTCTGATGCTGAACTAGGTATTGAGCAAATCGTATTGGTTGACCCAAGTGAAGTGTCTCGTACTCGTAACAACCCAGACATCACTGTGGTAATCCAAATCAAAGCTAATGGTAACATCTTGGAGTTCCCAATCAAGAATGCATCTGCTAACTCTAGCTCTGACCTTGCATCTACTTCTATTGGATGGGTGGATACAAAGAACGGCCTTCGTCCTGCATTCGGTTTCTGGAGACCTAATGAAATCAATGTGAAAGCTACTTGTACTTGCGGTAAAGAATTCAAAGGCAACACTGGTAACCTATACTGCACAAGCTGCAAGAAGAAACATGCTGACGCTGAAGTATCTGTATCACACGCTTTGGATATGGAGTTTGATGGCAACTGGGTATTCCAAACTGTTCCTAACTTGGTTGTACCTCGTGAAACTCTTGCATTAATCATGGCTATTGCTCAGTATGATGCTGGTCTTGACATGTGGGGAGTTGTAGCAGAGTAATTGTCACCATGGGGGCTTCGGCCTCCTTTATTACTATATAGGGAGATGATTACTTGTATGGGCTGCTAGTTTTATACATTATCTATATACGCTGGAGAATATACCCGCCCGATACGCCGAGCGAAGCGAGGCCAAGCTTGACTGGTAGGAGGCGCGTTACAAGTTCAAGTGAATGGGGGGAAGCTGTCACGGAGTTTACGCATGGGAAGGGGACCCTTAAGATTCGAACTTGTTGCGCCGACGCACGCGGGGAGCGTTTAGCTATAGAGGCCCCGTTCTTTATCGGACCCTGCGGTAGCAGGTGCAAGCCCGATGGCGAGCGATGAGCGAGCCATATGCAAATAGGGTGTGGGAGT